CGTACCGCAAGCACAGAGCGATTAGAGAAAATTTATCAAGAGAAATTTGGAGGGACACCATGTATGCAGTAAAACAGGACGGTATATTTGCCGGGTATGCAGACAGTATTATGCCCATTCGACTACACGGCAACGGCTGTTATATACCGTGTAAGGAAGCCGAGGCCGAGGGCTTTTGTGCGAAGATGGCTGTGACTATTACGGATAAAGAAGGGGCTGAGCATCAGGTACTTTCTGACATGGTGTTTCATCTCGCTGGTTACATACTGAAAGGCACAGAGCCGGAGGGCAGCTATGAGGAAATGGGCGCGGCGCTACCACTCACAGATGCAGAAACAGCAGCGAAAATTTTACTTGGGGAGACAGATTGATGAGGTACATAGAAAGAGCCAGAGCATTGCGTCCGTATATTGAAAAAGCGTCGATCAGCTTACCTGATGAGGATGCGCTGCAAGCAGTAGAGCTATTCCCACAGTGGGTAGTAGGACATGCTTATGCAGTAGATGAACGACTGCAATATCATGGCGTATTATATCGCGTGGTTCAGGCGCATACTGCACAAGCGGATTGGACACCTGATATGACACCTGCACTATTTGTGGTCGTCTCGTTGGATGAATGGCCAGAATTTGTGCAACCTACTGGTGCACATGATGCTTACAAAAAGGGCGACAAAGTGACGTTCAATGGAAAGCATTACATTAGTTTGATTGACGCGAATGTATATTCACCATCGGCATATCCGGCTGGTTGGCAGGAACAGGTATAATGTCAAGAATAAAAAGGATGGAAACGATATATGAGCTTTTAACAGCAGATGGCGGGCTGCTTATGCGTGACGGAAAACTGCCGTAAACGGCTAAAGGAGCAATAGCATGGAAAAAACGTGCGAATATGCCTACCGCAAGAACGGCGATGTCAGCCTGCATTGCCGGTATCTGACGGAGAAGAAGGCTCGACACGACTGGTGCGCCCATCAGTATCTGTGTGGCAGAACAAAAAAGTGGGAAGTTTCTGCCGAATCTTCCCACTGTAAAATCAAAACCTAGCGTACACTCACTGAAACCATACGATCTGGAAGGAGTTGTGAAAAGTATGGACAGAATTCAAATCACAAAGGAAAATCTCATGCAGATGCCGGACTATGTGCCGCTGCGCGAGAAAATGCAGTTCGTTAAGGAAGCGGCAGACTTGTGCTTTGACCGCATAGAACTGAAAATCGATAAGGGGCTGGACAGCGTTCCCATGCCTCCCATGTACAAGGAAAACACGGCGATCAAGAGCCGCGTCCTTATGGCGGCATATGCAAAGCTCTATTTTGGTGAACCATATGAGTTCGAGAAGAATCAGTGGCTTATGACAGAACCAGAATATGACCGATTCGCATCAAGCCATATTATGAACCAAATGGAACGTCTGAAACGCTGCGACGGCGAAGTCAGGGACAAGGCGTTTGACGCGATTTCGGATATGCGTGACCTTGAAAAGCGTCTGAACACCGAAATCTACGGACTGACGCAGGTCATGAATGAACCAGTCACGCGCATCATCATGGCATTGCAGCAGCAGACCACACCAGAGGCGGTCAGCGGCGCACTGAACGAGCTAAAAGACGCACAGAAGGCATTCGCCGACTACATGGAAACGAGGCAGAAACAGCAGGAGGAAGCCTGATATGGCGGTATCGGTAAACGCAGACTCTTACCCTTATGAGAGAGTTCAATCCGGATACACCCGGCTGCGTGGAACAGAGGAAATCCCAATTAAGATACTGAAATATCTGATGGACTTGCCTTTGCCCGGTTATATGCCAAAGGATGACAACGACCACGCCCGTGTCCGGCTGATGAAATATCTCTGGTACGATGGTGCGAATCCGCTTGCAAACCCGCTTCCAACTCCGCAAGAAAAGCTGTCCATGCTTTTTGACGGGGATAATCCAGTTCTGAACGCAGCGGAAGACAAGAAACGGCACCCGAAGGGATACCGCATATACCCACAAAGAGTTTGGGGGCAGAGCGATACAGAAGCGGACACGATACTGAAACTCTATATGGGAAGAACCATTGCAAAAGACAATTTCCATACGGTTCTCGGTTTGCAGTTTGAAATCCTTGTAAACGTCAACATGGAGAACACCACGCGGACAGACGCATATTCCAGAGCCTACAGTATCGAGCAGTGCATCATCGAAGCACTTCACGGAGTGAACATCACCGGAATCGGTGTCATTGACTTCGACCGGTACGCACACACCGACAATGGAAGCAAGAGTATATTCGACTACGGAAATCATATTGGCCGCATGCCGCACATGAGCGTGGAGTGGTGTGACTCCGAAATGGATATACCTGAATAGAAAAATATTTGACCTGCGCCGAAAGAGCGGCGCGGAAGAGCCGAAGAGGGCTACCGACACATTAGATTGTGCCGGTAGCCCTCTTTTTTGCTTAACACGGCAATCAGAAAGGCGAGGAAATAAAAAATGCAAGACCTTTCTCTTGAAATGGCAAAAGCTGTTCGGCGGTTTGAACCTATCGAAACCGAAGGCTTGACCCTATATCCAATCCAAGTCAAGGACATTGATGAATTCACAACAGCACGACCCGCAATCGAGTTTATGCAGCAGAGTCTCCCTGTGACGATGCTTTCAAAGCCTCTTTTGCAGTCGTACTACACATTGGAACTTGACGCGGCAAAAACCGGACAGCCCGGAAGCGGGCTTTTCTACAAGTGCATTCTATTTCTTTTACTCGCAATGCGAGTAGGAAACGGCCTATCAGCCGAAAAACGGATAGAACTTGTAGACCTTGAGTTGCAAGCAAATGACCCAACACGGCTGAAAAGTGTGCTTATTTTTGTGAATGGGGAAGTGAAAAGGATTACCCCCATGCAATTCCAACGTCTGCGACCAATTTTAGCGGCTCAGAACGGCATTGACCTTGTTTCAGAGAACGCTAACCCTGAGTTGGTTCAGGCAGAACGCGACCTTGCAGAAATGAACGCACCGAAACTGCAATACCGCGTAGAGACGCTGAAAGCAACAATCGCTACTTTTTCGGGGGCCGACGAAGCGGACATGGAAGAATGGCCGATTTTGAAGCTTCTGCTGCGGCGAGATGCGGTTCAACGACTCGTTGGGTACATTACCTGTAGCTTCGCAGAGGCGCAGGGAGGGAAATGGAAGCATGGAAACCCATACCCAAGCCCTCTGTATGACCGCGAGATCGACTATTGCGGCGGACTCATTGATATGTCAACGTTCGCCGGCGGCGCTGGTATGCGGGCTGTCCAAAATGCAGGAAACCAGACCACATAACACACACAAACATCTTTTTGAAACACACACAAAGGAGTGACAAAAGAATGATTCGATTTACTGACTCCCGCCTTTATGCAAAGGGCATCGGCGAAGCGATCTGCACCGACAAGACGACCGGTCAGATTCTCTACTTCTCCAACAAGTTCCAGACTGGCAATGTCACGCCGAGCGTCACCATTGGTGAAATCCGCGCCGGTCTCGGCAACGCTATTGCTACCACGCTCCCGTCTGACGCTTCCGTTAACGTCGAGTTCACGGCAGCCGACTTCAACCTGTGGGCGAAGGCCGCGCAGATGGGCGCAATGCTCCGCCACAACGCGCCAGTCATGGTTTGCCAGACCGTTACTGCGAACGGAACGGCGCTTTCCATCGACATCACCGAGGGCACGCCTGTCGCACAGAAGGGCTTCTCCAAGATCTTCTGCTATGTACAAGAGGTCAATGCTGCTTCTCCGATTGCGACCGGCGGCGTTTCTTACGACCTGAACCCGACTACCGGTGCAGTCACTGGATTTACCGCGACGTCCGGCAAGACTTACAAGGTCTTCTACTTCGTCAACAAGGCCACTGCACAGATCGCAACCATCACCACGGCAATGGACCCGAAGGTCGTTCATTTCATCGCAACCGTTGCGGTCTTCTCCACTGCTTCCGGTTCCGCACAGAACGAGGGCACTCGCGTCGGCACGCTCTACATCATCATTCCGTCTCTGAAGTTTGGTGCGAACGGCGGTGTTACCGGCGACCAGACCAGCAACGATACCACGTCCCTGTCTGGTCAGGCAATCGCGTATGACCCCGACGTTATCACCGATGGCTGCGACGAATGCACGGGTGCAGGCAGCGACCTTGCGTACTACATCTACCAGCCGTGCGGCTCCGGTGTTGAGGAAATCGAGGGTATCGTTGCCAGCATCGGCGGCATTTCCCTCAAGGCGTCCAGCACCTATCAGATGCAGCCGCGCATTGCCATGAAGAACGGCGAACTGGTCAAGGGCGATGCTGCGACGTTCACCTATACCGCGACCGGTGCTCCGTCCGGTACTACTGTCGGCGAGAAGACCGGCCTGATTACCGCAGGCACGACCGCTGGCGATTTCACCATTGAAGTCAGCTATGCGGCAGGTGAAACCACATTCAAGGACACCTGCGAAGTTGAAGTTACTTCGACCTAAAAAACTGCGTCCCGGAGGGGAGAAATCCTCTCCGGGAAATGCGCGAGTCCATCATTTAGAACATGGCGGATTGGCGCATTTTTCACATTCAGGAGGCAGATATGTCGATTGAAAGTTTTGTGAACAGGTTCAACACGGCACTCGATGAGTCCATCCGCAAGGCGATGGAAGGGCCTGTAACGGATAGCGTAAAGGCCGCAATCGTCGGGGCTGTGCAGACGGAAGTCTATGACGCTTATGAGCGAGGCGACTACATGCCGTATGTGCGTCGTGACGAAGTTGGAAAACCGGGCGGTCTCCAAGATTGGAGCGTTATGGAGTCGAAATACGACCCATCGACTATGACGTTGGAGGTTCAGGACAAGAGCCGGGATGATGATACTGGGCGATTGATCGCGCCGGTCGTGGAAAGTGGCAAGGGATATCAATGGAGGAAGTCGAAGATCTACAAATCAAAGCAGGCGCGTCCTTTCCATGAAGAAGCCCAACGAATTGTGATGCGTGAAAACTTAATGTCTGACGCGCTCCGATATCAGCTTAAAGAAGATGGATTTGACCCGAAGTAACAGGAGGAAGATACAATGGCAGATTTTGAAAAGGTTCAACTTCAAGTAGAAGTCGTTCGGACGCAGCTTGATTCGCTGATTAAGGACGTAAATAACTTGAAGGCTCAGAAACTGAATTTCACCGTTGATTCCTCTGGCTTGGACGCAATTAACCGTTTTAATAGCTCCGTGCAGGCCATCACGCAAAATGTTGATGGGCTGAGTGGAAAATTCACGCGTATATGGGCAGGCGCGGCGGACGGAGCACCGACCCGAACGATTGAAACCGTCAACGAGGGACTAGGCCGGACTACTGAGATTATTCGGACTCTGGACGAAGAAACGCAGCAGTACACGACGGTTCAGACGAAAGCTACCACCAACTACGACGAAATGGCGAAAGCGGCAAAAAAGGCCGCTGAAAAGGCAGAAAAGGCCGCGAAGGAACAGGCAAAAGAAACCGAGAACGCTGCATCCAAGGTCGATACACTCCGCAAAGGCTTCGCCGACCTCGGCTTGCAGATGAAATCCGCAGCAGAGAAATATCCAACCGGTACATTCTCTGAAATAGAAGCCGATGCAAAACAGGCGAGTGCTGCACTCGAAAATCTGTATAGCAGCTGGAAAAGCGGTGCTATCAGCGATAAGGAATTTGTCGCTGGCGTAAAGGACGCTTCTGGCTCGCTGAAAAACCTTCGTGCAAACTACGCGCAGACCCGCAACGAGACGGATAAGCTCACAAACTCCACCAATGTTCTTGGTGACACGTTCAGCCACATTGTCGGTAAAATCACCGTCTGGCAGGTCGTAAATGCGGCTGTTGCAAAGGTAAAGCGGTCGTTTACTGAAGCTATCGATACGATGAAACAGGTCGATACCGAAATGACGGCTATCCAGAAGGTCACGGGAAACACTGCCGCCGAGATGGAGAAGCTGGGCGACACGGCATACGAAGCTGCATCCAAGTACGGCGTTGCGGTCACAGACTATCTGGAATCCGTCGGAACGTTTGCCAAAGCCGGCTATAAGGATATGTCGGAAGACATGGCCGAGCTTGCGACGAAGACGCAGCTTGTCGGCGATGTGACTTCCAGTATTGCGAACCAATTCATCCTTTCCGCTGATGCTGCTTTCAAATTTGAAGGCAATGTTACTGCACTCAATACCGTTCTCGACAAGGCTAATGAGATCGAAAACAACTATGCCACTTCTATTCAGAAGATGGCAGAAGGTTTCCCGATTGTTGCGAACGTTGCATCGATGGCGAATATGTCCATTGATGAACTGATGGCGGCACTCGGTACAATTACTGCGGTCACGCAGGAATCCGGTACGAAGGCAGCTACCGCTCTCCGCGCACTGATTCTGAATATCATCGGAGATACCGAAACGGAAATCGAAGACGGCGTTGCGTGGACGAAGGAAGAAATCGAAAGTCTAAACGACGCACTCTGGATTTACGCAGAAGACGCGATGAAAGCCGCGCAGGCATCTGGCAAAATCGTTGACCCAATGAAAGCCATTGCGGCTCTTTCTCAAGCATATAAGGACGGCCTTCTTTCCCAAGCAGAATTGGCTGAATTGGAATCCAAACTTGGCGGCAAACTCCGTACAAACCAGCTTGACGCGCTCATCAAGAACTATGATATGTACGCCGCAATGCTGGACAAGGTAGCGAACTCCGCCGGCAGTGCCGACAAGGAAGTCGACATTATGCTGACGAGCTGGGATGCCAAGGCAAAAATCCTCAATAACACATGGACGAAGTTCATCGCCGATACTGTTGATACGAAATGGGCAAAGGGGCTGCTTGACATGCTCACTTGGCTCATTGAAGGATTCGGGAATCTCGGAAACGCAATTCTTATTGTTGCCGGTATCTTGGCAACGATAAAGATGCCGTCAATCATCTCAACGTTCTCAAAGTTTGGAGCAGGAATTTCAGCTCTGGCTCAAAAATTCGTACTGCTTACTACCAACACGACGGCCTATAAACTAGTTACTGATGCCACTGTTACATCTGTAAGTGCGATGCAGGCAGCAATGGGCGCTCTGACAGCGGTTATTGCAATCGTCACTGTGGCCTATAACAAAATCAAAGCTGCACAGGAAGAAACACGACAGGCAGCTATCGACGCAGGCGAAGCCTCAACGACAGAAGCAAAAGAAATCGTATCTTTATATCAGAATTATGAAGACCTCCGAAAAGCGGTTGAAGATGGAACGGGTTCAAAGACCGAGTTCATCGATGCATCTGATAGACTGATTGACAAACTCGGAATCGAAAAGAGCAGCGTATATGATCTCAAAAAAGAACTTGGAGGGTTAAGCGGCGCGTACAAGGAAGCTACGGCGGCAAAAATCGAGAGCGCGCTGTATGACGCGAAATCCGCAACAGCTGCAGCCGAAAAAGGTCTTAGAACTGCAGCCGAAAAAGCATGGGGTTCAATGTTTGCAGATGCTGCGAACTTAAAAGACCCATCCTCTATTCTTGCTGACTACCAAGGCTGGATTGATGAGCGAAATAAGATGATTGACGAGGGGGATACATCATCTATCGCGTACAAGGAAGCCGAAAGAGTAATTTCAGCATATAAGCAAGCCGTTGAAGAATACAACAAAGCTGTTGAAGATCAAACTTACTTGGAAGGTGCGCACAAGGCCGCACTAGACGGAACGCTTGACAGTTACCTGAAATCCGAAGAAGCTGTCAATGATTACGAAGACGCGCTAGACAGTGCATCGGAAAGCGAAAAAACAGCCGTAGAAACGCTCCAAGAGTACGCAAAGACGCTGAAACAGCAGGAAAGCGACCTGACGACTGCGTCTCAGGCTCTCGCCGAGTATCAGCAAAATGGCCGAGTCTCTGCATCTACAATGAAGTCGCTGATTTCCATGAGCGATCAATACGTAAATGCGCTGACAGACGAAAACGGCAAACTCGATGTATCAGAGAAAAAACTGCGTGACCTCGTAGAAACAATTTTAGACGATGTTGACGCAACGAATGACCTCATCGGTGTCACAAAGAAGTCCAGTGGAGCAATGGGGAGTTTCGTCACCGGTCTGAAAAATGCAGCGAAGCAGTCCGGCGTAACAGACAATGCTATAGATGGTGTTGTTGCACAGATGATTATCTTCAACAACACTGCGCTGTCTGTTTCAGACAAAATCGCCGCCCTTCAAACCCTTGCATTGCAAGCAGGGGTTACGCAATCTGCGATTGCCGGCATTAGCCTGAACAACATCGGCCGAGACGCGGGACTGACTGCGGAAGAAGCCCAGAAAAAATACGGTATGTCTGCGGCAGAAGCGCAGCGATACGTTAAGAGTCAGGCGGAAAAAGCCAAAAACAATGATCAAGCACTGATTGACTATTGGAATTCTCTCGCCTCGAAAATCCCGGAAACAAAGACTTCTTCCGGTGGTGGCAGCAGCTCCTCCGATGCAAACCTTGAAGCGCACAAGCAGAAGGTCGAGTTGCTGAAATCCGAACTGACTTTGCTGGAAAAGCAGAATGCCAGCGAGGATTCGCAGAAGGATAAGATTCGGCAGATCCAGCAGGCACTTCATGCGCAGGCACAGTATCTGCGTTCCATCGGCGGCAGCCAAGCAGACATCAACGCGCTTTCTGCCGAATGGTGGGAGTGGCAGGAGAAAATAAACGGGACACTCAAGAACACAGACGATCTTCTGAATGAACTGCAAGGCGTTATGTCGGATAAGCTTTCCGATCTTTCAGATCAACGGCAGAACGAACTCGATGCCATTGACGCGCAGATCGATGCGCTCAAGCAGCAGAAGGAAACGCGTGATGAACAGCTTGATCTCGAAGAAAAAATCCTTGCTGTCCAACAGGCGCAGGCCAAGCTTGCAGATGCGCAGAATGAACGTACCGTTCGGCAGTATAATGCCCGCACCGGTCAATGGGAGTGGGTGGCTGATCAGAAGGAGGTTGACAGCGCACAGGAAGCCTTGGACGAGGCCAAGAAAGACCTTGAGGACTTCAAGGCGAACATGGCTTATGAGGCCGCACTGGCCGAACTGGAAGCGCAGAAGAAAACGATCAACGAGCGGTATGACGATCTGGAAACGGCCTACAAAGATTTTTTGAAATCCATCAAGGAGAAGACACGCGGCATTGGCGAGATCTTGCAGGATATCTGGAAAAATGCCACGCCAGAGCTTCGTCAAATCATTCAGGAAAACGCAGAGCTTTTCAAACAGTTCGGATTCGACGTGTCGCAGCTTTCCGCTGCCGTAAACGAAACTGCCAAGAAAATGTACGGTATCTCCAAGAGTGGTGATAAGTACGAAATCGGCAGCGATAAGGGCTTGGATTTCATCAACAATAAGCCTGCCGGTTCTACAATGACAGGCGGCGATGGCTCCAAGTGGACAAAGAACGCAGATGGGACAGTCACAATCGTTGATAAGGACGGCATTTCTTACACTGTATATCCAGACGGAAGCTCTGGCAATTCCGGCAGCAGCTCATCCAGCGGTCAAAAGTACAGCGGAACCGTTTGGGCAATCCGGAATGATGGAAACGGCGATAACTACAAAATATCCAGTTCCAACGGTCTGAACTTCCTGAATAACGAACCTGCCGGCGCAACGATGCGAGGCGGTGACGGTTCGTACTGGGTCAAGAATGCAGACGGAACGACGTCCATTACCGACAAGTACGGCATCGGTTATACGGTATACGACAGGGGCGGTATCCTGCACGGTATGGGCGGAATCAAGGCTACTATGCAGGACGAAGGAATCACGCCGCCGGATGTGACAACTATGCTGAAAAAACGTGTACTGACGCCTGTTGAGGACAGAAACTTCAGTCAGAACATGGATAGTATCAGATGGATGATGTCAAGCAATGGCGTTGACGCAAATGCCGTTCACAACGCTTCGTATGATAACCACAGCATTGGAACCCAGAACAATGGCAACGTGTATAAATTCAACGGCATTACAATCAACGAACCACAGGCAAGCGGAATGACGTTGAAACAATTTGCAGACATCGCACACAATCTTGGAAACTTCTCCTAACACGAACAAACGGAGGAATCAAAATGTTATATCAGCCGACAAATATTTCTCCCAGCATGGCTGGGGCACTTGGCAATGGTGTAATCGATGCAAACAACAGTCTTACGGTGAGTTGGCAGGTCAATGGGAATTCGCCTATGACCGCATTCCAAATCACCATTTATGCGAACAACGCAATATCTACGCAGCTGTTTTCTACCGGAAAACTGACGTATGGATGCCCGTTCTATGGAGTAGATTATGCCGGAAATGTGCAGATGTTCAACTACACCATCTATCATGAGCAACTTTCGCTTGCGAAGATTGAAAACGGACGCGACTACAAAATCGTCATTCAGCAATGGTGGAACGAAAACGATTCCGTAACGCAATCCAGCGCAAGTGTGTTTCGTGCAAGGAGTAACCCAACACTTGCCATCGGCACGATACCGGCACCGTTGAAGTCACGCTCATTTACTTTTACTGCATCTTATATTCAAGAGCAGGGTGATGCACTCAACTGGTGTAGATGGAAGATTTCGTCCAGTGACGGAAAAGAAGAAATCATTCTCGAAGACACAGGAAGAATTTATGGTACTGCTGAACTCACGTTCCCATACGATGGTTTTTTGAATGGACGCACATATCTGATAGAGTGCCTTGTTCAAACAGAAAACGGGGTTGAAACATCCAGCTTTGCCTACGTTTCTGTTCAATATACGGTCAATCCAATCCAAGCAAACCTGACCGTTTGCCAATCGACGCGTGGGAATGGAATCACTGTAAAGCTTCCGGAAATCAAGTATGTTCCGGGAATCGCAAATACGGGTGTCAAGATTTCTGACAGCTACCTTACGATACCGTCTGATGAAAACTCGAACGTAGAGTGGTCTGTTGAAGATGGTACGCCACTTTCGATAAAGCAGCCGTTCGACATCTGCTGGTGTGGGAAAGGATTGCCAGAAGGAAATGTCCTTTCTCTCAAGTGCAAAGCGTCGGTCAATGGATTCAGCCCGATAAAAGTTACTGACAGCCCAAGCGGCTATCCTTTTGGAACATATGGTGCAGCATGTGTCTTTACTGGTGAATCGACGCAGGCCTATGTAATTGTCTTGCGAGATGGCCGTAAATGGTACAGCAACAATTTGCAAACATGGTTTTACTCCGGAAATGTTCTAAGCGGAACGAACTCCGATTGGTGTGGACTTGCATACGGAGATTCCAAATATGCTGCTGTATCAAGGGGCAATAAGAAAATAGCCTATACAAACAGCGAAAACGTATGGTTTATATCAACAGCATCTGTTGGACTTTCCGCAGTTTGCTTCGGTAATCATCTATTTGTTGCGGCAGGTGAGGGCACCGTTTATACACGAAACACATCTGATGGAACTGATTGGGTACAATCAACCGCTCCATTTAGCGGTACTCCAACTGCGATTGCGTTTGGAGAAGTTGATGGAACGCCTAAATATGTAGTCGGGACTGAAACAGGCAATTTATACGCTTCGTCTGACGGAAAGACATGGACTCTTTCAACGTCAGGGCATGGTTCACTCAGTTCTATTACATTCTTCAATGGGAAGTTTTACGCGGCACGATTGGATGATAACAGTATACTTTCCAGCTCAGATGGGACTCAGTGGAATATACTTTCGTATATATCCGAGTTTGAAAATGGAACTAGGTCTATCTGTGGCGACCCAATCGGACACTTGTATGCAACAGGAAATGGAACCGGAAACTACGCGTACAGTTCTGATTACGGAAAAACGTGGAGTGTTTTCCCGTTGGGTACGTCATTAAACAACGCATTCTTATTTGAAGGATCAAACTGTGTTTTTCTTGTTGGAGAAGGGGAGAATTCTGGAGCAACGGCCGTCTACGCTGGTAGGAATGAACTTGTAACACAAGAGGCGGTGCTCACGACCAACGTAACATCAAACGTGGAATTCAATGCGCTTGCAAACATCATGCCAAGCAAGTCAAATTGGAGAGATGTATGTTACGGGGATGGAAAATACGTCGCGGTCGCAACAGACAGCAATATGGCAGCTTACTCTATAACGGGAGAAAACTGGGCAGCTTCCGCAATCCATGAAAGTGTAACGCGCTGGTATAGCGTTTGTTACGGAAATGGCATTTTCTTAGCAACCGGTCAGGACTACTTTGCAACGTCTACAGATGCAATAAACTGGACTACCACATCTTCCACAGGGAATACCTTTCAATGTGTGCGGTTCTTGAACGGCAAGTTCTACGCAGTCGGCATGGGTATATACCGGTCTTCCGATGGTGCTACATGGGAAAAATGCAACGTTCCATCTGGTGATGTATACATGATTACGTCGATCACATACGGAAACGGAATGTATGTTTGCGTAAAGCCCAACTATGCTGTGTACTCCTACGATGGATTAAATTGGAGCTATACGCCCATGCCTCAAGGTTCGTGGCGCAGTGTAGCGTTTGGAAACGGAGTTTTTATCGCATCAGGACTATTCTCTTACAGTGTTTATAGTTCCGATGGTAAAACGTGGTCAACCGCAAGTATTCCTTCCGGGCGGACAGAGGGACTTGGAACGTGCTTCGGTGATGGTAGATTTATTGCTACTACGGCCGCAGGTGTTGTCAAATCGGTGGATGGACACACATGGGATGTCATCGTGGATTCTACCACATGGGAATATAGTGCGTGCTGCTTTGGAGGAGGGAAATTCCTCGCCATCGGCAATACGTCTGATGTCATGCTTTCCGGATCTGTAACAGCTACGGTGGATATCCTTACGAATGGTGGAAGTCAGAACATTGCGTCAATTCCGTATATGCAGCAATGGGCCTTCATCATTGACGGAGAGCAAAATGTTATTGGCCTTTCATGGACAACCGACGGCAAAACAACGGCTAATGCGTCATCCGTGAATATCGCTCCAATCGCAGAAGTAACGTCGATCACCGCTGGTGGAGCCGTGAACATTGACTATATTTTCGCGAGCAATGGACACATGAGCGAAGAAACAAAGCGTAAGTTTGAAAATTGGTCAAACCCATATCATCCCTATGACATTCCAAGGCAATTCTATGCCGATTTCACATCTGATTTGAACGGTGACACATTTGGGCAAAGCTACTTTACGCAGCTTTCTGTATACCGAAATCAAACCGATGCATCCATTACAGAGCATATCTTTAACTCAAGTGCGACGGATGTTCATTCGTTTATTGATGCAAGCGCAAGGAATGGAGTTCAATATCGGTACACGGCTTTCGGACTCTCAGATTTTGACCAGTCTTCTGCAATTACGAGCGACGTTACGCAGATATGCGTGTGGAACTGGGCAATTCTATCCTGTACGGAAGATTCAGATGGAGTCTATCACCCACAAAAAATATTTGCGTTCGGAAAGAACTTGTTCAGCGGGGATATCAGTAACAACAATGCACCGCAGATTTTACAGAACTTCACAAGATACCCAACTGTTCAACCATCCCCGTTCAACTACAAAACTGGAACGTTGAGCAGCTTGATTGGTACGATTTCTAATGGCGTATATTCCGACACTGTTTCGGAAAGAAACGAAATCATGGACTTGTCTATCACGCAGAATACGCTATTTCTGAAAAGCAGAAAAGGCGATTTGATGAAGATCAGAATCAGCGGAGCAATCGAGTCCGGAACGATGGATAATTCTGCGGCGCAGGCGCAAACCGTTAAAATCCCGTGGGTAGAAATTGGGGACGCGTCTGAAGCAAGAATCATCATCACGGAAAGCGATGGAGCTTGGCCTAACTAATAGGGGAGGTGAGTTCACCTATGGCGATAAACATTATAGCTCTTGAAGCGCAGTCTGTAACAGTCAATGTCACTGGCGGGATGCCAGATGCAAATGAATACCTTTACGAACTCAGGTTTGGCGGTGTTAACATTTCCACTTTAACCTCGACTGATGTATACAATAACTTTGAGGTTACATTCAATGGCCTTGAGCTTGGAGGCAAAGCGTATCAGGTCTATGCGACTGACGTTTTAAACTCCACCTATTTTGGGCCGCTTTCTATTAATTCTGGTTACGAAATCACGATAGACGCAAACGGCGGGTCTGGCTATCTTTATGATACGGCTGCTTATGACAGTTTTTACACACTTCCGTCGGGCGGCTTTGAGAAGTATTCCAGCAAACTCCTTGGCTATAGCACTAACCCGGATTCCACGTCAGCGCAGTTTAACGTTGGAATGGGTATTCGGATGTACCAAAACTGGAACCTGTATTGTGTGTGGCAAGAAACCACCTATACACTTAGCTACTACAGGACAAGCACTGGGTCAACACTGTGGCTAAGAGAAAAATTCCCCTATGACGTGAACGGGCCTTATATTACCGTTACGACACAAACCCCAGGGTTGACAGGCTACCGATTCGTGAATTGGGAAATCTTTCAGGAAAGCGGTACTTCACTTGGATATGTAGAGCCGGGCGGTACAATTCAAGTTGGCAATGCGGATGTCAGAGCTATAGCCCAGTGGGAACCACTACAGCGGCATACTGTCACATATAACGCTAATGGCGGATATCCTACGCCGGCTACACAAACTGCATATGATTACGAAGAAGTAACCTTGAGCGAGTTGGTTCCAACGCGTGATGGTTATACAGCGTTCGTATGGTTTACAGTTGACCCCATCACAGGCAACGTAATGGGATATGCTCCTGGAAGCCCATTTAACGTTCAAACTTCAGATTGGACAATGTATGCAGAGTGGTATAAGTATGCGATTGTCATCTACGCTGGCGATAATGTTGCGTCTGTGCGAACGGAGGTTCTCGGATTACCGTATATTTTATATGACGGAACAACTCAGCTGAGTTCAACAATAACTTGCGAACTGGCGGTCGAATCCGGATACACAATCGAATTTGATGGATGGTATGACAGCATTGGGCAAAAGGTATCGAGTGCCCAAACTTTCACACTCTCAGACCTCACAGCCCCCATAACGCTTACGGCGAAGGCCACAAAACGTGCCGGAACAACGTTCACCATATCATATCTGCATGGAGCCAACGGAACCGGAGAAAACCAAATCCAACAAAAAACTGCCGGTACAGCGGTTACACTAAAAGGTGCAATCTTTACGCGGGAAGGATACACACAAACCGGTTGGTCTACTTTGGACGGCGGAGCAAAATCATACGCGCTTGGCGGCCAGTACACACAAGATGCCGATATCACGCTATACCCGTTCTGGAAAGAAAATACGATAGACCCGTCGGAAACGTATCCCATAACGTATTCTCCCGGAAACGATGGAACCGGTTCAGTGCTAACAGCAACAAAAGTGAAAGGCGTTCCTCTTTCTCTGGAAGGAGCACTTTTCACAAAAGTTGGATACGCGCAATCTGCATGGGCCACTTCTGCAGGCGGGGTAGCTGTATATGCTCTCGGTGGATTGTATACGGAGGATGCAGCAGTTACGCTATACCCAACATGGGGTCCACAGCAGTTCATTCAACCGGGTTCAATGATGGAATCTTCATGGCGCATGAATGACTACATGAGCCAACTCCGCACATCATTTACAAAACTGTGCAGACTTCGTTTCCTGCAACCGGACGGAAGCACGGCGTTTGCAATCGATAATAATCCAAAAAACAAACGAAGTGGAACGTTTATCCAAGGCGGAACCATCACATGTAATTTGCAGAATGGACAACGCAGAACGGCAAACGTTACGCTCTCCAACGTTGACGCTGAATATGATTACAACGTCAATAACATCTGGTTCGGGCAGCAAATCGCCATTGACGAAGGACTTGTGCTTTCCAGCGGATATGAGTATTACATCCAGCAGGGGGTGTTTTATATTGCGGAGCCGCAGGAAACGCTCAACCCAAATATCCGGACGGTTTCTCTTCCGCTGGTTGATAAATGGGCATACCTTGATGGAAGCTTGTTTGGAAGGCTTGAATCGACATACGAGGTTCCAGTTGGGACAAATATCTTTAAGCCGATAGAAGCCATCTTGCGGTTTGATAGGGGAAACGGATATCTGGTTGACCACGTTCCGCCCGTATTTACCAGCTATTACAAAGGGAAAACGCAAGCATTGCCGGACGGGACGACAGCAAACTTGACGGATTCCCCCTATACGCTCCGGGTAGACAGTGACGATGGTACGTTCGCTGACGTATGCCTTGGGCTTTCAGAAATGGTGAACGCTTGGATTGGTTATGACCAAACGGGAGCACTCCGCATTGACCCATCGCAAGATGATATTGTGGATGCAAACAAGCCTGTTTTGTGGAGGTTTTCACAAGATGAAGCACAACTTCTTGGAACAACATACACGATAAAAAACACCGAAGTGTTCAACGACTATATTGTTCTCGGAGAAAAGCAAGATGACAATCCGCAAGCTGCCGGCCGTGCGCAGAATCTCGACCCAGCGAGTGATACAAACGTTAATATCATAGGCAGAAAGACGTACAGAGAAACCGCTTCCGGGTATTACACAACAACGCAGTGCCGTGACTTGGCAGAGTGGAAACTGAAACGTGCGACAGTTTTACAAAAGGCAGTATCAATTTCTTGCATACAGATGATGCACATCTCGGAGAATAACCTTGTTGAAATCGTCCGGACAGACAAACCCGGTTCTCCGGTCGAACGACATCTGATTCAAGGCTACACTCGGCCACTTGCAACCAATGGAACAATGACCATTAACGCAGTATCGGTTGTAGATTTCCCAAACGCGACGATTACAAGTTGGCCGGAATGAGAAGGGAGGTGCATACAGATGGGGGAGAAAAAATATTCACAGCTCGTGCTTAGACTCAAAACAGGAGAAACATTCTATGTAATTGGGGAAACAAAACGGTATTGGCTTTGCAAAGGAACGCAGTTCAAGAAGACAAGCCGACAAATTGATAGCGTCAAAAGACGCTCGACAAGAAAGGACATAGACGATGATTAACAGATGGTTGATTCGCAGAATGCTCGATGCCAACAGCAGCGAAACAAAAACGTGCAAATCCTCCATTGAATCCACATACGGAATCAGCGCCTGCATCCACTTCTTCTGCGGCAAGTGGATTCCACCCCCCATTGCAAAATAAAACAGAATCATTTCCTGCACCGAAAGAGCGGTGCGGAAGAGCCAAAGAGGGCTGTGAGCGAAGCGAAAGAGGGCTGCGTTCACTGCTCTCTTTCTCTTTGCCTATACAGACAAAACGATTGGAGAAAAACAATGGATATTTTCAAAGACATCGTGACCGTCTTCGGTGGTATTACTACGATTGGCACTGTACTGGTGATTCTTGTCCGGCCAATCCGAGAGTGGGCCATGGGAGATAGCGCAGTCAAAGCTGGGATGAAGTGTCAGCTTCGAGCGGATATGCTGCACACTTATTATAAGAACAAGGATGCACAGAAAATCCGGCAGTATGAAGCCGAGAACTTCGAGTATTCGTACAAAGCCTATAAAGCCTTGAAGGGAAATTCATTCATCGACAAGATCAAGAGGGAAGTGGACGAGTGGGAAGTGGTGACGTGACATGGAGTGGAGCAAAAAAATCTTAATTTTCTCATACCTGATGCTGGGTGTCTTCATAATCATCTTTTTGGCTGTTGAAGACAAAACAGCTGCTGCAACTGTTCTTTGTGGTTGGATTGTAGAATGCGGTGGTGCTACTGCGTTCTACTTCTGGAAAGCAAAGAACGAAAACCGGAGCAAGTACGCATTAAAATTCGTCCGGGAACTGGCCGACAAGTACGGCCTCGACGCAACGGCACGAATTATTGAGTCAGTTCTTAAAGACTGAGAAAGGAAACTATTATGAACAACAACTGGTGGCAAACTGTCGTCGAAAACTTATTCAAGGTCAAATCTCTCGTTACAATCTTGCTTACCACAGCATTCGTCGTAATGGCGCTCAAGGGCGGAGTGGAACCGAAAGATTTCTATTCTATCATCGTTATGGTACTCACGTTCTACTTTGGATACCAAAGCGCAAAGAGCGAAGACAAGAACAAGCCAACACACGATGACCAAGAATAATCATTGCATCCGTATGGAAGGAGGAACGTTAAAATGACGATTCAGGATGCACAAAAAAAACTTATCTCCGTAGCAGAGGCTGAAGAAGGGTATTTGGAAAAAGCTTCGAATGCGCAGCTTGACGATAAGACGGCGAATGCCGGCTGGAACAATTACACGAAATACGCCCGCGATCATGCGAAATGGGGGACGTATCATGCTCCAAAACAAGGGCTTGCTTGGTGTGATATGTTCGTTGACTGGTGCTTCATCACGGCGTTTGGATTCGACATTGGCATGAAAATGACATGTCAACCGAAGGGCGCGTATGGCGCAGGATGTACGGCATCGTACAACTACTACCGGTCTGCCGGTCAATCTGTCACTCTCGCGAATGTGCAGCCGGGCGATCAGATTTTTTTCGGAAATCCCGGAAACATGACACATACCGGACTTGTATACAAGGTGGATAGCACGAAAATCTATACCATCGAAGGAAACACAGGAGCTGGAAGCAATGTCGTGATTGCGAATGGCGGGGGAGTATTCAAGAAGTGGTATTTCCGCAATTCTTCGGCTATCGGCGGCGTTGGAAGGCCGAAATGGGAACTCGTCACAAACACAGCGCAGAGCGTGACACCACCGTCAAAACCGGAATCTACGTCTGTGACCTACGCAGAGTTCCAAGGCGGCATTTTTGCAGAAATCCCATTCTCCTGCATTGACCGCATCGAACATGTCAAAATGAGCGACGCAAGAGGCGAGACGACTGGCAGCGTAGCAATTCGCGCACAATGGAATGGCCGGTATCCAGACATCGTTATCAACGCCGAGCTGTTCAACTACGGAAAATACACGCCGGCCTCTGGCGTCAAGCACAAGGGAACCATGGAATATCAGGGGTGGCAACCGTTCGTTGGCTTCAAGGACTACAAAACACCCATTCAGGAACCGCGTGGAGCCGTCACATCACCAGATGCAGTTGGTGGCTACCCTGCTATGGTTCAAAACGGCACGAAGGATTTTAACGTCCCCAGAGGGCTAGAGGGCAACAAGTCCCGGACGGCGATGGGACTGCGTGGAAAGACTCTTGGGATTATTGTTACCGAAAAGCAAGTCCCCATGGACGTTGTTGCAAACAAGTTCGTCAATGAGAAGTACGATTTTGCAATCAATCTTGACGGCGGCTCGTCCAGCAGCTACGTCACCCCCTCAAAAGTGTGGGCGCGTCCAAGCAAACTGCGTGGATTCGTTGCAATCTGGTTGAAGGGCGGAAGCGGAAACTACTTGAGTAAGCGGCAATACGGAAACAATTACGCGCAGACGAAACCAATAAAGTCGGAAGCCTGGATAGAAACGGACAAAACAGCATCGAAAGGTGTCAAACTGAAAGTCATAGCGAGTGGACTGAACCTTCGTGCTGCCGCTACTACCAACAGCGAAATCCGATTCGTACTCAAGTTTGGTGAACTGGTCACATGGTATGGGTATCAGACGAAGAACTGGTATTATGTGCGAACAGCCAGCGGAAAAGAAGGATACGTCAGCAAAAAATACGTCAGGAAACTGTGATAGCGGAGGGAACACACAATGGACGAAAATCAGGAAATGAAACGGTTTGCGGACAGACTATGGGAGTATTTCAAACCTAAAATTGAAGAACTGACACGTTCCAATGTGTGGTACTTCCGCGCTCAAGTTACAAAACCGGCACTGGATGGAAAAATCACGGTGCAACGTCCGTTCGATGGGGAAATTGCGCTCCCGTATGTGAGCAGTATGGAAAACGCTGCGATTGGGACTCAAGTCACTGTGTTTGTGTTTGGTTCCAGCATGACAAACGCCGTCATTTGTGGAAATGGTTCATTGAGCATTCTTGGCGGAAGCCCATCATCTGGCGGCGGAGGTGGCAGCGCCGAAAACGCCGTTCTCTATGTCGCACAAATACTGAGCGCGGCACAACAATCGCAGGCAAGAAAAAACATCGGCGCAATTTCTGCTGATGAACTTTCTGGAAAACAAGACGCGATTGAAGCAGTTGGGCTTCTGAAAGGGGACGGGAACGGCGGTGTAACAGCCGCTGTTCCCGGAACAGATTATCTTCAGAGCGCGCCTGTTACCTCTGTTGATGGGAAGACGGGTGCAGTTGTCTTGTCTGGTTCCTACGTAACCCCAACTCAGCTTGCAGAGAAGCAGCAGAAAATCATGGTCGATGGGATTCTGGAAGGCGATGGAACCGGAAATATTCAAGCTGCTGGAACCCTAGAAGGTGCTCTCGTGGAATACTCCGGAAGCGGTACAACGGACTACGATGGATTGCAAAACAGGCCACAGGTAAACGGCGTTACGCTTGAAGGAAATAAGACTTCCGCAGAACTCAGTTTGTACGGCAATGGAAATCCCCCTCCGTACCCCGTTGCTTCTGTGAACGGAGAAACCGGAGAAGTCATGCTCCATGACCTCAAATACACTGCGCAGAGCCTTACAAGCGCACAACAACAACAGGCAAGATTGAACATTGATGTTCCTGCGACTGATGAAGTTCTGCTTCTGGAAGACACTGTGACAGGAAACTATATCAACATTCAAAAGGCAATGACAGCAGGTTCATTGCTTAAAGTGACTGCTGTTGACGCAGATGGAAATCCGACTGCACTTGCTGCGGCGATTCCGGGGACGGACTATATGCCGGCTGTCCCAGTTACCGCATCAGACAATGGAAAAACGTTGAAAGTCGTCAATGGTGTATGGGCGGCATCAAATTGATGGAGGAATGAATAACCATGAGATTATTGACAGTTGGAGGGGAAGTGGTTTCGGTCGGTGGAAAAGCCATCGAAATACCTGACTCATCTGGCGGAGTATATCAAATCGCAGTGGAAACGAGCGCGGGGGCATCTGTTTCAGCATCAAAAGGCACAACGACAGTTTCCGGGACGGCAGACACCAACGGTAGTTGCACATTAACACTCTACGAACCAGGTGAGTGGAGCGTCAGCGCTTCGCTGAACGGCATCACAAAGACCCAAACGGTCAACATCGGCACGCAGAGCATGAAGCTGCCTTTGGCCGAGCTCAAAGACACGTTTGCGGCAAACAGCTGGGAGACAATCATCACGGCCTGTCATGGCGGATTCGTTCCGGATACCTGGGTCGTGGGTGACAGCAAGCCCATGGCGATCAACGGTACGAATTATCAGATCGATATCATCGGCAAAAATCATGATGTCTATACGGACGGCTCAGGTACGGCTCCACTGACATTCCAACTGCATGATTGTTACAGCGAAGCGAAGCAGATGTACAGCACCGACCTGAGCGGTCTCGGCTGGAAGAACACCGATATGCGCCTGACCTATCTGCCTGCGATTCTGGCGTTGATGCCGGCGGAGGTGAAGAACGGCATCCACGCGGTAAACAAGAAGACATCTGAGGGGGGCAACAGCACGACGATTGAGACAGTATCGGACACGCTGTTCCTGCTTAGCGAGGTGGAGGTTTTTGGGACGAATCATTCTTCTGTACCCGGAGAAGGAATCCAATACGACTATTACAAGGCGGGCAACCCGAAGATCAAGAAGAGAGAAGGCGTTGACGAATTCTGGTGGGAACGGTCATCAGCCAGCGGCGGTATGTTTTGCAGAGTCAGAGATAACGGCCAGGCGGGCGCGTCCAATGCCTCAAGCAGCCTCGGCGTAAGCTTCGCATTCTGCTTCTGAGGAAAAGAGAACCGAGGGATAATTGACTCCCTCGGTTCTTTGCATATTAGTCGTGATCTTCATCAAAATACATGATGCCGTCTTCACCTGAATCGAAGATTATTCTGTGTTTATTGCCCTCTACTTCCAATGGCGTGCTGTTCAAAAGCACTGCGCCTCTCCGACGATGCGGCAACATTAACGCTGCTGCACCTACACTTTCGGCCTCGACCGTGAGTTCTTCATTATCTTTGTCATCGTACACAACGAGGAATGTGTAGCGGTTCTTGACAACGTTCGTGCGGAGTTTTCCGTCCATACACTCATTCCTTCCAAACATTTGCGACCGTGAAGGTCATGCGGAGCCGACAGTTGACATCGGCGAGCGTCACCATATCTGCCAGCTTGTACATTTCTGAAATGCGATTGCGGATGCTGTCATTGAGAATACTGACTGGGAGAGGGAAGTCAACGTAGACGAACGTATTCTGCTCACGCAGCTCCAAATCATCCGCGTGCCACGGGGTACGCATTGCCTTGGAAATCGCTGCCGCGTGTTCCTTGAGTTTGTTGTATACCTCGACCTTCTCAGGAACCATCTCGTTTCCACGGAATGCCTCATTCTTCTCTGCCATTGCAGCCACCATATCCTGAATATCCATTGCCATTGTGTTTGCCTCCTATAATTTTTGATTTGCCCATGATGGGCTTCTGATTGTGTTTCTACCGATATTTCACGTTTTGTCCCGCTTTGGGAAAAGTTTTTTTAACTCCCGCACATTCCGCGCCACGATTTTTACTGCGTCATCAACGATTTCGATATATCGTTCGAGGTTCAGCCCGCAGTTATAGCCCATATCATTTGCATTCGGGCCGAGTTTGTAATCGAAGCTGAACCGGATGGCGGAACGTGCGCGTTCCTCAGAATATCCGGAAGCGAGAAGCACACGGGACGGGGCGTTATCTCCGCTAGAACACGCTGCACCGGATGAAACCATCAATCCGTCAGCCGCAAGACGCAGGACAAGTGCGTGGTTCTCGATGTTCGGGAAGGAAACGTTTGTAATGTACGGAGATTGCATGATTTCATTTCCCTTGTAAAGCAGCCCATTAAGCTGTGCGTCCGGTACTTCGTTCATGATACCATCAATCAGGCGGTCATGCAAGGTGGCTGCTGCATTTTTGAACTCTTCTATATGGTCTGTCCTGAACACTAACGCTTCTGCAAATGCGGCTGCGAGTGGAGCAGAAGGCGTTCCAAAATGGAAATTCGTTGTGATTGCTTCCGGATTTCGCGCGATCAACACGCCGATTCCAATCGGAGCACCAAACTTGTGACCACCTCCGCAAATGAAGTCTATTCCGCTTTCACGGAAGTTGATTTTTTGCTTCCCCATGGCTGCGGTACAGTCGGAGAACGTCAAATCATCCCCTGAAAAGATACTTCTTAAATCATAGATTTCACCGGTTTCGTTGTTGGTGCAGATATGAGCGAAACCGTGAAACTCATTGCTTGTACGACTGATAAGTATGTGATCGGTAATGCTTGATACAGCCGAATGCTCTACGAGACTTGCAGTAACTCCACGGCATTTGCCAAGCATAATTTCAATCGCGATTCTGCAAGCCTCCGTCGCGGATGAAACAAAGAACACTTGATCTGAGTTGCACTTTAAGCACTGCGCTACAGCTTCACGGGAAGCTTCCAACGCATTTCTGGCGTCCTGCCCGAAGGAGTGCAGCGAGTTCGGATTCCCCCACACTGCCGTTGATGCTGCATTAAAGGCTACCTTCGCACATTGAAGTGGGGGCGAAGTAGCAGCATGGTCAAGGTAGATCATTATCCCACCTCAATATCCTTCGGCCAACGCGGCAGCGCAGCGGCGCAGATCTTCTCATAGATTTCTTTCTGTGCAAACAGCGTATCGCGTTCCTTCTGAATCACACGATATGCGTCTTCTAATCCGAATGGCTCGTTGAGCGGAACACGTACCTTTTCTGGTTCCAACGATTGAGATACATCTACGGTGCAGGTAGGGTGGACGGTAAGCCCTAGGGAAACAAGAACAGCCTGGTCGACAAGTTTCATTTCATCAGCTGTCAACGTACAGTAGTAGTTCTCCAGACGTTCCTTGTCAACTGTGTAGATAGCCTCGCAAAGCGCAGTAGACTGCTTGCCCATCGTTTCAATGGAAACGTGTGTAGGCATCGGCTTTTTCTCGGCAGTTGTTAAATAAACTATTTCTACAGTTTCGGAATATGTATTGTTCTTATCGTTGCTGACGATGATTGCTGGGCGATTCTTTCTCGCTTCTGATCCGACAGCAGCATAGTCCTGCCGAACCCAGAAAATGTCGCCCCGATGGATTCTTACATCCTGCATAGAAGTGTATCCTTTCTGTATTTTTCAATATGTATAGGGGCTGTGAAGCCCCATGAATTACTTCGCAACTGCGTTTTTCAGAATGCTGCTCGGCGAGAATTTTACCGAAAAACGGGCTGGAACCTTGATGTTTTCACCGGTCTTCGGATTCCGCGCATCTCTGGCCTTCTGGTACTTCGCAACAAACTTACCGAAGCCTGCGATAGTGACATCTTCGTGCGCAATAAGAGATTCTTCAATCGCTTCAAAAACAGCATCGACAGCTTCAAGGCTGGCGTTCTTCGGCATACTGGTAATGCTGGAAACCGCCTGAACGAGTTCTTCCTTGTTCATGTGTAATCCTCCTTTCTCAAGAATGAATGGTGGGCCGTGTAGGTGTCGAGCCTACGACCGAGCCGTTATGAGCGGCTTGCTCTACCGTTGAGCTAACGGCCCATCTATGACCGGCTTAACGTACCGGACGTGAGGTTTTGCGCGCAAACCAACGGCAAATCAGGTGATTGCACACCGGCGCTTGTTTATCAGCAGTCCTGAAAGCGTCCCCAAAGGTGCTGCCTAGCTTGGCGGATTTCGGTTCGCCCCAAGCATTACGAACTTTTGCGGATTCATCCGGTTAGACCACTAGTGAGTCTTTCCCGGCAAGCTGAACGGGACGTTCCAAAATGGACTTGTGCCGTCTCCACGAAGGTCTATATCCGCTTGACCTTTACCTTTTCGGACCGAAACACGCAAACGGCTTTTACTGCGCTGTCGGCACAAGTGTTACCTTGCCCCGGTGGGTTTTCACCACTATATTCTGTTAGTTTCGGTAGCCCACGCATCAAGCGCAGGTGATATGATGGCTGTTCATCAAACTCCATTTAACTACAGCTGGTATGGTCATTCAAAAGATTTTCATCTAAGATCACTGCGTAGCACCATCATATTTTGCAGCGTGGCTACTATCCCGCTTTCTGGCCCATATAGCTGCGTTTATGCCTCGTTCTCCTTGGACGCTGTGGGTCAGCGTCTTTAGCCGGGGCCGCTACACTTCACGATCACGCTATTGCGTGCATGAATGGATAGCCGTATTTTTCCCCATGTTAAATGTAGTCGCGCGGAGAACCCCAACGGGCGGCTATGGCAGGGGTAGCAGGATTTGAACCTGCGAATATGGGAGTCAAAGTCCCATGCCTTAGACCGCTTGGCGATACCCCTGTATGCAGGCTCATGCAGCGGCGTCCCGCCGAACCAACCTGTAACCTTGACCAGAGCAGGCCCCGGTCGAGTAAGCGGCATTTCCGCTTAAAGCATGATTTGATGATTCCTTAAAGTCTCCACCTTGTTATCCTCATGATGGACGATCTGAGTGGGGAGTTCCCATTTCGCTTGTTTACTCCCAAACTTCGCTATCGGCTATATCAACCCGACGACACCGCTGCCAGATGCGGAGGTTTCATTCCATCGGGGGAAGTCATCCGATGGCGGGCATGGTGCGAAGCGCCTTATCTGCGTCATTATAACGGCGTTTTCTCTACATCGGCCGTAGCATATGATACTAACCATGCAGATTTGCAGACTTCGCTGGCGCGGCTCGGCAGAATCGAACTGCCTCGGATCAGTTGCTCGTCGCTGCCCTTTACCAAATGCCGCGTGTTGCCACACTGATGCAGTGGCTGCAGAGGGTTGAACTTTATTTGTAGAAAGCGCCACGACTCCCACAAAAGGGCGCTTTTGTGGATGCGGCGGGGATTTGAACCCCGCATGGTGCAGGCAGTATGCGACGAGCTTTGTTCTTGTCCGAGGTGGCTGCTTCAACCCCATTGACACTTCCCGTGGAAAAACAGGGGATTCTCGGTTCAGCGACCGTTGCGCCGTAGTTGCGTCTTACATGGTCTCCACGAGCGTATAGGTTCGGGCGTGTCCCGCCCTACCGCGTGTTTAGGCTAGGCCAGTAGGCGCAAGCCCTCACTCAAAATGTTCTTTGCTGCGTTGATGTCCCGGTCATGGTGTGTCCCACATTCAGGGCACGTCCAATCCCGCACCGCCAGATTCTTTGTGCTGGTATTCCGATACCCGCAGCAGGAACATAGCTGACTGGATGGGAAGAACCGGTCTATCGCTATGACTTTCTTTCCATACCACGCGGCCTTGTACGCTAGCTGCCGCCTGAACTCACCCCAAGATGCGTCGTTGATAGACTTCGCAAGACGATGGTTCTTGACCATGTTCTCCGGTGCTAAGTCTTCAATAATGACCACGTCGTTCTCGCGGATAAACTGCGTTGACAGTTTGTGCATCATGTCGCTGCGCTGGTTTGCGATATGCTCATGTACCCGTGCCACCTGAATCCTCGCTTTCTCGCGCCGGTTACTCCCCTTTGTTTTTCGGGAGAGTTGCCGTTGGAGTTTTGCAAGTTTCTTCTGGTTCTTGGCTAGATAACGTGGATTTGGATATTCTATTCCATCGGACGTGATTGCGAATGCTTTCAGGCCCATATCAACGCCGATGACACCGCCGGTCTTCGGCAACGGCTCAATCTCAACATCAGTGCAGCAGAGCGATACGAAGTATTTTCCACTGGGATTCTGCGATACCGTAGCTGATAGGATGCGGCCTTTGACTTCTTTTGAAACCCGACATTTGACACGCCCCAGTTTCGGAAGCTGGACGGCATCTTCAAAAACTTTTATACCGCCTTTTGATTTATAACTCTGCCTATGCTCACGTTTGCTCTTAAATCGCGGAAATCCGGGTGGCATTCCATTCTTGACGCGGCGAAAAAAATTCTGATATGCGTCATCCAAATCCTTCAGCGATGATTGGAGCGCTGTAGAATCGGCCACTCGAAGCCACGGAAGAAACTTTTTTAGTTGCGTCATATCCGCAGAACATTCACAATAGTTCATCGTCTTGGAATCTTGTTCATATGCGTTTTTCCTCATGCTGAGATAGTAATTCCAAATGAATCGACAACATCCGAATATCTGTTGAATCAGACAGGTTTGGGAATACGAAGGATATATTCGGAATTTATAACTGTACTCCATTATCTCTCCTTGCATATTTTTTATGATTTCCATGGAAATGTGTGTCGCGCTTTCCTGCACCGCATACCCTTGCTGCCTTTCCATTCGGCCACGCATCCGTATACAATTCTAAAGAAAATACATCTCCACCGATACATTTGGCCTGAAAAAGACAGGGTATTTTGCCATAAGATAGTGAACGAGGTCGTCTGGGCCTATCTGCCTCACCGAGTCTTCAAGTTCTGGATACCTCCCGACAATTCCCTTTAGTCCAATCGAAAGCGGGTCGCGCCATCCGATTTTGCAGCACTGTTTCAGGAGCTTTGTGAAGTCGTATTTGTCCAGTTCTTCTGCGGCTTTCTTTTTACTTGGATTGTAGTCAAACACCAGCGTTCTCCTTTCCTTTTTGGCCGTCTTCTCGCTTAGATTGTCACATCACGGGCATCCTCAACAGAACCATTACGTTGTGGGCTCTACGTTCTTTTGAACCTCGATCCACCTACCGTGCAGTTTTCAGCGGGCATTGTCATTCTTTGTGGGGTGAGACGGGAACCGCCCACATCAGCCTGGAGCGACCAGGCAACTGGTGGAACCGACCAGACTCGAACTGGTGGCCTCCTGATCCCAAATCAGGCGCGCTACCAACTGCGCTACGGCTCCACATTGGCGGCAGATGGAGGTGTCGATCCCCACGGCTTTCGCCGCGCACTGTTTTCAAGACAGGCTCCGAGGCCGCTCGAATTCATCTGCCGGATGTACTTAATACTTTCCTGCTGTGTACCTGTACTTGCACGTTTTCCACGGCTCGACGCACGATTCAAATATGCAAACAGCACCTGAGTATCCGGGCTTTCCGCAGTATTCGCACATCAGCTCTGGATACAGCACCTTCATTGCGAAAAAGAGCCGCGCTCCGTCAGGCCCGACGAACATCGGATTTCCTTCCGGCGCATAGTGCCGAATCTGAACCGGAATCTCATCCCGCGTGTCGTAGTAGTTGACAGAAACCGGGCGCGATGCACTGTCTACAACAACGTAGACGTTTTTTGTGCCGTTGGTTAAGTAACGAATATCAAGACTCATGTTTTACCTCCATTTGAATCTATCTTGTGTCTGAGTTTTTCCCTCGCTTTGTTGAATTCGAGCGTTCTGGCATCAACATTCTGATCTTCGACTTCCGAGATGTAGACGCTTTCTCCACAGTTCGTGCAGCAGGTGGCCTTCTCAATATAGCTGAAACGCACCCCACAAACATTCACTCTCACGCGCTGAAGCTTTATCGAATAATCTGTCGTTTTACCGCACCTGATGCAGTACGCGGTATCGTTTTCGCCCATCGTTTTTACTCACTTCCCTCATTTTTCACAGTCATCCACTCTTGGCCCCAGAGCCGCCATTACTCAACGCCTAGACGCGGCATTGCGCCGTTGGTCTGCGTCGCCACACCAGTTTTTCTTCCATCTTTCACGCCTCACAGCGAACCGTCTGGAAGCCAAGAGGGATTGACCACGGAACTTTTCAGCCCTGCGCCGGTGCATCGGTCGCATCCGTTTTTCTACACATTAGGCCGGAGCCAGCTACTGTAATTCTGCGCCCTGTCGTACTTGCACTACCTACAGGCCGAGCGGATGGCCGGATATATCGTTTCACCAAGCCTTTGGAACCTCAACACTTTCCCTGGGTCCGCCGCAATACCCATGTGGTTGCGATAGAGTGCTCGGCCGCGCATGACCGAAGAAATAATACAGTCCATAGCTACCTTCAGCGAGCGTAATTTTTCGGGCACACCGGTTGCAAATCCGGTGGACGGCCTATCCTCGCTACTTCTTGTGAAATTTCTTTGCGCTACACTCTACCGCATGGACCAGCATACGAGACTCGAACTCGCGCTCTCAGTTTGGAAGACTGATGTGCTACCGCTACACCAATGCTGGGTATTGCACCCCGTTTTACACGGTTACGGGTGCGCTCTTAGCCGAAACCCACAGCTGATCTTCTCAAATCAGAGCACCGGAATCTCTAACATGTCCCGGCGAGCGCCTGCGCTTACATGGGTGACGCTTTTCTTCATTAGAAAGGAGGCCATATGCCGTGCCGCAGAAAAATCGAAAAAACTGCGGCATTGTGGTGGAAATCGGATTTGAACCGATACCGAGTGGACTATGAACCAATCAGTGCGCCATTGTTCCACCATGTATCCGGGTTTGTTTCAAACCCGGATAACTCTAGTTTTCTTGGTTTTTCTTCCCGACATTCTTGCTCCCAGAGTCTTTAGTTTTCTTGGTTTTTATCACGCTATTCCCGGCTGTGGTATTTGTTTCAACCGGAGTGTTCCGAAAAAATCATCGCCGGCAGCCTCCAATTTGTCAATGTTTCTACGCGCCTGACGTTCTTTTTCCTCCTGCACTACTTTTGTTAAGCGTCTGTTTTTTCGACTTGTCAGTTTTCCAGAATAAACTTGCGTCGTAGACACCGACTCGTGCCCAAGCTTTGCTTGCAGTTCCTCAAAGGTCATTCCACTGTTCAGATCGAGCCTTGCTCCGACATGCCGCAGATCGTGGGAACGAATCATGTCTACACCAGTGACAGCCTTTACATGCCTCCGAACGATGTCTGACAGCCATTGCCGAGTCCCTGCGTGCCATTCTTCACCTTTGTTGTCACCTTTGAATTCGAATGTTGCTTCTGTCCCAAAAAGCGGATCTGTGCTATCGACAGTCACTGGCCGGATTCCGCTGTTCAGATACATACGGATGGCAGTCTGGGCGATGATAGGAAAGTCCACTTGACGGAATTTGTCTCCTTTTCCGTGTTCGACGGTCAACTCTGCGTTTTCCCAATCCAGATCGTTCGGAGTTAGTGCCAGAAGTTCACTGTTCCTGATTTCTGTTGTCAGAAGCAAAATAACAATGGCGTAGTTTCTCGGCCAGAGATATGGACGCTTGAGTCCTTTCGGCGGATTATTCCTCCAGAGCAGCAAAACCTGTTCGTCGGTCAGAAGCTGGTCATACGGGCGTTTCTCCAATTTCCTTGTGTCTGGCATCAGGAGTTTTGAAACTGGGTTTCTGTCATACCATCGGTTTTCTCCCAATTCGTCAGATGAAGCGAAATTGTAGAGTGCGGAAAGAACCGTCAGGTATTGCCTGATTGTAGTCGGCTTCTTGCCATCCCTACGCAGCTGATCTCGCCATGCTTGAATGTCCGTGAAGCTTTCTTCTCGTCTGTCCCACAATTTGTTTTCCAACATGAAATCGGAAAACAGTTTGAACACAAACTCTTCGTTTTTGATTGTTGTTTCAGAACGGCCTATCGCTCGAAGGTTTTCTTCGTATGCAATCATTGCTGACCGGAATTTTTCATAGGCGCTTGGAAATCCCATATGAAATCCTCCTTACATTTTTCATTATACTCCTAGAGGCAAATGTTTTTTTACATTCTTATGTCAACCTGTCTCTCCTTTGCTTTGCTCTGCATTTCTTTGTTATGCTATTCCTTTGCTTTGCCCCGCCCTTCCCCGCAGCGCATTTCCTTTGCTTTGCCATGCCCTTCCCCGCAGCGCGTTTCCTTTGCATTTCGCTGCTTGACGTAGCCAACCTGCACCACTTCAATGCTGCACAACTCAAAACACTTCCATGACTTGCCATGCCGTTTCACCGCGTAGCGACTCAATCCGTATCACCGCCCAGCCGTTGCAGATCAAATCGATGCTATACCCTGGCCTTTCGAAGCATTGACGTACTTCACCGTTGCTGTTCCCACCGTCACCGCGCTTTGCCATTGCATTCCATGGCCAGACCGCACCTTGCCTTTCCCTAGCTCTACTAAACTCCGAACCGCTGTTCCATGGCTACCCGTTGCTCAACTAATCCACCGCTCTTCTTGACTGCTCGATACACTTCCATTGCTTTTCAACGGTGTTCTCAACTATCCTTTGCCGTCGCTATGATTATCAGGTCGATACACTTCCGTTGCAGTGCCATGCCGTGCCACTCAATTCCATTCCATTCCAACGCAAGACAGCGCTTCGCGTTTCCGCTGCTGACCAGCGCATTTCTTTGCTGTTCCATTGCCGGGCAGTGCGAGGCTGAGCAAGTCCTTTGCTTCCCGTCACCAACCCCCGCATCGCCCTTGCGTTTCTGTGCGCGGTTCCATGCCAGTCCATCGCGCTTCGATTCATCTCAATGCCATTGCCAAACAATGCTTCGCCTCTCATTCCTCCGCCCTTGCGTTTCTGTGCGCGGCGACTCTTTACTTTGCCATTCCTTTGCCGTGCCCCTCTGCGCAACGCCCCGCCGATGCTTTGCTGAACATTGCTTGCCTCTTCTCCGCCACTGCTATACTTTTCAACTCTTTGCTGATCCATTGCGCTGCCGAGATACGCCTCGCCATTCCTTTGCTATACCTAGCACAACCGTACTTTGCCTTGCCTCCGCTACGCATTGCTTAACCCAACCGTGCCGTTGCTTTTCCGGGCGCATCGAGGCGACTCGTTCCGATGCCCAGCCATCGCGTGTCACTGTTTCTCAATACCTCGCCATTTCTTTGCTGCGCAACACGGAGCTCGGCGCCGCCTTTCCTTGCCTTTGCCTTGCCTGACCGTACTTTGCCTCGCCTCCGCTGCGCATTGCGTCACTCCACCAAGCCATTGCGTTGCCGAGATACGCATCGCCCCGCAAAGCCTCTGCTGTTCTTCTGGTTCCAAAACTGAACTCAGCCTGCCCTATGCAGTTCTTGACTGTGCGGCGCTCCACCTCTCCGCTGCTATGCCTAGCCCCACCCCACCTGGCGTCGCATCACTTCGCTTATCCTTTGCTGTGCTGAGCATTTCTGGTCAGTGCTGGTCCTTTGCGATGCCAATCAAGGCCGCGCCAAACAACGCATTTCCTTCGCCCCGTTCGGCGGGCCTATCAGCCCGCCTTTTCCTCCGGGAAGAAGTTCGCCTCCTGCATCATGTAACCGAATTTCTCTGCCGTGCCGCCGAGGTTGTTGCCTTCCTCGTCGAGCATCTTGTAGACGAATCGGCCCTTGCCAGAGTTACGCCACTGACCGAGACCACGGAAGAATCCATTGTCCAGCCACTCCATCAGCAGTGCTTCGTGCGCCGGGTCTGCGAGTGTTACGCCGAACTGAATCGAGCTTCCAGCCGGGATTTCCTCGGAGTTTGCGAGGCTCACGCGCTCACCCTGCGCAGTCTGCGCACGGAGCGGCCGCTGGCATTCGCCAATTTCTCCGTTGACGTTGATGGAAATTGCGCGGGGGAAGGGGAAGATCATACCGTCGATGACCTTCTTGAATGCTTTCAGGCCGCTGGACTTTGTGTACTTGGCACGGGCGAGGGCGCTGCAAGTGTCTTTGAAAAAGCCTTTAATCTGGTAATCCCAGAATACGGGCTTGCCATCGACACGGGGGAATACCGTCATTGCCTTATCAGCCACAGCTTCCGCACCAATCGCTGCAACCTCATCTTCGATTGTGTTTGCGTCCGGAGACTTGGACGCGATGAAGTCACGCGCCACATTCTCGTTGCTCGGCCAGGTGCCCAGCACCGGCTCAATGAACGTGAGCTTGATGTACCGTCTGATCGCCTTGGTCTCCTGTGCTTCCTTAGTTGCCTTTGCCATTGTTTTTACCTCCATAAAATAATTGTTGTTTGTGTGATTGCTTACATTTAATGTTCTACCGGGATTCTGGTTTTGTCCCGGAAAATCTACGCTTTTTGCGGGTATCTTGCGGGAACTTACGGGCATTTTGCGGGTTCACAAGCCTGCTTCGCAAGTTTGTCGAAGGATTCAAACCTTCTTATAATCGGGACGCACGCTGTTTCAGCGTAGAGTGTCCATGAGCCGTCGCAAGTGTTATAAAATACGTCGAAATCCGCTGCTGTCTTTTCTGGATATTTCGGCGTGTACCCGGCACTGTATCCGTTTCTGCACTGTGAGAAGTTCCAGTGCTTTGCAACGAAGTTCGGCCAGTAATCGCGGAAGCCTGTACAGAAATCTCTAAAGGTCATGTCAGTCTGCCTCCTGAACGGATTTGTACCCGTAGTCATGATGGACAAATTCTTTCAATTCCTCTGCGGTCTTGACACTCCCCACGGCTAAAGCCGGGGGATTCTCGCTTCTACGACCGCTGCCTGCATCTGCGAGGTCTACGCAATCTCCACGAGCGTTAATTTGGGCGTGTCCCGCCCTATTTTTGTTCTCCATAAGGATTCCTTTCTACGCCAGCAGGCGCATTCCTTCGTTTAAAATGTTCTTTGCTGCGTTTATATCCCGGTCATGGTGCGTCCCACATTCAGGACACGTCCAATCCCGCACCGCCAGATTCTTCGTATCGGTATTCCGATACCCGCAGCAGGAGCACAGCTGGCTAGAAGGGAAGAACCGGTCTATCGGCATGACCTTCTTTTCATACCACGCGGCTTTGTATTCTAACTGCCGTCGAAACTCGCCCCACGCTGCGTCGTTGATAGACTTCGCAAGGCGATGGTTCTTGACCATGTTCTTTGGCGCTAAGTCCTCGATGCAGATCACATCATTTTCTCGAATGAGCTGCGTTGACACCTTGTGCATCATGTCCCCACGCTGATTTGCGATGTGCTCATGCAACCGTGCCACCTGAATCCTCGCTTTCTCGCGCCGGTTGCTCCCCTTTGGCTTTCGGGAGAGCTGCCGTTGCAATCGGGCAAGTTTCTTCTGGTTTTTGGCTAGATAACGTGGATTTGGATATTCTATTCCATCGGACGTGATTGCGAACGCTTTCAGTCCCATATCAACGCCAATCACAGCACCGGTCTTCGGCAATGGCTCGATTTCAACGTCAGTGCAGCAGAGTGATACGAAATATTTGCCGCTTGGGTTTTGCGATACCGTCGCGGAGAGGATTCTTCCCTCAACCTTTCGGCTGATGCGGCACTTGACTTTGCCGAGTTTCGGCAGTTGAACCGCGCCGTCCAAGACCTTGATGTTCGAGCCCATGGCTTTGCTCTTGTAGCTTTTGCGGTAATCGCGCTTGCTCTTGAATCGTGGGAATCCCGGCTTTTCGCCAGATTTCACTCGACGAAAGAAGTTCTGATAGGCGGTATCCAAGTCTTTCAGCGAGGATTGAAGCGCAGTGGAGTCTACTTCGGTGAGCCATGGAAGTGACTTTTTCAAAACCGTCATATCAGCGGAACAGGCGTTATAGCCGAACGTCGTTCGGTTCGCCTCATAGGACTCAATGCGTGCCGCAAGATAGTGGTTGTAGATGAAACGGCAGCACCAAAAAGTACGTTGAATTCGAACCGACTGCTTCACATTTGGGTAGATTCGGAATTTGTAACTGCGTTCCACAAAAGCACCACCTTTCACACTACATTGATGTTTTCTCGGCCAAAACAAAATTTTAGGCATCAGTTAAAGCGTCTTGTATCCCCATGCCTAAAGGCAGGGGTTTTACGGCACATTCTGATAAATTTCCTATCGGAAATCATGCTCAAGAAAGTCCTCACAAGCGCGTTCATGGTTGAGAAGCCCTTTTCTGGCCTTTTCGTATAAGGCTTTGGTAAACTCTACTTCACGAGAAAGCTCGCTATCTTCCGGAGAAAAGTCCGCTTTGTCACGCGCAGAATTCAGCTTTTCACGCAGGAGCTCGCATTCCTTTTCACGGATGTTCTTCTCTTTCTCAAGCAGAGAAGCGATGGTTGAAAGTGTCGCATATGTCATTCCTCAATACCCCCAATCTTGAATGACCTTTCCATCTTTGACGAGCCTCGGAAAGAACTTCCCGCCCGTCGCTTCGTCTCGCTTCCGCGCGGCCTCCCGCGCCTGATCGACACTCTCAAATGTGCCAATCAGAGCGGGGAAGTCGGAATAGTTGTCGTACAACGTGTACAACCGCGCACCTCCATTCAAACCGTCGCAAGCACACCGCTTGTGATGAGCAGCGTGGCGGCCGTGGCAAGCGAGGATACGATAATCACGATGGAAGCAATACAGCGACGCTTGCGTTCCAAATACCGTTTGTACGCCCTCTGTGCGTTTCTGGCGCGGACTACGTCTGCGTGGTGATTAACCAGATGGCTGAAAACATCTTCTGGGGTGAGTTCCGGCACATAGACCAGATCGGTTGATTTTTTGCTTTTCATTGAATTTTACGTCCTTTCTCTTTCTATTTATGCGTATTTCTACAGTTTGCTATCTACCGAATATCTGTGTTTGTCCCGCTTGACGCGGGATTTTTTATGCCGACATCCGCCGGTCTAGTTCCTTCGCACATTGACAAACGAACATGACGTTTGTCGGTCTGCCTTTATTCTTGTCTACGACGTTTCCGAAGACCTTGTACAAATACTGCGGATTTGCGTTCAGGAACGCGAACTCAATGGAGTGCCGCATACAACGCTCAACCTTGCTGGCCGTGGTATTGAACTTCTCAGCTACATCTCGATACATACAGCCGGGTCTTTCCGTCGTGACGCTTCCATATTCGCCCTCATACGCGCTCTTGACAGCTTCACTCATGTACGCATATCCACTTAGATGTGCGGGTATGCCAAGTTCCTTAAACAGATCGTAAACAGCACATTCTGTCTTTGTCATTTTGATTTCCCCTCCTGAATTTTTCCTGACGATTGATGTTTGTGAAGCCACCGAGAAACTACTTCTTCACTCAGTTTCTCGGAAAGACTGCTTGCTTCTTCTCACTGCACCACGCCGCCCAAATCTCCGGCACATCTTCGCCGAGATTCAGCCGTTTGAAACAGAACATCATGAACCGGACAAATTCGTCCATGTTGTCGACTTTTCCAAGAAGTTTTCTGAATTCGTTTTCCATGGTATTTTCTCCTCTCACATGTTAGAAAGTCTTTCGGTTAAGAACTGCGCCGAATGGCGCTGAATGATTGCTGAGTAGATCGCCCGGAGTTTCGGGTCTGCTGCAATAACGGTCAGCTTGTTTACCGCCTGAATTTCGGCGGACTTCGCACCGCCTGCTTTCATTCGCTCCCGCTGGTTATTCACGCGGGTTTCGAGCTTTACACGCGCGTCCGCTTCCAGCTCGTCATAGGTCTGCGCGGTGAACTTCTGATAATTCAGGCCGTTTTCAAAACAGACCCGGCGGATTTTCTGGCGCGTTTCATCCTGCCAATGGTCGCGGCTGACAGTAGGGTAGGATAGCGCAGAAAATGCTTCCTGTACGGTTTCCTGCGTGGCCTGCGTTTTTTCTTCCAGCGCTTTCATACGCTGCTCCTGCTCCAAGTTGATCTGCACCTGCATGGCGAAAAGCTGCGCCGTGCTCATGGCTTTGGGCGCGGAAAGTTTTTCGCGCATTTCCTCGAATGCTGTGACGTATGCCGCAGTGAACAGGACACCTTTTTCACCGGTCATCTTGTTCGCTACCATGTCGCAGCCCTTTTTGGTCAGAAGGTAGCACGGGAGCGTTCGACCAATGCTGTCTTTGTAGCTGGATTCAATGAAGAAGTCATTGAGCCCAAAATTGGGCTCAATGGTTTTTCCGAGAATTTCAGCATATCCTCGGATGTCCCTGATGAGATGCCGATGATCTTTGCCAATCATTTCCGCGACTTCGCGGCTGTCTACGACTTCCACGCCGTTTTTGTTGATGATTTGTAACTTGTTCAAATATTACACTCCTTTTGATCGTATCTTGTGGATTTTCCTCTGTTTTCAGTATAACAACCGGTGCAAATGTTTTTTTACATGGCTGTTTGTTCCTCCTTAATTTTTCGGCATTTTAGCAGCTACAAGCTGCGCGTATCTGCGCTGGACGATTCCAGCGAAGATTTCCCGCAGCCGCTGATCTTGGGCGATAACGGTTAGTTTGTTGACGGCCTGACGGTCTGCGTATTTTGCGCCGCCGACCTTCATGCGCTCGCGCTGATGCTTCACTCTGACTTCAAGGTTGCATCCAGCGGATTCTTCCAGCGACTTATAGAGCGAGCCGGTTTCTTTCTGGAAGTTTAGATCGAATTCCATACACATCTGCCGAATGCGGCTTCTTGTTTCCACTTGCCAATGATCGCGGCTGACGGTAGGGGAAGCGAGTGCGGAGAACGCCGTGCTCATTGTGTCGCGCATCTGCGTTTGGCCGGTTTCAAGAGCGGCGATGCGGCGCTCCTGATCTACCATAAGCTGTGCTTGCGCAAGTAACTGCTCGGCAGGGGAGGGTGACATTTTTAAGCGCTTCTGCATTTCCTCAAAAGCTGTGACGTATGCCGCAGTAAACAGAACACCTTTTTCACCGGTCATCTTGTTCGCTACCATGTCGCATCCCTTGCGCGTGAGAAGGTATCGCGGGCGCGTCTCACCTTTGCTGTCCGTATAGGTAGATGGGATGAAGAAATCAACCGAACCAAATTTGGATTCGTTAGAATTTTCAATGATTTCGACATAGCCTTTGATATCGCGCATGAGGTGCGCGTGTAATTTTCCAGTCATTTCTGCAACTTCGCGGCTGTCTATTACTTCGACTCCGTTGCTTGCTGTAACTTTTAGTGTCAATGTTTGTTCCTCCCTGCGTTTCGACTGAGCCCAAATTGGGGCAAACGAGTTTAACATCATTTCTGGCTATCTCTGAAAATGGGTATAGAAATCCCTGTAAAAGTGCTTGACTTTTACAGGGCGTTTCGTCTATACTTGAATAGACAAAACCCCTGCGGTTTTGGCACAAGAGCAATCGTAGTGGGTCGCCAAACTTAGCTACGGTTGCTCAATTTTTTATTTATCTCGACTTTCACGGAGATATTCAAGAACAGCGAAACGAACGTAACCGCTTACAGTCATCCCTCGGCGTTTTGCTTCCTCTTTCATTTTTTCGAGTGCTTCTGCTGGAAAGAAAACTGTGATCCGTTCGGTGTTCTCTTTCGGTCGTGCCATGCTGCGCCCTCCTTTCAGGTACAATAATAGCACAATAAAATGATGCTGTCAATATATTTTTATTTACATCTTAATCTGCATGGAGAATAGGTTATGGGATTTTCGGATTTGTTTCGTATCCGCGAGTTTAGGGAGGAACTTGAGCAAAAGAGTGGAGAGATTGCCAAACTGAAACAAGAAAAGCAGTCACTGATTGAATCCTGCGAAAAAACAAGGGAGGACAATGAACATCTGTTGTCCGAGTTGGAGAGATTAGCACACAAGGCCATTCTGATCGAACTGTCTGCAATAAACCTGAAACGTGCAAATTCTGCAATAAATGCAGCACTGACTTCACTACGAAAGTCTTTTAATGCCATAAAAATCAGGAACTCTGAATTGGAAAGTATACTTACAGATGAGCACGGCGAGGCCATAGACATTAAGAAGAAACTTCCCAAACTGAAATCAGAGTTATTTTTTCTCGAAGAAGAAATTAGACATTATAAGGATGAATCCAAAAGTTTGCAAATCAGGAAATATGAACTCAAACGGGACATTGTAGAGTTGGAAGATGAAAAACTGATGCAGGAATTCGGACTATACAGGCCGCTTTATAAGTTTGCTACGTCAGAATCCTATAAAGATGCACTAGCAGACTGCCGCGAGGCACAGAAAAACATGATTCGCACGGAAACGGCAGCCACTTGTTCCGTAAATTGGCAGGTGAACGGCAACTTAACTGCTGGGCGAAAAATGACTAGCGATAATATTAAGTCTGCACTATTGGCATTCAACACTGAATGTGAAAATGCTATAAATAAGGTTAAGTTTAACAACTATGATAGCATGAAGAAACGTATTGAACAAATTTTTAAGAAGATAAATAAAATAAATTCAACGAATTGTATTCGGATCAGCGAGGAATATTTGACCCTAAAGCTCAATGAGCTTTCATTGGCTCATGAATATGCGCAGAAGAAACAGGAAGAAAAAGAATATGCAAGAGAACAGCGCGAGATTGAACGTGAAAAGCTGAAAGTGCAAAAAGAAATCGAGGCGGAGCGAAAACGCATCGAAAAGGAACGCATTCACTATGAAAACTTGACTCAGCGATTGAGGGAACAAATGGTAGCGGAACAAAACGTTGCGCGTAAACAACTCATTCAGGAAAAAATTGATGCCGCTAATATGGAACTTGAAGATTTGGAAAAAGCCCTTAAAGATGTGGATTATAGAGCTGCAAACGAGCGAGCCGGTTATGTTTATGTGATTTCCAATATTGGTGCATTTGGGGCAGACGTCTACAAAATCGGTATGACGCGACGCTTGGAGCCACAGGACCGTATTGATGAATTGGGAGGTGCGTCCGTCCCGTTTAAATTCGATGTTCACGCGATGATTTTCTCTGATGATGCACCGAGGCTGGAAACTGCACTTCATAATGCTTTCGCAGATAAACGGGTCAACATGGTAAACGGACGAAAAGAATTCTTCCGTGTAAGCCTCAAAGAAATTGAACGTGTTGTTCAAGAAAACTACGACAAAACTGTTGATTTTAAGTATTTACCAGAAGCCGAGCAATATCGTGTGAGCATGAAAATGCGAAATTCCTGAACGCACCTACCTTTCTTTCTACCCGCCTCCCGAATTTGTCCCGCGCAAAAATATCCTTTGGAAAAATAATTTTGATGTACTTACACGATAACACACATGTGTGGCCGAAACGTGTCGCAAAGCGTCGAAAATTACATATAGCGTACAAAAGAAAAAGCCGCCCGTATGGGCGGATGATAAGTGGGGTGCTTGAAATTTCAAGCAGGGGTATTTGACCGGAACAACCCCTTTGCTATTTTTCCTTTTCACTTGACTTTTTCGCACAAACTGTTAATATAAAGAAAGGGCGCTGCAACAGTCAGTCAGCCTAAAGAACGATCAAGAAGAAATGACCGAACCTTTGCTGTTGGGGCGGTCATTTCTTTTTGCTTGTCTGTAATACCAGAGAGCAAATGCCTACGAGAAGAATGCCAATCTGAATCAGATCAGAATACGTCACCATGCGCAACACTTCCTATAAAGGAGGTGTTGCGCATGGCTACATGGACTGAGATCTTCTCGTTCTCCGCCGTACTCATCGCATTTGCGGGTTTGATTGTTCAGATCTGCAAAAAGAAATGACCGCCATCAGCATAAAGGTTAGGTCAAATCCCATAGACATCCTTGGCTGACCGCTTGTGGCAGCGCCCCTTTTTCTTCATTATACCGCAAAAACTGAATGTGTCAATGAAAACCAGAACCGTCCGAACGCGTGCAGCTCTGGTTTTCTGGGTTTTCAACCATTTTCGTGACCTCGCGGAAATGGTAACTTGCGTATAACTTGCTTACAACTTGCGTGTGTTTTCGTGCGTTTCGCGTGCTATTTTCCTATATTTGAATGGAGTTTTGCGACCAACTTGCGACCTGCTTGCAATCAATTTCGTGACCTCACGAAGTTGATTCAAATCCGCACAACGGCAGACTTGTACAGTTTCTTCAGGCCGTCCACAACGACTACCTCGCGGTTCTGCGAGATAATTTCCTTCCCGTAGGTTTCGATAGGGGAAATATCATTCGCGTCACAGGAAGCCTCCAGCGCCGCCAAATCACCGGGTTTCAGCGGAAATCCAGTCGAGGCGGAAATAAATTCGTTTTCTTGGTTTATCCGGTACTCGCCGGGTTTGTAGAACATCGGCATCCCTCCCCAATCTCATCCCATTCTAACATGTGGATTCTGAAATTTCTACATGACTCGGAAATTTAGGCGGGATTGCAGAGTGTGTAGCCGTACCGCTTGATGTGGGACAGCGGATAGTACACATTCTCAGCCCACGAAATCCATACCGGATTCTTGCGGTTGCTGATTCTTCCTTTTTCAAGCACGATATTTTGACCACGCTTCTGAACTGTGATTTTCGCACCAAGCGGGAGATTTTGCAGACTGTTCGGGTTTTTCCTATCAGCAGCCTTTTGCGCCGCATTGTTCCGGCAATCCTCTCGCCATTCCAACGCCCATTCGTCATTGCGCGGAGAAAGCAAATTCAGAATGGAAACCGGGCATTCCCGTTCACAAGGCCCCATGGATTCATCCATGTCCTTGTAACCAAAGTTGCAGTATTCGCGGCTGTCTACGCTCGTCAGGCATACGCCAGCGAAAACGTAGGGTTCCTGGCCGGGTCTGCTTCTCTCACAAGCACCGTACCACGTCGCGCCCACCATTGCGGATTTCAAAACGCGGCATTTGTCTCCGGTTTCTTCGTTGTTCCATGTGTACAGATCGTCGCACTCTGCTTTGCGGTCGATGTTGCCTTTTCTATCGTAGAATTTCGCACACTGCCAAGTCCAGCCCATTTTATGTACCTCCCAGTTTTCTTGGTTTTTCTGTTCTGCTTTTGTATCTACCGGAAGCGGGAACTTTGTCCCGCCTCCGGTAGATATTTTTACTTTTCAATGTCCTTGCAGATGTCTGTGGAGTATTCACCGACTGAAATCTTCCATTTCTCTCCGCTGCTCGTCCAACCGATTCGCGGCTTTTTGTTTACGGTCTTACCGGTAGCCTGGTTTTTCAACGTGACAGTTGCAGCCGTGGTTTTGACGACCTCCCACGTGTCCGGAACCCATGCACCGGCCTGAAGGGTGCTGACGGTGAATTCCTCGCCAACCTTGAACGGGTGCGTCGGCTTTACCTCTTCCTCGGCTTTGACAATCTCCAAAATCTCAGCGTATGCGGCAGTCAGATTGAATCCGTTGTGGGTGCGATAGATAATGTTTTTCGGGCCGGTTCGCAGGACAGTGCAGTCGTTGTAATGTTTGATTTTCACGACATAGCCCGGCTTGATGTTTTCCTTGCTGAACTGCACGCCGCCCAGCTCGTCTATGCAGGACTGATAATAGCAGAGGCGGGAAAGCTCGGATTCCAGACGTTCTTCTGCGTCTTCGATCCAGCGCTCGATCTCTGCACGCTCGATAGGCGTACCATCGAAGCGCTTCTGCTGTTCTCCCATTCCGTCGCATTCCAGCATGGCATGGTAGTGGTCGAGATTTTTCTGGATGGCCTTGATGTTCTTCTGCGCGTCTTTCACGCGGCGGTCGCAGAATGCCTTATCCTTGGAATTTTCCAGATTTGCTGTTCTGCGTGCGACTTCCGCCCGCTGCGCATAATACTCGGATTTTTTGAACTCTTCGAATCCACGGTCAAATGCGGCAAACATGCGCTCGCGCTGCCGGGTAAACGCGCGGCCTGCGGACGTGTTGATGTTCGGCTGCGTGAAGAACGCGATATCGCCGCGCATATTCTCGACGGGCTTTTGCAGGGATTCGCCGCGCTGCGCTGCCGCGTCGGATCTCGCTTCCATCCGGTCAGCTCTGGCCGCTGCCCGGTCTGCCTGCCGCTCCATCTTTTCCTCGAAGGTCAGTTCTTCGCCGGTCTTGCCCTGATACTCTGCACCAAGGTCTTTTGCTATGCGCTCAACATAGGAAAGGTGCGGCCGCTTTGCGCGGCTTACCCAGCAGCCGCCACGGCGGGAGAAAAGGAAGTTGCTTCTGATCGTGGACTTCGTTTCGTCCGGCATGGCCTGATACTCTTCCTTCGAAAAGTGAAGTTCAAGCTTGTCTGTCTCGCGGTTGATGATGTAATACATTTTGATTTCCTCCATGTTCTGTAGTGTTTTGTCCTCTTGGTTTTATATCTACTGAAAATCTCAATTTGTCCCGAAAAATATAAAAAAGAAAAGAGCGAGTAGTTCTCCGCAATCGTTCATCGGATGCAGTATCAAAAAACTTTGCACTCCGCTTTCAACTTTCCCAGTTTCTTCGTTATGCCGGGAATCGTAAATGTACCGCGGAGTGCCGTTTTTTCTCCGGGATGCCGAAGAATTACACGCCATTCGAATACGGTTTTGCTGCGTTCGGCTGCCTGCATGTGGTCGATTTCCTCTGACGAATACCGCATATCGTGGATTTCCATAAATCGCACACCTGTTTCTTCCTTGAAAAAAGTGTACATCTCCGGCATTGTTGCCTTAATCCTGATGCGACTTTCCATGTTATGTCCTTTCTGCCCTCGTAACCTCCGGGGCGGGAATGCCGTTTGCTTACACTTATGTATCTACAGGGGAAAGCGGTTTTGTCCCAGCCTACGTAAAAAACCTAGAGGCTCAAAATATCGTAGACTTCCTGCGACTCGTACCGGATAACAGCGCGGCCCTGATCGTCCTCCCCATCGTACATCGGCCCGCAGAAGTTCTTGAGCTTCGGCGCGCCCTGCAATTCTGCCCGGCACGATGTGCTTTGGAACTCGCCGGAAGTCTCAAATGCTTTTTTTAAGTCTTCGGCAGTTTCATACGTTTCGACAATCATGCGCGGCTGCGGGTCATCCGGGTTCATGCTGACGACCTTGTAAACCTTACCCTTCCGCTGAATCTCGGACAGGTGGACGCGCTCGGATTCCTCGGCAATCTTCTGCTCCTGCGGGAATCCATCAACCAGACCGTAGAACATATTCTTGTCAAAGCAAAGGAAGCTTTTGGGCTGCTTCCATGTTGTATCCTGCCATCCGGAGAAGATTGCCACGGGCTTTGTACCATAGACGCGCATTCCATAGACTGAGCGGCCACCGCGCTTTTTGAAGTAGATCGTCAGCGCGTCTTTGTATTGTGCATAAGGCTTGATATCTGCGGAATGTGCGTTGATGTGCAAAAAGTACACACCGCCGAACTCACTTTCGGTTACGATGGTCATTTTGGGATTCTTGGAACCGGCTGCTGCGTTCACGGCAGCGGCGATTTCTCGGAAAATTTCGAGTTGCGTCATTGTATGAAACCTCCTGTTTTCTTGGTTTTCTCTACACTTTTATTGCTACAGGGAAAGTACGTTTTGTCCCACTTGCATTCATTTTTGTGTTTTTTTGTTAGTGGACTGGACATTGGAACAGAACGCAAAGATCGGCTCTGCTGGCAATCTCGTTGATACGTTGGGCGGTCGTGTTGCCGAGGGAAAATACGGCGATAAAATTCGCGTGGCAGTCGTCCGGGGTGAAGAACGGCTTGCACTCTACGCCCAAGGCGCGAAGATGTGTCATGATGTTTGCGGCTTCCATGACTTCGTGCAGCGCGTCGGCGTAGCACTCGCGGTAAAGGTCCACGCCGTATTTGTCGCGGATGGCGTCGAGCTGGTCCACGTCGAAAAGCTCCGTGAACGGCTCGTATTTGTGCGGGGTGGACAGGTGCGCGGCGATGATCTCGTTTCTGCAAGGCCAGTATCCAGCGGTTTTCATTTTGGGAACCTCCTGTTTTTCTTGGTTTTCTCTACACCTATATATCTACCGGCGCAGTGGCATTTGTCCCGCTGCGCCGGTACTTTTTCATTCGACTTCCTGCTCGTAGATTTCCCAGCTGTAGACCGTGGCCTGTTCCAGATAGTCGCGCCCACACCGGCCGAAATGAATGCTCATGGGTTCGTCCCACGACATATCCTCGTCCCAGAAATCTTCGTCGTACTCCGCGCGGATGGCTCCAGCTCCGGCCACGATCTGCGCACGGGCTTTCTCTACCGTTGAGGAAACGCCCAGGACTTCCACGCCCTCATTGTCGGGCGTATCCCAATGATGAACCACTACGTAAACGGTCATGATTTTGTCCTCCATCAAATGTAATACCAGACGATGAACTTATTTTCTCTGCCGTCGGCGGACCGCCACGGCGTCATGTGCGCCTTGCGGCGCTGCTTTTTGCGAGCCGCCACAAATGCGGCGGCTTGCTGTTCTGTGCTGAAAAATTCAAAGGCTTTGCGGTACTGGTTCATGGTGATTCCTCCCTATGCGATCTGCTCGGCAGGCTCTGCAAATTCCTGCGAAATTTTGAAAAGCACCATTTTTTTGAGCGCTTGCCTGCTCATGGTTTTTTCGTCGTAGCTGTTCGGACGGTCCCAGATACGGACGCGAAAAACGCCGTTGTCAATGTCCGCAATTTCGCGGTATACGCAGACCGTCACACCGCCCGAGAAGCAGAGCTTTAAAGCGTTCAATGTGCTTGCATCGCCCCGGAAGATCTTCATGCCTGAATCAAACAGTTTCGCGGCGGTTTCTTTGGAAAATGCAAGGGCGTGCTGCTCGACGTTTTCAAAACAGCCGAAAATGTTCTTCGCGTCGTAGTTTGCAATGAATTGCATGATGCCGCCCCCTCACAGAATGAACTCGATGAGCGAGTCCGCGCACAGGATAATGATGAACATGACTGCGATGGCTGCGCCGGTGAAGAGCATCTGCAGGCCGCTGGATTTGTAATAGTGTTTCATTTTTGCGCCTCCGTTTTTTGCTTTTTCTTTACACTTATACTTCTACCGGAAAAACGGATTTGTCCCAGAAAATCACATAAAATATGTGCCACAAAGGCAAAAAGTAAGCCGTCCCAAATGGGGCGGCTTTTTGTATATGCGCGGATGTATATTCACTGTTTGCTGTAGACTCCACTGTAGAATCTACACGAACGTCTACAACACATCTACCCTCTTATTCTTATTATCTTATTTCTGCATCTAAGAATATTTTAGGAAAGAAAGGGTAAAAGAAAGGGGGTAAGGGGGAAAGGAAAAGGGGAGAAGCCCCTTTTTGCGCTCTCACGCCCTCAGAGGCTCTACCTGCCGCGCAGAAAAGAAATGGGATAGTTTCATACGGCAGAACCCGTTCTCCGCTTCTGCGGCCTCCAACGGCTCGTCAGGGGTATTCTTACGGGTGACATACTTCCAAATTGGGAAAGACGCGACAGCGTGTTCACCCTTGCGGACGATGAAGCCACGCTGCTTCCAAGCGTTGAACGTGTGGATTTCTTCGGGGATTTCGAGTTTTTTGGTGCTTCCGTCCTCGTTTACCACGTCGAGGAATCGGCCCGTGCCTTTAAGAATGCCATCGTTCATTAACCGAACGGATTCATCCAGAATGATTGCTGCGTTTGTCATGAGTAAGTACCTCCGTTTGTTTTGTCTTTCTATCTTTATTTCTACCGGAAATCGGCGTTTGTCCCGCACTGGATAAAGAAAAAACGCCGGAATTTCTTCCGGCGCTGTAATTGTGTGCGCTTATTTCAAAAAACTTTCGGCTGTTTCAACTGCCCACGCGATGGCGGCGTCGAACGAACGTATAAAGTCCCGTGTCCGCATAGAACCGCCAAAGAACGTGTTCCCGACCGTCACAACGGCGTCGTAATACTTGCAGCCGCCGTCCGAATGCTCCGCGACCTCTGCCCGAACTTCGCGCCCTGAAATCGTGCGGCCAATTCGACTTGAAACGTAGTTTGATCCTGCGGTCCAGCCCTCCGGCGTGTACATCTTTGAGGCCAGATAATCAGCGGGGAAGTCAACCGTGATCTTCCCGTCGTGGTAGTCATAGGCGTTGCAGTCTGCGAACATTTTTTTATAAACACGATAAGGGATTGCACGACTTTTTGCTTTTGACATTGTAATCACTCCTTCACAAGTATTCGCTTCTGCTTATATATCTACCGAAACGCGGCCGCTTGTCCCGCTCAATCGAATAAAAGCGCCGGAAAAAACCGGCGCTGCGTTCCGTGTTATGCAATAATTAAAATTTGTTTTCTGCGGAATGGAGAACCGTTGAATCCATAAACAAAACACTCAAAGCCGAACGCCTCTGCGTGATCTCTTAGATCATCCGCAAATTTAACGGCCTTGACGTTTGTATCAAAATCCGCTTGCCACTCCGTCATGCCGCCAGTGATGGGACTCGGCCAAGTGTAATTCACGGAAAAACCTCGATCTGATTTGCGTAAACGCGCAACAACTACAAAATTTTTCATGGAATTAGCTCCTTTGCAAGTTTTTGTTTCTGTCTTTATTTCTACGGCATTTTCGGATTTGTCCCGCTCAATCGAAAAAATAAGGGGCGATTTCTCGCCCCCCATCAATCCCAGATGTGTTCTTGCAAGTATGCGTCCCACTCAGCATTTGCGGCTTTTAGCGCTTGCGCGTAGTCTCCACCGTTGACGATACTCTCAAGTGCTTTTCGGCCTGCGGCGGATTTCGCATAGTGTGGAGAATGCGACATTTTTTCAGCTTCCAGAAATGCGGCTGCGCGTGGATATTTCGTGCGCATGGCATCCATGTCATACTGCGGACGTGGACGGAGACCAACGCCGGAATCTCCGCGTTCCATATTTGCATTGAATTCTTCGTCCCAGGATTCAAGATCTGCTAACGCGGCTCGAATTTCTTTAAGTCCTGAAATTGCGTCGATTTTTTCTTGATACTCCCGCGCGGCGCGTTTCTTAGCTGCATCGCGTTCTGCAAAGTATTCCAAAATTTCTGGTTTTCGCTTTCTCAGGTTCGCCATAATCTCAGCACGCGCTGCCGGCTCGTTCGGGAGTATGCGCGCCCAAATTTTATCTGGATTAAGCCAGCAAAGATCATATCGCTTTACGATCTCCTCGACCGTCATTTCTTCTGCTTTTTTCATGCTGCCACCGTCCGTTACTGCCACTTTGCAGCACATCGCGCAAGAACGCGCCCGCTTCCGCTTCGAATGCTTACGGTTCCCTTGATAGCGTCGCCGTCCAAGCGTTCCGCCGATTCAATGTAAACCGTGGTGATCGCTTCGTCCTGCGTGAAAAGAAAACCGTCACCATACTCCGTTTCTGCAACTTGCATAAAGTCGGGCAGTTCAATTTCTGTGTGGAGCCAAGTACCGGGGTAGTTTTCCTTCGCCTTGGCCTTGATTATGATTTTATCCGGAACGTTCCGGAAATCAGAACGGATGCGGTAAAGATGTGCAATCATGGTATTCATCCCCCAATTTTTTGTCGTATTTTGTTTTGTTTTGCTTCATCTGATGTTCTATTTTATATTCTACCACATATTTCAGATTTGTCCCAGCTTTTTGCGAAAATTTTTCAATTCCTGAAATCTCTAATTTTCTCGGTTTAGTTGGTTTCGGTATTCAGCTAGTTTTTTTGGTTTTTCCCGATTCCTGATTCCATCAGTTTTCTTGGTTTTGTCCGGTTCAATATTTCCCTTGGTTTTTCTGGTTTTCTTGGTTTTTCTGGTTTGCTTGGTTCATCGAAAACAGTGAATAATTATGCGCATAAAAAAGGCGCGGAAGTGAATCACAACCGCGCCGCCGGGTGTATCATATTTTGCGGTAAACGCAGCCCGTCCACGCTTGGCATGTCGTGCCGTCGCAAGTCGCGCCGCGTCGTTTGCAGTCAACGCAGATCGGATTCAGCTTCTCAGCGTCCTTTTCAAGCCATTTAACAGATTTGATATAGTCGCAGATGTCGCGGCTATATTCGCCGTTTTCAACGTAAGCGCAAAGTTCGCGCTGCACGTCGGATTCTTCGCCATAGTCCATGGCCTCAGCAATCGGAATCACGATTTCCGGGAAAACGTCGAGGTAGCCCATGACGCCGGTGTAAAAATCGCCGGGGACATACTCTTTTCCGTCTTTACGATCAAGAATCAGATCAATAATCATTTCGTTCGCTCCTTTTCATTGGCCGCGCTTCGTGCGCGGCTTTTTCTATCTTTATATCTACGCGATTTTTCAATTTGTCCCGGCCATCGGCAAAAAATTTTCGGAGAACGCAAAAGAAAAAAACAACGCCCGGCTTTCGCCAAGCGCTGCTATACCCCGAAGTTTTCCGGGCGCTCTGTTCAGTTTTTCGGTTCCCATCCATCAGCCCCGGAGTTTTTCGGCGTCCCTGTTCAGACCGTCAGTCTCCCGGAGTTTTCAACCCTGCCTGTTCAGGTGGTAGGTCCCCAGAATTTCCGGGAGCCGTCTGTTCAGGGCTTGGAATTCCAGCGGACGCGCGGGCGGCTTCGCGCAGTGCGGCCCAGTCCACGACATCATACGCGGGAACCTCGCAGGATTCCGCCGCCGCGCTTGCGTCTGCTGACGACGGCAAACTTGCATTTTTACACGCTACCGCAAGCAGGCGCTCCCGCGCGTCCGCGTCCGCCGCCTGCCGGACGGCCCGCGCCAAGAATGCGGGCAAAGTCTCACCGGCTGCTGCCGCTGCCACCTTGGCCGACTCCAGCGCGGCCCCGTCGAGCACCTGCCCCGGCTGCGCCGCCTGGAAGATCTCGGCCGCAGGAGCTGCGCTGCCGTCCGCGTCGCCCATCCGCGCCCGAATGGCCGCGATGATGTATTTGTTGATGCTCTCACCCGCCGCCGCTGCCGATGCTCTAATCTCGTCGCGCTCGCCCCTGGGGACTGCAATAGATAGCCGCTCAATATTTGCAACATCCCACTTTTTGTTCGATGCCTTTTTACGCTCACTTACTGCCATGTGATGCCCTCCCGTGCCTTTTGCTTTTTAATCTACCGGATCGGCGGCATTTGTCCCGCCGTCGATGTAAAAATTATACCACGCGCGGCGGCACGTAGCAAGTGCCAATTTATTTTTTTAATAAGTGGCGGCTGCACAGTACCAAGTGCGGCACGTAATAAGTGCTAAAATACACGAAAAAGGCACTTAATAATTGTTGAAAACGTCAATAGACGCAGCACGTAATAAGTGCTAAAATAAAGCCATCAAATGAAACAACGAACGCCCCGCAGGGCATAGGCAAAGGCCGGAAAGGATACAACAATGGAAGATATCAACAACATCATCAGCAACGCCGCCCAGATCACGCTCCCGCAGCGCGTCGCCCTGTACGTGCCCAGCACCACGGACACCGACAAGCCAACCGACAACGCCGCGCAGGTTGAGCGCGTCGCCCGCGCGTTCTCCCGCTGGTTCGGCGGCGCGACGGCCCAGCAGAGCGCGGGCTACTGGTTGAGCGATACCGCCGGACTGGTCCGGGAGTCCGTGACCATCGTTTTCGCGGCCTGCACCGCCGCACAGCTACGCGAGCACCTGCCCGACGTGCTGCAGCTGGCCCAGCAGATCAAAGCCGAAATGCAGCAGGAAGCCGTAACGATCACGATTGATCAAAAAATGTATATCATCTAAGGAGGCGAGAGGATGCCGGAGATCAAGGATTTAACCGGCCAGAAGTTCGGACGATTGACAGTCGAAGGCTTTTCCCATCTGGACAAGCACCACAAGGGCCATTGGCTGTGCCGCTGCAAATGCGGCGCAGCCGTGGACGTGGAAACGCACCAGCTTAAAAGCGGTAAAACAAAAAGCTGCGGCTGCTGGAAAAACGATGTAAATTCAAAGCGTCTAAAAACTCACGGCTGCGAACCGAAGCGCCTATATCGGGTATGGGCCTCGATGAACAAACGATGTACGAACCCAAAAGAACCGGAATATAAGAACTACGGCGGGCGCGGGATAACGGTATGTGATGAATGGCGGTATAGTTTTGAGTCGTTCCGATTCTGGGCGCTTGTAAATGGATACGCCGACGGCCTCAGCATTGACAGAATCGACAATGATGGAAACTACTGCCCGGATAACTGCCGCTGGGCAGACAGAAAGACACAGAACAGCAACAAACGAAACAACCACAGAATCACATTTAACGGGAAGACGCAGACCGTGACAGAATGGGCGGAAGAATTGAAAACATCCCACGAAGCAATATGCAGACGAGCGGCTAGAAACTGGCCGCTGGATAAACCGCTACCACGAAAAGGACGGCCAAAGGGAAGCAAGAACAAACCGAAGGGAGATAAAAGAGCATGAACCAGACAACGGAATTTTTGAAACTGTACCAGCAGGTGAAAGACAAGGAGCTGTTTAATCGCTTCTTGGAATTCTGCGCCATGCGCTTAAAGATCGGACAGGACACCGCGACCATATGGGCAGCATGGCAGGACGCAAGACGCGCGGAATCATTCGACTACTGGAAAAGCGCGTTTCTTTATGAAATGTTCAATCATGAATACGCGATCAACTGGCAGGCTGATTTTGACGTGTGCAGCTGCTTCGCCAACTGCGACGGCGTGGAAGACTACACCAATACAAACGAACTTTTCAGCGCCTGCCGGTTCACCGATACCCAGAAAGCCGCATACATGGCCGCGCAGCGCGAATATCTCAAGGAACAGGAAGAAACGGAGGGATGAAAGATGCTTGAAAATTTACCGATCAACATTAGCCCGAACCGCCCGCAGTGGCACACGCCCGCCGAGATCCGCGCCGCTGCCGCCGAGGGCCTGCGAATCGACTACAACGCCGGACGCGGGCAGGTCATCCGCTGCCGCAAGGCCGCGAACGTCAGCGGCTGGATCACCGCCGTGACCGAGGCCGGATCAATCATCCGCGCATGGGCCGGAGAATTCACCGTTGCCGGGGAGGTGAGAGCATGAGCAGCAACTACAAGTTCGCTTTCCGCTGCGTGGATAATGGCGGCAAGCACCAAGCATTTACCGTGAGCGCACCCAACAAAGCGGCAGCAATCGAAAAGGCCCTGAAAAAGGCCGAGAAAAACGCCGCAGGCGACATTTGCGGCCGTTGGGAGATCAAGCTACAGCCGAGCTTCTGAGGGCACAGCCCCCGCCCCGGACACCCTAGCAGAGCCGCACCGGGCACCAAAGCGGCCCCGCCCCATCAAATAAACCGGATAAAGGAGATCATAACCATGAGTAAATCACAGATCATGCGGCAGGCGTGGAGCCTGTACCGCGCCACCGTCGCGGAGTTCCCGGAGACGCGCAGCCGCGCGCAGTTTGCCATCTGCCTGAAAGAGGCGCACAGAGCCGCCCAAGCCGCCACAGCAGCCCGCCGCGAGTGGGAGAACATGAGCGGCGAGGAACAGTATACCACCTTGCAAAAAATGGCGTGGACCGTAAAGCACCGCGCCGAGGCTAACGGACGCGCAGCCGATACGGAGTGGATCAAGCACCCGGACGACGCGCAAACCGTAGCCGCTGACGCATGGCCGCGCGTCGCTCCCGCCCTCACCCGCAACGAACAGAGCGACGAGCCGCGCCCCCTTTCGCACATCCTCTTTGCGGCCTGCACCCAGTCCGCGCACGTAATCAGCCGCGCCGAGTACCGCCACGCGGCCAACTGCTGCCAGATCACCAACACCGCCGACGCGGACGGCGACGAATGCACACAAACGCCACTTGACTACCTGCCAAGCGTCACCGCCGCCCCCATCAGCAGCCCCGAAGACATAGCCACCACCCGCGCCGCCATCGAGGCCGCAGCCGCTGACAACATCGACCGCGCGATCATCCGAGCACTTGCCGCCGGGCACACCGTCCGCGCTATCGCCGCCGCCCTTGGCATGAGCAAGAGCGCTATACAGCGCCGCATTGATCGGATACGCGCCCGCTACCTTGCGCAGGCCTAACCGCCTGCCAAGGCCCCCGCAGCCCCTAGCCAACCACCAGCACCACCACAAGCCGCCACACCGCCCCAACAGCCCCGCACAGCCTCTACACGCCCCGCACACACTCCCGCAGTCACTCCATATTATATCGCGCGCGCGTGCGCGTATGCGGGCGCGTCGCGTGCGTGCGCGTGCGTTAATTGCGCGGGCGAGTATTACACTCTATTCTATAGTTCTATGCACCAACATCCAACCCACCGCCAGCCCCTGCCGCCCATCCCTGCCAACCACCACGCAGCACCACGCAAGCCAAGCAAGCACCGGCCAACAGTTACTTATAGCACGCCACAACAACCGCGCGGGGAAAGTGTTCCCGGCTCCGCTCTGTTCAGGCGGAAACAATCGGCAAAATCTCCATCCGCGCCCCATTGCACACCAACGGCAAGCCGCAGCAGACCGGGCGTGTCACACAAAAAACCGTGAAAAGTTCGGAAACTTGCAAGAAAAATAGCATAAACTTGCAAAAACGGGCTGATGCCGTTTACATTATAGGGCATAATGTAAACGACATACGCCCAAAAATGCAAGAAACGTGTCAGAACGAAAGACCACCCCCCCATTTTACAAGACCAGGACGCGCCCAAAATCGGAGAACGCACTAAGCACTTCCCCCTCTGACCATGTTCCGCGAAACGACACCAAAAGCGGGCGTAATGGTTGAATGGATACATCGCCCCATCCATGATGCAAGTGTGGAATGGTACAACCGGTTGGACAATCTGGATTCCATATAAGCCTGAATATGCTTTTGCGACGTCGGCTATGGCCGGCGCTTTCTTTTTGCCTGAATAGACATGGGGGGAGGGGGGTATTTTCCAAACCTGAGTTAAAATTTTGGAACGGATATGGGGCATACCTCAAAAATAAAATTTGCGCGGTTGCCTTACGGCAACATATCGGGTGTCCTACGGACATGGGGCACATATTGCATGGGTATGAATCAAGTGTGCATTGGCTGATGAGCGGCGTGCGTCGGGATGTTATGCGTAAATGGATGGGTTGACATAAGAATGTAAAAAAACATTTGTTGGCATGAGTATGATGAAAAATAGAGGGGGCGATAAAGCAATGGACATTCGAAAAATGCGCAAGGAAGATTTCGAGAAAGTTCCGGAACGGGAACGTTTTGACAGTAAAGGACCTGCGTTTGATAGTCTGGTCATCATTCCAATGGAGGACAGCTTGGGACGTGAAAGATGGGGGCGGATGGACTTTGTAGGCTGTGTGGGGCCTGAGCCGGTCGTGCGGCTGTCGGGTGCGTCAGAAACATTAGATTTGGAAGGACATGGCGGACATGGAGAGTGGATGGGACCGTGTGATTATCGGAAGATGGCACTGCCGGCGTGGTCGATAGACTGTCTGCCGTGCGGGTATCTGCGGATCTTCTGCAAAGGGCAGATCAAGGCAGGGGATTCGCTGACATCATTTGAGATTTTCTCAAAGGAAAGGCGGCGGTGAGATATGGCATGGGAATTTTTTAACTGCGACTGGTGCGGAAAGAAAGTGCGGCGGATGCAAAGATACAGGCCGAAAGGATACCAGCATAAGTTTTGCTCCTGCGAGTGTGCAGCGAAGTGGCGAGTAGCGCATGGGTGCCATGGCCAGATGCCATCAAGCAATGAAACCAAAAGGCCGGGGGCGCTGCCGCACACGGATTGCGACATTCAAATCACAAAGAAGATTGACCTGTTCCCGGAGTTTCGGCCGGAAGTTGGGGCGCTGTATCGTGCGGAACGGTATGCCGGGTATGCGGGCATCAAGCAAATCGGATATGTGATTCAGGTCAACGGGCATCGGGTCAACATTCGTGAGAACGAATGCGTAGAAGTGTGAAACGACAATGGGAGGAAAAACAGTTGCGAGAAATTACGTTCAGAGGCAAGTCAGTAAACAATGGTGAGTGGGTATATGGCTATCTGATTGGCCGCGCGAATGACACAGGGCGCGCGTGTGAAGGGAAATTCTTCATCGACAATGGGGAGCCGTTCAATAAAGCTGTGGAGGTCATTCCAGAAACAGTCGGACAGTATATCGGTTTGGTCGACGGGAACGGGGAGAAGATCTTCGAGGGTGACATCTTGAGTGTCGAGAGTTCTACACATCGGTACTCTGTTGAGTTTGATGCGGTTGACCCATCGTTTATCATCCGTGACTGCGCAGACAGACGGTTTACCACGAACATTACGGTATACGACCAGAATGAGCTTCATCGGTGTGGCACGATCTACGACCAGGAGGAATCTGCATGAAACTCAGTGAAAAGTTTTTCGCACGGACACTCAGTCTGCTTGTGATATTGCTTATAGCATTGCTAGTGGTCGAGTTTGTGGTGGCAGGTGAATGTGATAAGAACGCCACCAAAACAGAAACCGTAGTAGAACACAGTCAGCAACGATTTCAACGGGTCATCAAAGACAATTATTCCGCTCTTATCGTGTACGTCGATACCGAAACAAACGTGATGTATCTGCGTCGGCTCGGTGACGGTGGCATTTGCGTGATGGTCGACGCTGAAGGAAAACCGCTCCTGTGGGATGGAGGGGCAACGAAATGAACAGGATAGCATTTGCGGACAAAACTGGAATCTTCGCGTGGTCAGATGTTCAAAACTGCCGCGATACTCTTCCAAAGCGCGATGCTGCTTCCCAATTCATGGCGCTTGTCTTTTCAAAGTTCAACACAGATGCGATTTCGCTCAACGGACGCATGACCGGAGCGACGTGTGAATTTGAACTGAATGGGGACATTCCAAATGACTGGGTATCTACGTCCAAAAATGAAGACGGTACAGTACGGCTCGAAATTCAGGCACATTTGTGTGTGGTTCCAGAACAACTTAGCCGAGGTCTTGCCGTCATGCGATTCCCTGTATGGAGTAAAGAACCGATTGGCATCCCATTAGGGAAGTGCCAATCTGTGATACCAAGGGTTGAACAACATGGAATGCAAGAAGAATGACTGCTTTAACTGCCCGTATCCGGATTGCATCAATGACTATGTGAAGAAAACATACCCAAGGAAGAAACAGTGGATAGAACACCAAACTGAGTATGTTTCGAAGCGCGCGAAACGTCGAGCTGCTGAAGGTCTATGCACAAAATGCGGGAAGCGTCCTCCACGACCCGGATACCGGACGTGCGGCGAATGCGCCATGAAATCACGGCGGGCGTCGAACGAACATAAGTGGCGGAACGGCACTACCCCCAAAGTCCTTATGGACGGCGTGACGCTATGCAAAAAGTGCGGGAAGAACCAACCAGTCATAGGTTATGCAGTCTGTGAGCGATGTTTAGCATTGTGTAGAAAGGCACTTGACAAAACGCCAAGCCATAACGGGAAGGCACCGGACAACGGATTTGCGCGGGCGCTACGCGCCGATTATCTGCTAAACAAAAAGGAGAAAAAATGAGAGTTGAAAATTTTGCTGCAAGCGATGAGAGGGAACTTACACGTGAGTTAAATGCAGCGCTTGAGAGCTACAACAATGAGGAAGTCGAAATCCAATATCAGCACTGCACTACAAAAACTGGATACGGCTGGTCACAATTCTTCTCCGCAATGGTCATTTTCAAGTGAGGGGGTTCATCATGAAGCAATACTGCCGCTACTGCGCAAATGCTTTTCTTCAAGATGATGACATGATTTGGTGCGAGCCAAAAGACGAAATTCGAACTGACCGTCAGATAACGCGGCTGAACCGCTGCCCACACTTCGAATTTTGCTCGATAGACGTTCTTAACCCAGAACGGGAGTACAGGCCGGTTGAGAAACGGAGGGCGGCGCAGAAAGAGGAACCGGACATGGAGCAAATGACTATGTTTGGCGGAAGGGAATAGGAGGAACGGAAATGAGTAAACCCAAATACATGAAAGGCGATTGCATTCGGTCGCTGGACGATTTGGTGCTGCAAGAAAACATCTATTGGAACGGGAGAATTTGGAACCGAAAGTGGTTCATGAACCTTCAGATTCAAATGCTTCTGTCTCTAATCAAGCACAAGGCACTACAGTACGCTGTGAGGCGGGACGGCAGCACAATGGGAGAGTTTGTCGAGCCGGTATTGTGGCATAAACTCAACGAACGCCCACTGACGGATGCGGAAAAATCTGAATTTTCCGAGCATGGCTATTCGGATTTTGAAATCCCGGAGTATATGTTCGACTGCCCTATGCCTGATGATGGACAGGAAATCCTAGTCGCAACCGAGTGGGGAGTGGACAAGGATGTGTGCTGCGCCGAAATCGACGATTGGGGAAACCATTCGTTTGGATTGGAGGGAAGCGGCGATTGGGACGGCGTGATCGCGTGGGCGGAAAATCCAAAGTACGATTTGGAGGGGAAATGAAATGGACGTAGAAAAAACCGCGATTGAGCGGCTGCGGATGGCCTCGGATATGAGCCTGCGCTTGTACAAGCAGCCGCTTGTTATCACTTATTCCGGAGGCAAGGATTCAGACGTTCTTCTGCATCTGGCTGGGAAAGCGGGCATCCCGTATGAGGTGCTTCATTCGCTCACGACAGCGGACGCGCCGGAGACGGTGTATCACGTCAAAAACACTTTCCGCAAACTGGAAAATGGGGGGGTAAAATGCACCATCGATACCCACCGCACATCGGACGGCGGGAATGTGACCATGTGGAATCTGATCCCGCGCAAGCTCATGCCGCCAACACGGCTGGTGCGGTACTGCTGCGCAGAACTCAAAGAGGGCGGTGGGAAAGGCAGATGGATTGCAACAGGCGTTCGCTGGGCGGAATCGCAAAAGCGGAAATCTCGCGGCGTTATGGAAGCACTGCATAAGAGCAAGGACAAGCGGCTGACGCTGATGAACGACAATGACGAAAGCCGCATGCTGATGGAAAACTGCCAGCTAAAGGGGACCCGGACAGTCAACCCAATCATTGACTGGCAGGATGCTGACATCTGGGATTACTGCACGGCAGAAAAAATCTCGATGAATCCGCTTTACGCCTGCGGGTTCAAACGTGTGGGCTGTATCGGCTGCCCGATGGCAGGCAAGCACCGGAAGGTGCAGTTCGCGCGTTACCCAAAGATCAAAGCGGCGTATGTCCGGGCGTTTGACAGGATGCTTGCAGAACGGCAGACGCGGGGGCTGCCCTGCGACTGGCAGACCGGCGAGGACGTGATGCACTGGTGGATGGAGGACGGCGTTTTGCCGGGACAAATGGTTTTTGAAGGAATGGAGGAATAAAACATGCCACCTAAAGAAAATCTTGAAAGAGCCTGCGAAGAGTGCATCCATTTTTTTGCGTGCTCCAGACAATGCGGCGAGCCGATGGCACAGCGTAGCGCCACTGGCTGTGAGTGCTACGAGACGGTTAAAAGCAGTATGGCGTATTATGTCGGGACACTGGATGGAGCCAAAGGAAAAATCTCAAATCGCCTCCGCGAGCTTGCCACAGCCGACAAGGAAGGCCGGTGCATCATCCTGCCGTGCAAGTTGGGTGATACAGTGTGGAGAATAAAGTGGACATTTGAAACATATCCGGATAAAAGCGAGCCATACATTGATCCGGACGCATTCCTGCTGCAAGACGTTTTTAATATCGGAAAAACTGTATTCCTCACAAGAGAGGAAGCAGACCACGAGCTGAAACGAGCAAAAGGATGGTAGATCTTAATGGCATCGAAAATACCAAAGTATATCTACGAGTGGATGGTGCTTACCGCGTATTATTCCCACAAAGCGGCAGAACTCAACCGGAAGGTGGCTGAGTGGCTGGAACGCCACGGAGTTGATGTCGACGCGCTCAGTGATGGTTCCGGATGCGGATTCGAAGATCTGATGTACGGGCTTAACATCGCAGATGAACTCTGCGCAAGGATAGAAAGAGAGGCAGCAAATGCGGACATATCTCAGAAGTAATTACGCGCTCCACCCGTGCGGCGCGGGATATGAATATTGCGACGGGGAGTGTTCTCATTGCGAAGCTGCGGCATCGACATATACCTCAAACACTACGCAGCCCAAATATGAGCCGTGGCGAAAAGAAATGCAAGAAAGGCCGGTGACACCGACAAATAATGAACAGACCAGAAACGACGAAGTGGCTTTCAAAACTGCTGGAAGAACATATTGACCCGAAGAACGACCCGCGCGTCTATTGGGCCAAGGAAGTCACGTTCGACTACGGCAGCGTTTCTCCCATTCGCGTGGACTATATGCAGTTCAAGCCGGTCAACAACAGCGTGTCCGGCATCGAGAAGGGCGATGTGTACTGCTACGAGATCAAGTCCTCCGTTGAGGACTTCCAATCGAAGAACGGTCACAATTTGATTGGGGATTTCAACTACTACGTCATGCCGCTGGAAGTCTACGAAAAGGTCCGGGACGAACTGCCATACAGCGTTGGCGTTCTGTGCCCGGAAAAGTTGGGTTATAAATTCCTGCCGTACATTCTGAAAGTGAGGCAGCGCGTTCGTCGTATCGACAGAAAAAGGCCGCTCCAGGAAATGCTCCTGATGATGTGGCGCAGTTCCCGGCGGGAAATTGTAAAAGAGAGAAAGGAAGTGAATAGAAATGACGAACCTTAAACCATGCCCTTTCTGCGGAGGCGAAGCAAAATTCTTTATCACAGGATTCCATAGGGCTGAAGATTTGACGGGATGGCGCTTCGGAATCTGTTGCCAAAAGTGCAACATCACAATTCCGAAGAAAGATTACACGGTAGAAGTTGAATTTACGGACTATGGAGCAGTGAAAACCGTGACAGACGAACGGCCGGCAGCAATCGAAAAATGGAATTTGAGGACGCACCACTGAGGAAGGAGAATCACAATATGTCCAAATCTGTAAATGAGGTCCTTTTCGAAGCGGTCGAGCGCAAGCTGGAAACAGCGCGCGAATCGTATGCCGTATATCGATCTGCAATTACGGACTTGAACCAGCTGTTAAAGGACATGGCCAACTATGCGGTAAAGAACAACTGGAACCTCCAAGAACCGTCCGATTATGACATTGAAGGTTATTTGTATGATGGAAAGCCGGAAATCGATGAGGTCATGAAAAAGATCATAGAGATGTTCGGGGTACCAGAGGGGGAACTTTGAAATGGTGTATTACATCAAAGACCAGGATCTGCTAGACCTTCTTGACGAGAACGGCAGATCAATACTGACTGCCGCAAAAATCAACAGACTTGAGAGAGTCTGCTTTCCCGCAGAGCTGCACGTCGGAGATCGCGCATGGAAAAAGGCCATGAGCATCCTCGACAAGAAATACGCGGAAGCAAAAAAGCTGCCGTTCGTCCGCGACCCAATGGCATGGGCACTGTACCACACTTGGAAGGAGTTTGACGATGGGAAACGTTGTGACTGAAGAATATATTCGCCGGTCAGAAGCACTGGATGCGATCCGCCGGTTTTCAACCGAAAACGGTTCTGTGCTTGGCTATCATAGCGGCGCAATCGACCTTGCCATGGAAGCAATAGAAGCCATTCCCGCTGTTGATGCAGCACCGGTTGTGTACGGAACATGGCTGGAGGAAGACGGAATGCAGATTTGCTCAAATTGCGGTGAAGAACACGAATGGGATGACTACCGTGCATCTTACTGTGAGGACTGCGGGGCAAAAATGAGGAGGATGCACGATGATTGAAGGTTATATTAGCCGCACGAATGCGCTGAAAGCGGCAAGTGAATGGATAAACGAGATGTATCTGGCTCCCGTGGCGCGGACAAGCCTATTGCTTGCTAAACTGCGGGAATTGCCCGCCGCCGACGTTGCGCCAGTGGTGCATGGGCGTTGGATGGAAGAAAAGAGACAGACGCTTTTGCCTGTTGAGTATGACGATGTCGGAGAACCTATTTTGCACGATTATGTGGTGTATAGGTGCGACCGATGCGGAAGAACATGCAAGCAGAAAGAACCGTACTGCCATTGCGGTGCGAAAATGGAGGACGGAGGGAACGAATGATAGCTTGCCTCACGTACAACATCATCAATATTATGATGTGGTGTTGGCTGGCCGAACGATTTGGACATTGGTGGATTGCGCTTTTTGCGATATTCACGATGATCCATTCCAGCAGCACCAAGAAGTCAGATGGCGGAGGTGACGAGAGTGCGCCTGATTGACGCAGATAAGCTGGAAGTAATCAGCTACAAAGACACGGAAGGCCGGGAGGACACATTCGATGCAGGCGTCCAGTGGATGGCGGAACTGATCGACAAGCAGCCAACGGTAGGGGCCGTTCCTGTAACGCGTTGCAAGGACTGCAAAGATTTCCGACAAAACAACGAAAATGACCCGTACTGCGCGAACAGGCGCGGGCTGGATGATCCAGTACCAGACGGGTTCTGCAACTACGGAAAGCCGAAGGAGGCAAGAGATGAACGGTGAATGGGTCTTGGCAAATAAATGCCCGCACTGCGGCGGACGGATGACTCTTTCCAGCTTTTATACATATGCGCGCGAATACCCGATTTTGAAAAATGGGAAAATGGCGAAGCGTGGAAGGCGGGCGGAAGAAGAAGGAATTGGGTTTATAACAGCATACTGCGGTTCATGCCATGTGACATGGAACGCCAGCAACACTTTTGTAAACGCGGATGGAACAGTTGAAATCAGCGGAAATGGAGAAGGATGGGAAGAAAATGGGCGTAACGATTAAATGCAAGAAAACCGGCCGGGAAATTGACCTTGGATGCGGCGGATTCATGCAGCTGCGGCGGAAAGTGGCACAACTCATGGGAGAGCCGTTTTACAGCCACTACGAGAAGCTTTGCAACGCGCCAATCATCATGCGACCGGAAGTGGAAGAGAAGTTTTGGAAAGATTGGGACACGGAAGCAGACAGGATACTTGCAGAAAACCACTTTCCAATAAAAGTTGTGAAGTTTCTGCTTGCCCCTGACAGCGAAGCTACGACGCGCTACGGAGCCTGCAAAGAAATTCTGAAGGTAATCGGGGACTACGATGACAACATCTGCTACGGCTATGCCGGCCGGAGCGACTGCGCAATGTTCCGAGACTTCAAGGCAATCCTGCAGGATTGCGTGGACAACAAATGCGATATGGTCTGGATGTAGGAGGATGGAAAATGGATGCTGTTGCGTATTTCAAAGCATATGCGAGAATGTGCGATTCTTTTGATTCTAAGAACAACTTTACGGGAAAACCGTGTGTAGGCTGTCCACTTGACGATATTGGACGCGGATGCCATATGATCGATCTCGCCAACAACGCAGAGGAATGTGTTGCTGCGGTCGAGAAGTGGGCAAAAGAGCACCAGGCCAGAACGAGACAGAGTGAATTGCTCAAGCTGTTCCCAGAAGTAATCTCTGACCCAGATGGGTTTATTGATATTTGCCCAGCTCTTATCGTTTCCGCAAAAAGAAAAACGAAAACGGGCGGCTGTAGATATCCGTCAATTAGCTGTGAAGAATGCAAACGTGAATTCTGGCTGGCTGAAATCAAGGACGGTGAAGCATGATGGACAAGCAGCTGATTTACAGGGAAGACGCGCTCGAAATCGTGCGCCGGACATCGGGAGACTATGCTGCGGCATTTGCTGAGATCAGCCGACTGCCGGCAGTGGACGCAGTACAGGTTACACGCTGCAGGGACTGTGATGGCCGCCGGGCAGAAATTTCGTGGTGTGGGACATATGTTAGGTGCGGATTTCGTGACGCGACCGGCCTTAATATGCCGGAGGATGGGTTCTGCTCTCTTGGGAAAGGAGGACAATAAATGCCGCTCATAAACGTTGCTCTCTACGGAGAAGGAAAACGAAATAACCGGCTTCGGGCAGAATATATTTGCTGCGATCACGCGCAGGAATGCTCCGCATACCACGAAGGGAAATGCCTGAACGTTACCATACCGTTCAACCGACGGTGTGAACTCGGAAGAGTTGAAAAAGTGGATGGCGGCACAAAGCAGAGCAGACTCTATGACAGTGTAACGAACATGGCACGGCATTCTGAAAAATATCGCCTTCTTAAATACCCATCCTATTGGTATGTAATCAGAATCGGTGAAATGGCATATTTGAACCTTCCGTATGTCGATCTCAAAGCGGACGGTGTGCATCTGCGCGCGTCAACGGCGATATTCACAAATCAACATTTGCTAGTGGACAGACCAATGCTGACACCGGACAATTTGGACAACGTACTTGGCTATAACCCACGAAATATGTGCGGAGATATTATCACGAGATATGCGGATGAAACCGTACCGAATTTCCTGCACCAATTCAAAAGACTGTTTCCAGTGGAACATGACCGCTTAGTGAAAGAGTACCCGAAATATGCAGAGCTGTCCCCGACGTTTATCGGAAGATACGCAAAACTCGCAACGTGCAATCCAGACTGCGTGTATAAGGATTCAAGCGGGAGCAAATTCACAATGGAAGACGGAAAACGGATGGTCTGTAAAGAGTATAAATCTGGCTTTCTTCCATTTGGAGCGTCCAAGTCAGAAGTCATTATCACGCTTACGGACGATATGACAGTTAAAATCACGGACAATGCGCAGGTCTTGGATGACACTGTGTTTGTATAGGAGACAAGATGAACAGCAAATACTTGGAATTTCTGAAATCAAAAATCGAGACGGCTCCGGTGAGCGGCTTTTCCGTTCCGGAGGAAGATATCAATCCGGCGCTGAAGCCGCATCAGAGGGATGCGGTACGTTGGGCGCTGCGGGGTGGCAGAAGAGCTCTCTTCGAGAGTTTCGGATTAGGTAAAACTGTACAGGAACTGGAGTTCTGCCATCATGCCGCGAAACATGAAGGAAGGCCAGCGTTGATTGTGCTGCCACTTGGCGTTCGACAGGAGTTCAAGCGGGACGCCGTGAATATTCTGGGATACGAAGAGCCGGTTTATGTACGGACAATGCAGGAGGTACGCGAGAACGCCGGGGCGGAGATCATGCTTACCAACTATGAGCGTGTCCGGGATGGGGATATCGACCCGGCATACTTTGCGGCGACGAGTCTGGACGAGGCGTCGGTGCTGCGCTCATTTGGCAGCAAGACGTATCAAACGTTCCTGCAAAAGTTCAAAGGCGTCAAATATAAAATGGTCGCAACGGCCACGCCGGCACCGAACAAGTACAAAGAGATTATCCACTATGCAGGATATCTCGAAGTCATGGACACCGGACAGGCCCTTACACGGTTCTTCAAGCGGGACAGCACGAAGGCAAATAACCTGACGCTGTATCCGCACAGGGAGGAAGAATTCTGGCTGTGGGTCAGTTCATGGGCGCTGTTCCTTGGGAAGCCGTCCGACCTGGGATATTCGGACGAGGGATACGAACTTCCTGGACTCGAAGTTAGAACGCATGTTGTTCACGACGAATTCGGAAAGATCACGGACCGGGATGGTCAAGTGAAGATGATGAACGATTCTGCCACGAACCTTCAGGAGGCATCACGCGAAAAACGTGAGACAATAGCCGCAAGAGTCCGTTTAGCAAAAGAAATCGTCGACAGTGACCCAAACGCAAGCTTTATCCTCTGGCACGATCTTGAAGCGGAGCGGCACGAAATTCACAGAGTTATGCCAGAGACCGTAGAGATTTACGGAACGATGGACTATGACGAGCGAGAACGCCGCGTGATTGACTTCTCGGACGGCAAAATCCGGCTCTTTGCGACGAAGAAGGAGCTGTCTGGTCAGGGCTGCAATTTCCAGAGGCATTGCCACAGAATGATCTTTGTCGGGATTGACTATGAATTCAACGACTTCATTCAGGCAATCCACCGCTGCTACCGCTTCTTGCAAACGGAGAAGGTCATTGTGGACATCATATATACGGAGGCAGAGATCCCGATTTGGGACGTTTTGCAGAAAAAATGGAAGCAGCATGACTATATGCAGGAGCAGATGCGTGAGATCGTAAAGAAATACGGCCTTTCCGGAGAGCGCATGAAGCAGGAGATGGCCAGAAGCATAGGAGTGGAAAGAGTGGAAATCAGGGGAAAAAACTGGATCGCAGTCAACAACGACTGCTGCGAGGAAACGGCGAAAATGGCGGACGACAGCATAGATCTGATCGTCACGTCGATCCCGTTTTCCAATCATTACGAATACACGCCGAGCTATAACGACTTCGGCCACAACGAGGATACGGAAAAGTTCTTTGAGCAGATGGACTATCTGACGCCGAATCTTCTGCGCATTTTGAAGCCTGGACGTGTATTCTGCTGCCATGTGAAAGACCGTGTTCTTTTCGGCAATGCGACAGGGACTGGTATGCCGACGATGGAACCATTTCATGCTATGTGCATTAAGCACTATATGGAGCATGGATTTGCATATTTCGGCATGATTACGGTCGTTACAGATGTTGTGCGCGAGAACAATCAGACATATCGGCTTGGCTGGTCTGAACAGTGCAAGGATGGGACCAAGATGGGAGTTGGCTGCCCAGAGTACATTCTGCTCTTCCGAAAGCTCCCGACAGACCGGTCAAAGGCGTATGCTGACGAGCGTGTATCAAAGACAAAGGAAGAATATACACGCGCACAATGGCAGATCGACGCACATGGGTTTTGGCGCAGCTCTGGAAATCGGCTGATTACAAAGGATGAACTGCTTCATGCTGACACAGGAAAACTTCAGGCACTTTATCGGAAATATAGCCGAGACTCTGTTTACAACTACGACGAACACGTGAAACTGGCGAAAGAGCTTGACAAGGACGGGCATCTGCCAGCCACGTTCATGGTAGTTGCGCCCGGAAGCTGGACAGATCAGGTATGGGACGATATCAACCGAATGCGGACGCTCAACACAACGCAGAGTCAGCGCAGAAAAGAGAACCATGTTTGCCCCCTTCAGCTGGATATCGTTGACAGGCTTATCAATCGGTATAGCAATCCAGGGGATCTGGTGCTTGACCCGTTTGGTGGACTTGGAACGGTTGCGCTGGAAGCCATCAAGGCCGGCAGACGTGGCTACACCATTGAGCTCAATAATGACTACTTCCGCGATGCGGTCGGCTACCTGAAGGAGTTCGACGAGTCTCAGCAGAGCGACAATCTGTGCCTGTTCGATGTAATCTGAACTGAGTATAAGGCTGCAAATCACGCTGGTTGATTTCAATTCATAACAGCATAATGTTGTTTGAGGGTGCCTATTGCACCCTCATTTTTTCGTTTTCTAGGGTTTACATAATCATGTAAAAAAACATTTGCTGCCATGAGTAAACTTAGAATTAGGAGGGTGAAGCGATGAACGATAGAACGAGCAAAGTCCGGATGCGTTACACGGGGAAGACCGGATACCACGGGCTGAAACACTTGAAAGTTTACGAGATCAGCGTTGTTAGCATGTACGGAAAGTTTTGGGTAGAGGTTGGGAGTGAAGCTATTGCCTATGTTTCGCTTTCGATGCTCTGCCGAAACTGGGTGGACGTTTAGAAAGGGGAATGTTATGAACGACTGCGAGAGAATCGTTGCGTATTGTAGGGAACACGGCTCCATCACGCAGATGGAAGCAACCAGAGAACTTGGAAATACGCGGCTTGGAGCACGCATTTGGGACTTGAAGCACAAACTCGGCTATGAGGTTGAAGATATATGGGAAACGGCCACAGACCGTTTTGGAGACCCAACACGATACAAGCGTTACTTCGTCAAGGATAAGACACAATGAGCGATACATGCAAAGGATGCAAGTGGTGGGAACCGTTTAACTGGGTATGCTGCAACGGAGACAGCCCCCATTGTGCAGATTTCGTCAACTGTAGATGCAGATATTTTGAACGAGAGGACGATAAGAAATGTCAGAACGAAAAGGAACAACGCCATTAACCGCGCGAGAGGAACCGGAAATCAACCGGAAAACCTGCATGGGATGTGACTCATGGGATAAATTCACCTGTTTCAACGCGGCAAGCCAGTTCTTCGGCGGAGCGGTTGACTGCGGGTGCAGATATTACGGGACGGAGGTCGTGGAGAAATGACACAGAGAGAATTTGTGCTGAAAATGGAACCGGGCGCGGAAAACAAAAGCTGCTACGGTGGAATACGTTATTGCCCACACGCATATAGAGATATTCTTCCTGTCCCGCTTGACCTGTGTAATGCAAATACAGCAAGTGCAGAACTCTGTGAGAAATGCTGGAATCAGGAAATGGTTCTCCCTGAACCAGCTAAAAAGCCAATGGCGCAGGTCAACGCATTCATGAATCAGGATGCTGACGAAAAACCGGCTGAAAATTTCGTGGATCATCCGACGCACTATTGCCAAGGCTCCATTGAGTGCATCGACGCTCTGAATGCGATGGTTGAAGGATGGTCCGACCCGGTATCGGCGGTATTGGCGTGGCAGACAGTCAAGTACATCTGGCGGCATCCGTTCAAGGGAAAGCCGGTGGAAGACCTCAAAAAAGCACAGTTTTACCTTGAACGGTTGATACAGCAGTATGAGTGTAAGAAGACAGACTGACCGAAGATTGACATTGCTTCGCCCGTGCGGGACGTGCGGGCAGATGGTTGTTACAAGCGCGGGTTCTCCGTTTATGAGAATGATCGAACGAGATGGCAAAAAAGAAGCAGTCACTTACTATTGCTGCCAAAGCTGCTACAAAGCAAGCTACAAACACATTGGATGGTACGACGGAAAAGCTGATGAACGCCGCGCGGAACGTGAAAAAAATCGGGACAGACGCGAATATAATCGTAGTTATTACGCTGAACACGCGGAAGAAATCAAAGCCAAGAAACGAGCGTACTACGCAGACCATCCAGGGCTGTCCGTTCAAAATAGCCAATATTACAGAGCGAAGCAAAAGCTTCTTGATGCAGAAGCTAGAGAAGGAGGACCGGTAGCATGAGAAAATTCCTTTTCTGTGTCTGCGTGATCCTCGTCCTCACATCAATCACAATGATGATTTTTCAGCGCGATATCGAGCAAGCGCTTGCCAACAAAGCAGAATCAAAAATTAACACTGAAATGCCTATTACTGCCCAAGAAAACCTGAATGAGCCGGAAAACCCGGAGGACACTGCACCGCTGACACAAGAGGAACAGCAGGAAACTGATACCGAAACAGAACCTGACTATTCACAATTCTGCAACCCACCCCATACCAAAGACGGCATTGGAGGTGCCGGCGGATTTATCGTTGATGACCCGCAATGTCTTGAACTGCTTGCACGGGCAATTTACGCCGAGGCTGGTGGGGATGACTGCAGCGACGAAACCCGCATCATGGTCGGAAATGTCATCCTCAATCGGATGCGATGCGAATGGTATCCAGACACAATGGAAGCGGTGCTGACCCAGAAAAGGCAATACAACACGTTCTACTGGACTGGCGTTATTTGGAAAGAGCGTGCGTCGAATCCAAGCGAAAAAGATGCAGTAGAGCGGGCGTACAAATGCGCGGAACGTGTGCTGCTCGGAGAACGGCTACTCCCAGAAGACGTGGTTTTTCAGTCAGAGTACATTCAAGGGACAGAAATCGTAGCATATCAGGACGGGATATACTTTTGCCGATAGGAGGGCGTAGAAATATGGCCGCAGTCATTCAAGCACCGTGTAAAGGGTGCGAAAAACGCGAAATTAGATGTCATGGATGGTGCAAAGCATATTTGGCCTATCAGGACGAAAACAACATGTACAAGGCAATGAGTGCAAACAACAGAAAGTCGCTGTCCCCAACAAAGTCATTCACAAAAAGACAGCGTGAACTTATCAGAAAGGGGATGAAATGCGTCAGATGAACGGAAAAACATACTTGCTTTTTGCGATGCTTTCTGCAATCGCAAGCATCGCAGGTGGTACGTTGTTCATTCAGTTGTCACGCTTTGGACAGACGGCAAAGGAACGATTTGGGAATCTTTTGATTGGAACGTGCGCGATTCTTGTGGGAGTTGTACTTTGCGTGCTGACCACTCTTGAGGCGTTTGAAGCGGTTTAGAGGACGTTTCCATGCCAGAACGTGAAAACACACACGGAGAACGTACAAACGGCGTGCGCGGCGTCTGTGGGCGCGACGCGCGAACCTAAATGAAATGGGAGAGTGGAAAATGTTAAACAGAATCATTGTGCAAGGAAGAATTGTAAAGAAGCCAGAAATGCGTGTGACACAGAGTGGAAAATCTGTGGCAAGTTTTACGCTTGCTGTTGAACGCGACTATGCAGCTCAAGGACAAGAGCGCGAAACAGACTTCCTCGATGTGAACGCATGGAATCAGACAGCAGAGTTTGTCGGAAAGTATCTTGACAAAGGAAGCATGGCTTTGGTCGATGGCAAACTTCAAATCCGTAACTGGACGGACAAAGAGGGGAATAAGCGTCGTAACGCAGAAATTGTAGCCGAACGGGTCTACTTCTGCGGGAGTAAGCCGACAGACGGAACGTCGAAATCCAGCTATACAGCACCTGTGCCGGCATCCGCAACCGACATCCCGGAAGGATTTGCGATGCTGGACGAAAAGTCTGACGATCTGCCGTTTTGATGGGAGGTGAAAGACATGAATTTGAATTTTGAAACAAAACTTTATGGCAATGGAGAACTGGAAAATTTCGATGTTCCGTCCGCACTTCTGATTGACTTGGGTATCCTGACTGAGGAAGACCTTGGGTGCATTATGGACATTGCAGCCCGAAAAGGGTATTGGGTGTTTACAAAGCCGATAGCTGTTGCGCCGGAGGTTCGAACCTATGGATAACGTTCAATGGATTAAGCTCAAAGTCGGAATGTTTGATGGTGAGAGCTTCAAGAAAATCAAAAAAGCCAAAATCGGCGGCGAGAGTTTCCGCGATAAACTGACGGCTGTGTGGTTTGAGCTGCTGGACTTCGCCGGTAAATGCAACCACTCCGGTTTCCTCATAAACTCAAGGGAAATTCCGTTTCAGTCAATCAGCGATATAGCAGTCATGATCGACCGAACCACAGAAGAATTGGACCTCTGCATGAAATTCTTCATCAACGAAGGAATGGTTGAAATCATTGACGATATATACCTCCTGTCGAATTGGATGATGTATCAGAATGAAGATAAACTGGCAAAAATCCGAGAACAAAAAAGAATTAGCCAAGCAAAATGGCGGATGTCAAAGAAACTGAAATCAGAAGATACAAGCGATAATGCAAAGTCAGATGTAGAATCTACAGGAACATCTACAGCACATCTACCCTCTTATTCTATTTCTAATTCTAGTTCTACTTCTAGTAATAAAGAAAAAGAAGGAAAAGGGGGTACGGGGGAAAGGGGAGGGAAAACGCAGCCAGTTTCCGATGAGATCAGCGCGGCTATGTCTAAGCTGCCTTCGCTGGTTCAAGTACAAATGCAGAATTGGCTTGAATACAAAACCGAGCGCAAAGAATTCTACACCCCTCGTGGCTTACAGTCTTTGATGACGGTGGTGAAAAAGAAGGTAGCCCAGTACGGAGCACAGGCAGTCAATGATGTTATTGAACGCACCATGGCGTCGAATTATCAAGGAATAGTGTGGGAATGGCTTGACCGAAAAGCACAACCGGCAACGCAATCCACACGCGAAGCGTCCAGCAGCAATCCATTTTTACGGGAGGATATATGACAAGAGACGAAACAAGGAAAATCCTTGCTGTGCTACGAACGGCCTATCCAAACTTCTACCGGAATGTATCGGATTCAGATGTAACCGATACGCTCAACTTGTGGGCTTCAATGTTCACAGATGATGACCCAAGGCTTGTTGCAGCGGCAGTGAAATCTATTATCGTAGCAAGCAACCGAGAGTTTCCACCAAATATCGGAACAATCAAGGAACAAATGAGAAAACTGATGCAGGATGATGACCTTTCCGAAATGGAGGCGTGGGCCAAAATATCTGCTGCGTGCCGGAATGGTATATATGGAGCGCAAGAGGAATTCAGCAAACTGAGTCCTACGCTTCAGCGTATTGTTGGCAGCCCACAACAGCTTAGTGAGTGGGCATTGCTGGATACTGATTCTCTGCAAAGCGTTGTAGCATCAAATATCCAACGGTCGTTTAGAATGGTTCAGCAGAGAGAACGCGAACAGACAAAATTACCGCAGGAAGTACAGGCCCTCTTGCAGTCGATTCGCATGGGGAGCGCCGGAAATCTGGAAGGAGAGAATGATGTTAAAAGAATATCGCGACAAGGCTTTTAGCACACACTGTCAACTGTGTGGCGAGGAAATATTGGACGAAGAATCGTTTTATTTCGATGATGGCAGCTATTTCATACGCGGGTATTGCATACACCAGGTTTGTGCTGAGGAAGAGACACAAGATATGCCGGGATATACAAAACTTAGGAATGAAATGCGTGAAAACATGACGCTTATAAATCCCTCTCAGAAAAAGGATTCGGTGAAAAGCAATGATGTATGATGATGCACAACAGGAAATTGCAACCGGTATGTGCGCATGGTGTGACGCGGAAATATATCCGGATGACGAGATCTGGTACGACGGCTTTTTAACGTACATTCACAATGAGTGCGTCGAAAAAATCGAGGCCATGCCAGACGAAGCACCGATAGCTGCGTTTATCCGGGAAGATTACCGGCAAACGACCATGCGGAAGATCATAGATGACCGATGGGCGAGAGAAGAACATGAAGTTTGAAATTGTAAGAGCGCTGGACGGGAAAGGCATGATGGAGACGGATTATGAATCCTGCATCCCATCTGATGAAACAATCCGCAGCATGATAAAAGCTGGCTACAAGGCATACAAAGACGGTCGGGTATACCGGCCGAAAGATGGAGGGAAAAATGGTACAGTTAGGACAAACGGTAAAAAAGGTCGTTAGCTTTGCCCCAGAACGAAATATAAATCAGTTCAACAGTGAAAAGAAGACGCTCTACGGAAAGGTCATTTTTGTTCATCCAAAGAGAAGATTCTACACCGTGGAATTCTCACTCTGGAATGGGAGTAAAATCCGCTCATGCTATACGGAGGGATTGTAATGGGAAACGGACTCACATACGCGCAGAAACTTGCGATTGCAAGGCAAACTGAACTGACCATTGGTGTTGACACCGGTTTTCAAAAGGCGGCAGACTTCTTTTCTATCGCGCTTTATGAAGAAGGGTTTGGAGAACAACGGCAAGAAAAAATCGCCAGACGCGTTATGGAACTCGATCAAGAATATGGGGATGCGTGGACTGGACGCGTGGAAGCAGATTACAAGCAGGAACAGATAGACCGTATCTTGAAAAAAGCATACGGAAAGAATTTCACTCCGTTCTTGGAACGGAATCCGTATATAAAGAAATTCAACTATGCAGGGAAAGGAAAACGTTAATGCAAAAAGACAAAATAACAGTGGTCGAAACGGCAATGAAACAAATTGATGCAGAAGCAAACCAAAATGGGACTGGATGCGCGTACTGGCGCGGATTCTTGCAGGGCGCACTCATGCAGCAGCACGAAGACATGCACGGTATTCAAGAACAGCTTGCGGCGAGATTTCTTGAATACGCAAAATTCGAGGACAATCGTGTGCGCTATGTGAGAGAACCGTCCGCGAAGACTCCAACGTATGCGCACCAGGACGATGCCGGCATGGATTTATATGCGTCGAAGGGAAATTATATTCCGGCCGGCGGAAGATGCACTTTCCACACCGGCATCCATGTCGAAATCCCGAAGGGGTACTTCGGCGCAATCAGAGCCAAGAGCGGCCTCCTTCGGAATCACGGAATCATTTGCTCCGGAACAATCGACGTAGGCTATACCGGCGAGATCATGGTGACGCTGGTCAACACGAGCGACGAAATGTACTGCGTATCGGAAGGGGACAAGATTGCGCAGTTGATTATCATTCCGTATGAGCGTGTCGAGCTGCTGGAAGTGGAGTCACTTGAAAAGACCGAACGTGGAGACAACGGCTTCGGGAGCAGCGGAAGATGACGTTTGAAGAAAAGGAAAAATTACTCAAAGAAATATGGAAATGGCTTAATGACAGCGGCACACTCGACGAGTGGCTGCCAACGCCTAAACCAAGAATTGGACCAGAACTCGTAGATGTCAGGAGTATTGAATTTGGAAATCCTGTCGTTTATAATAGCAAGCAGAAGATCCGCATACCGCCTATCGACCAATCCAAGGCAACGGGCGGATATGGAAAACCGATGCAAATTATATCCGATGGCGAGTGGTCGTTGATTTGCGCGCTGCGTGGAGGGAAGACAGATGGAATGTAGTTACCTTCAACGTGTGACAGCGTTTTTCGAGAGCTATTTTGAAATCCCGAAATTCTACTATGCAGAGAAGAAACGGGTGATTCGCACAGAAGCAATACACGACCTCATGCGGCAGCTCGTCGGAATGGGCGTTTTTCAGGACGAAGAAGACGTTCGGAAAGAGGCGTTGACGGACTACGATGTGATGCTTCCACCTACAGAATAAGCGAATGGGACTGCTAATGCAGTCCCATTTTTGCGTTCAATTTCGTGCCGATTTTCGTGCCGATTTTGAGGCAAAAAACGCTTACAGAACTAAAAAATCAATGCAAGTAAATGAAAAACTGCTTTCAATGGAAAAGCCAGCAAAGCTTTGATATACAAGGAAAAACCCGTAATCCTTAAAGATTACGGGTTTTTCCTTTTGGCAGGGGATGAGGGATTCGAACCCCTGACACTACAAGCAAAACGGTAAATATATATGAGGATTTTTGAAGCGTGCAAAAATCCGTGCCGATTTTGCATACGTTAGACCTGGATGTTTTTGTAAAAATCCTTCATCTTTTCGGAATGCTGATCGATGTCTTTTTGAGATTCATGTAGATAGTGCGCATGAACTGTCTCTATATTTGTCCAACCGCCAAAACTCATTGTACGAAGTTCAGGCCAGCCAAGATGGTAGCCAAGCGATGCAAATGATCTGCGCAATCCATGGACGGAAACGAGCGGTAGATTATTTGTTTTGCAGATTTTATTGATTTGTTTCCCAATGGCTTGAGGCGAGAGCTGAACAATATATTCGTCAGCGTCAATGTCAGGAATGATTTCGAGAAGACGCGGAATTACAACGGGGACTTCTCTTTTGGAGGCATATGTTTTGTTAGTGTCCTTCTCAACCAACCGATTGTTGGAATCAAGAACACGCGCTCCGGATACGTTGATTGTAGCCCTTCCATCCTTTGAGATTACGATATCTTTCCGCTTCAGGTCAACGAGTTCTGAAAGTCTCAGCGAATGCAAGGCTAATAATGCTGCGAGTTCGCAAGTCTTCCCATGAATCAATGGAATAAAAATTTGTATTTGTTCAAAGTCCAAATAAGGAAGACCGCCCTTGCTGAATTTTGGTAGTTCGACTTTTGGAGGGGTTATTCCAGCATACCGCATAGCAGCAGAAATGACGTTCCATCGGTTAAAGACAGTCTTCGCAGAAACGTGTTTCGCTTCCTCGTTGACAACCGATTGCCAATCGATGCTGGCGGAAATATCCGTGTTCATGTATTGCTGGAAACCGTGCCGAAGAACGATATCGTAGCCGCGATATGTGGCCGGCGATATTATCTTGGATTTCCCTTCCATCATTTTTTGTATAGCTTGCTTTACCGTAAGTTTTGGGGCAAGCTTTTTCTTTTCAATGAACCCTGCACGAACAGCTTTTGCCTTTGCAATGCACAGCGCTTTTGTTGGCTCTGTGATACTCTGCTTCTCCGCATCCAAATAAATTCTCCAGTTACCACTAGCAAGCTTGCGGGGAGAAGGAACTTTGATTTCGTCTTTTTTCTTCCGTTCCTTTATCTGTTTTTCTCCACACCAGTTACAGAACATAGAGTTGGATTCAATTTCACGACCACAGGATTTACACTTCATGATGAGTGGCCTCCTGCAATTTCTCCAAGGCATCATTACGTTCCTTCATAACACGAAGAAATTCCTGCTTCAAAGCATAAAAAGTATCTGCACAGACTCCGATGCTTGGAGCAATCTTGATGTTTTCATCAAGCGCGTCCAGAACTGCTTGATCGCGCTCATTGATATTGTTTCCCAAACGAATAACCTCCATGGAATTAAAAAAGTACAGAACACAATCAATCTTGATGAGAAATTCAAGGAGCTCTTAGAGAAAGTGAGCGACAAAGATGGATTACTTAGATTCCTTCTGTTTTGCATTCTGCGTCTGAATAAAGACGAGCCAGTTCAAGCAATTTAGAGCGAGTGGTTGCAGACAATTGGCTAAAAATACGAACCATCTCCATGGCCTCGGTGTCGTTACTGACATCGGGGTCATTTTTTTGCGCGGGTAAACCGCCAATCAACTCCTGCTCGGAGACACCAAAATATTCACAAAGTTGAATAAGCGTCCGTGGTTGCGGCGTTGTCCGTCCATCAATCCAGTTGCGGATTGTGGTTTGTGAGCAATGCAAGTCATTCGCCAGTTTATAAGCGGACAGACTGCGCTCACGCATGAGTGTTTTGAGTTTTTGTGAAAAATCCATAAAAATATACCTCCAATTTTGGATAAGCAATTTACTCCAATAGGGTTGCAAATGATTCAATAATGGTGTAAAATATGGAGCATGAGGCAAGCCAATATTCCAGTTGGGTATAGAAATACCCAAGATGGATGAGTAGCTTGATTCTGTATTGGACGTTCAGAATTTTACTACTCCAACTTGCTAATGTCAATCCCAAATGGAGGTGAAATTGTGAACTTTTCTGAAACATTACAAAAAATGATGCAAACGAAGGGTGTGACCAGATACAGATTGGCTAAAGATCTTGGAATCAGCCAGTCAACTGTTACGAACTGGCTGGAAGGACGAACGCCGCATCCTTTCATGATGGATAAGGTTTACGCTTATTTTGGAAGATCAACGTTTGATGCTAATGATGAGCGGGCAAAGCATCGGAGGCCACAAACATGAACGACCTCGTATTCTTAGCACCAAACACGGAAGAACCGTTCACAACATCAGAAGTCATCGCTGAATGCGCCGGAGTTCAACACCATAAGGAGTTTTTGGCGCACACGCAGCGCAAGGAGGAAATATGCCACGTTTGAAGAAGAAAGAGCCTGACTTCATAAGGGTCACTCGTTTGATAAGAGGATATGCGCCAGTATCGAAGGTCGCGGAAATGATTGGGAGATCTGTACCAACTGCACGTAAAAAGATAAACGACCCTCGACAGTTTACGCTCGGAGAATTACAGATGATTTCCATGAGGGCGCATATTCCCTGGGAAGACATGAATCAGGCGGTGAAGCCATGAGCCTAATCCGGAAACATTTTGAAGACCGGGACAGCTGGCTGATTGGCCGGCAGGAACTCGGAATCGGTGGTTCTGACGCTGCAGCGGTTTGCGGACTCTCACCGTGGACATCTCCAGTGGAACTCTGGAGAATAAAAACGGGGCAAAAAAAGCAAAAGGACATATCCGCGAATGCTGCGGTTGAACGCGGCGTTCGGATGGAGCCAGCGCTTCGGGAGTTGTATGCAGCCATGAATCCGCAAATGCAGGTCGAGCACTTCCCATACGACATTCTGGCTCAGAGTGAGCGGCCGTGGTTGACAGCGACCCTTGACGGAGAACTTACCGACGAAAACGGTCGGCACGGCATCCTTGAAATCAAAACCGGTCAGACCATGAAGAAAGTTGACTACGAAAAGTGGGCGGACGGAAATGTGCCGATTTACTACCTCGCCCAAACACAATGGCAGCTATTGGCTACTGGATGGGATTTTGTTGATCTGTTTGCCGCGCTTCAGGACATCCGTGGTGACTGGTCAATGAGAACACGCCGAATCGAACGGGCAGAGTGCGAAGAAGACCTCGCATGGCTGCTGGACAAAGCAGATACGTTCTGGGGGTACATCCAAAAGCGGCAGATGCCGCCGATGACTTTGAGGATATGAAAGGAAGGAACACATTGATCGTTGAAGTCAAATTTTACAGAGAAAGTGCGAAAGCATACGTCGGACGCGGGTACAGCTATGAAACAGACATGGCACTGAACGTTGGAGATCGTGTGCTTGTGCCGGCTGGAAAGGGAAAGAACAGAGCAATAGTCGTGGCGGTGAATGTGCCGCGAATTGCCGTCAATCCTGATTACTTCCCATTGAAGCGCATTACGGAATACGACATGCCGGAGGTGAACGCTTGATGGAAACAACGGAAATCAGGATGATAACCGACCTCGACAAAGCACTTCCACAGAGTATCGCATTCAACTTCGAGGAAGTGAAAACATGGCTGACCGAGAATCTTGCATCTTACAAGAGCATGGTCGTCACCGAAGACGAAATTGGAGCGGCAAAGGCCGATAAAGCCAAGATTTCAAAACTGTCAAAGACCATATCAGAACAGCGAATTGCAATCAAGAAACGCTATCTGGAGCCGTATAACGACTTCGAGGCGAAAATGAAAGAACTGTCCGGTATGTGCGACGAGGCTGCGAAGAACATTGACGTACAGGTCAAGGCTTTTGATGAAAAACGGAAAACTGAGAAACGCGAGTGGCTGAAAGCCTATTTCAGCTCTGTGAACACACAGCCATGGCTCGCCTTTGAACGGATTGAAAATCCACGCTGGATGAATGCCACTTATGACATGGAAACTGCGAAATCGGACATCCAGCAAGCTGTGAGCACCATTGCAGAGAACGTTGCAACCATCACAGAAGCTGGCGGAGAGTTTGAGAGTGAAATCTTTCTGGAATATCAGAAAACGCTTGACCTTGGAGCGGCCATGCGGCGCGGCGGAGAACTGAATAGGCTGAAAAAGGAGCGGGAAGCACACAGAGCTGCCGAAGAAGCAGCCGAACGCGCAAGACGTGAGGCGATTGCGGCGCACGAAGCTGCTATGGAAAAGGCACAGCGCGAGCAGGCCGAAAGGGATGCACAACGGAAAATCGAAGAAGAAACTGCGCGCAGGGCGGAAGAAATGCTGAATTCGTCAAATCTTTCTCACGTCGATGGGATGGAAAACGCGCAAACGGAACCTGTTTCTGTGCTCGATTTCAGAGTGTACGTTACCAATGAGCAGAAAATCAAACTTCGGGACTGGCTGAACGCCAACGGCATCCGATTCTGCCGTGTACCAAAATTCGGAGACTGATATACGAAAGGAATGTGAAATATGAACGCAACAACTAGACTTACACCGCCTGCAAAGACGCAGACGTTTTCAAAAGCCATCACGTCCAATGCGATGCAGGAGCTTATCCGAAAATCTTTGAAAGACCCCAAAGCTGTAGCGAGATTTACATCGACGCTGATTCAAGCGGTGAATTCTTCTGACCAGTTAAAGGAATGTGATCCCGGAAGCGTCGTAGCAGCTGCACTTCGCGGAGAAGGAATGGGCCTGATACTCAACATTCACTACCATTTGGTTCCCTTCGGGCGGATGTGTAATTTTATCATTTCATATAAAGGCTATATTGCGCTGGCCCTTGCGACTAAGCAGTACCACGATATAGATTGCCTTGACATCCGAGAAGGCGAGTACATGGGACGCGATTCGCGCACTGGAAAGCCAAATTTTGACTTCAACGTTTACTCTACGGATGAAGAGCGTGAAGCAGCACAAGTAATCGGGTACTATGCCTATTTCGAATTGAAAGATGGAATGTTCCGACCGGAATTTTGGTCGATGAACAAGCTCCTGTTCCATGCAGATCGGTATTCACAAGCGTTTGATCTTGAAAAGTTCAAAAAGTTCACTTCTGGGGAAATGACAAAAGAAGAGGAAGAAAAGATGCGGAAATCCTCACCTTGGAACGACGTTGGGTATGGGCAAGACAAGATGTGCCGTAAAACCGTTCTCCGCAGCCTCCTGAACTCCGGTTATGCGCCGCTTTCCAATGAAATCCGCTATGCAATGGAAAGCGACTCCGAAGATGGTGTAATTCCAGAGATGCCCATTATCAACGTTGACAAGTCAACTGGAGAAGTGACTGGCGCGGTTCCGACAACTCCTGCTATCACTGCTGCATCGGATGATGACTTCTTCGATGAAACTGCCGTGAGCGCTGAACTTGAACGAAGAAATGATGCCAAGCAGGAAGAAGTACAGGACCCTGCACCCATCAAGCGGAAAAAGGCAGCAACCGAAAGCAAGCCGGAAGCAGTAGCAACGTCCTACACGGACGATGGCTTTTTCGGCGGTGGTGAATAATGAGGCCAATCATAAATGGCGGGGTCACACAGGACCCAAAAGACCCGAAGCGGCAGTCATGCGAAACCATGCTTATTTGGGGAAAGGTTACGCGGGACGCAAAACTCGAATACACAAAGGGTTCAAACAACAAACCCCCGATGCCAAAGGTCACATTTGGCGTAGCATACGAGGAAAAAAAGTTCATGAACGTCCTCGCATTAGGGGAATCTCCTCAAACCAATATCGCGCAGCGCGTTCGGAAGGGCGATCAGGTTTTAATCGCTGGAAGATGGTCAAGCAAAGAATACAAAAACAGCGCCGGTGAGGAAAAAACATGGGCAGAACTGAGAATTGAGCAGATTGCCATTCAGAGCGACGACTATCGAGAAGAAATGATTGACTGCCTCTGGACTGCGTTCGCAAACGCGATGGCAAAAGGCTATATGCACGACAGGACAGAATTCATGCGGGCATTCAACACCGGCTTCGTAGATGCGTTTTGGGAGCTTTGCCAGTCCATGCAGGGAGAAGAACCACAGGAAACGGATGACGGAGAAGCGGTTGGTGGCGATGACTACGAGCTGACAATTTGAGGACTTTTCAATGGGAAAGGGAATTAGCCTATCTGATCTGCCAGAACCCTACAGACGGCAGGCGGAACAAAAGCTCATACAGGAAATGCAGCGTAGAACGGCTGTACAGTCATCGGCCAAGGGCGTAAACCGGGAATCTTGTGGGAAAAAGGTAAAAACCGATAAGCCACCAAAACTGCGAAACAAGAAGGTTACTCGCGGAGGCAAGACCTTCGACAGCAAGCGTGAGGCAGATCGGTACGATGAACTCGTGCTTTTGGAAAAACAGGGGGTTATTCAGAAACTTGAATGGCAGAAAGAATACCTCCTGATTCCGGCACAGTACAAAACCGTCGAGCAGTACGGGAAACGCGGAACGAGAATCAAGGACAAGCGCATTCTTCTCGAACGGCAGGTGACATATGTTGCCGATTTCGTTTACGAAAAGGATGGAGAGACAGTCGTGGAAGACTCGAAGGGCTACAGGAATCCTTCTTCGGCACCTTATGCAAAGTTCGTACTGAAGCGGAAACTGATGCTCTGGATACATGGAATCAGAATAACGGAAGTTTGAATCGGAGGCAGAAACAATGGAATCTATGCGTGAAGATGTATTTAGATTGGCGGTAGCACCATGGAAAAGCATTTACAGGTCAGACACGCCGGAGAGGGTAACGAAAGAAACGCAGGACGAAATTGATTTCTGCCTTTATCACTGTCCTTATGCGGACACTGAGTGCTGCAACTGCCTTGACGGCGGCACAAAAGAGAAGCAAGGAAGGCCGAACGTAGGCGGAGAGTTTGATTTGGAACGTCTGAAGGAAATGCTACGCTTGAAAATACCGCAGGCAAAGATCTGTAGGGAACTTGGCGTAACTCGGCAGACAGTATACAACTACAAGAAAAAATGGGGGTGATTTAGGTGATTCATCTTGGCGATATTTGCAAAATCAACGGCGCGGAAATCGAACCGGTTGACTGCATAATTGGTGGTTCACCTTGTTAGACAGGACTTATCAATAGCTGGAAAGCGCAAAGGACTTGCAGGCGAACGTTCTGGCCTTTTCATGGAACAAATCAGAATTATCAAGGAGATGCGAGAACATGACAGAAAGACCGGACGGACAGGTGAGTTTGTTCGAGCAAGATACATGGTATGGGAAAATGTGGCAGGAGCATTCAGCTCAAACAAAGGCCGTGACTTCGCGGCAGTCCTCGAAGAAGCAATCCGCGTCGCAGAGCCGGAAGCTCCCGATATTCAAGTGCCTGACAAGGGATGGCCAACTTGGGGGGGGTACAGGGACGTGGACGGACGATGGAGCGTGGCTTGGCGCGTGCTCGACGCGCAATGGTGGGGAGTGCCCCAACGACGCCGTAGAATCGCGCTTGTCGCAGATTTTGGAGGAACGACCGCACACGAAATACTCCTTAACACCAAAGGCGTGTATGGGCATCCTGAGACGGGCAGAGAAGCGGGGGAAAGATCTTCCAGAAGCACTGAAGGAGGCACTTCTTGCACAGTCCGCATCCGGGGGGACTGCGACGGAGGCGGAAAAGGAGCTTTAGTCCAGACGGAAAAGAGTGGCACGCTTGGAACTGGAAATGACCAGACGCTTTTCCAAGGAGTAATAACGCCATGGGATACACAGACGAACCGCGTATATGGGCAGGGTGGAGTTTTCCCATCGATTTCTGCAAGAGAGAAGGCTGGGATGGACAGACAAAGCGTTTTCTGCGTTCCCATCAATGACAAGGCAACCCGCTATTCAGGCGGTGGCGACACCAGAAAAGACGATGGTGCGGGAAACGGACTCGGAGTGGGACACAACGGAGAACCCTCACCGACGCTCACGGCTGCCGACAGGCATGGCGTGTATTGCGCGGGATTCAAGCTTGGCAATAGCGAACAGGCACGGAGCATCGGATACCAGGAAGAACAGTCACCGACGCTCAACGCAGAGTGCGGTGGAAATAAGCCGGCAGTCGTGTACAGCTTCGATTCTCTTGCGTCCAACAGCATGAAATCTCCAAACCCAAAGAGCGGATGCAGAGAGGTAGATACGGCGAGGACACTGGATACCACGTCACCTGACCCGTCGAAGAATCAAGGTGGAATTGCGATTCTTGACATGAGCCATGCAAACGACGTGATTCGTGAATGTGGGGATGTCGTTCCGACGCTACAAAGCAGGATGGGAACCGGCGGAAACCAAGTGCCGCTTACCTTCCAACAAAATGGATTTGGAGACTACAAGCAAGCAGATGTCGCCAGCGCCTGCAAACAGCGCGATTATAAGGACAGCACGGATTTGTGCAATCAATACGGAATTGTGCGCCGCCTGACACCGACGGAATGCGAACGGCTACAAGGTTTTCCGGACAGCTGGACCGACATCGGAGCATGGACAGACGAAAAGGGAAAGCTTCACAAGGAATCATCAGACAGCGCGCGGTATCGAGCACTCGGAAACTCTATCGCGCTGCCGCCTTGGAAATGGGTTCTGAAACGACTTTGCGCACAGTATGAACGTGATGCAACGTTAGGAAGCTTATTCGACGGCTTGGGCGGATTCCCTTTGATCTGGATGCAGCTCAACGGCTGGAGCAGCGTCAAGTGGGCAAGCGAAATTGAACCGTTCTGCATCGCAGTAACTAAACGGCACTTCGGAGATGAAAAAAATCCCGGCGATGCTTGGAAGTATTTGATTGGAGCGCAGAAAGATGGCTAAGTACATTCATGCGGTGAACTTAACTGCATATTTGGATATGGCGTTGATTGAAAACAAATCTTCGCCGACGGCCGGATATGCGCTGCTGAAGCTGCACCAAATCATCAATGAATATCCTAACTATTTCGGCTGTATCACGATGGGAGAGTGCGAGGGATGCCGATGGAACGGCAGACACCAGAAATGTTCGTGCTGCCGACGAAATCCGAGCTTGAAAGACTGCTATGAGGTAAAACCATGAGGACAGACGATATTATTCACGGACTGCAATGCTGCTATGACACGACAGGGGAACTCGATTGCGAATCTATGTGTCCGTTCGTGAATGTGGAAGGGTGCAGAATCAAACTGCACAAAGCTGCCGCAGAACGCCTTGAGTTCTTTGCAGCAGAAGTAAAACGATTGGAAGCTCTTGTACAGCCAGTAGGTTGTAATCCCTGCGACGGGTGCGACCGTGGATGGGGAATGATTGCTGGATACAAAAACGGGAAAGTGGAGTCCAAGAGCTGTATGGAAGAATGCCAGCTGCTGAAAGAGTATCTGGAGAAACAGAAGGAGGGACAGCCATGCTGCCCATGATGGAAGCAGGGTGCTATAACTGCCCGGTAAAAAACTGCACTGCGGCATATCGCGGGAGCGAATGCGCCGCGAACCGTGCAAAGGTAGGAATCGATACCGACCCACTAACTAATGGCGAATACATCAGGCAGGCAGACGACAATCAGCTTGCGGACGTTTTGTACAGAGCTGTTTCTGGGATAGTAGCAGAGATGATTCGCCGTCTCGGAATAACCGACTGGGAATGTCCGGACATCCGAGATAAATATGTCGAGTGGCTGCGAAGCCCATGTGACAAGGAGGCCAAATGAAGACGCTGAATGGTGGGCAGAAACTCACAATCCCGTGTAAAATTGGAGACTACTGTCTATTCGACACAGGACTGTGTATCAAAAAAATGAGAGTCAGAGGCTTCTACTTTGGCTATCCTGATGGGCTACGCATTGACCTCGGCGACATCGAGCCAATCGCATCTCATCACTCAATCGTTGGCTATGTTGCAGCCGAAGACGATATCATGCAGAGCGAAGAAGCAATCAGAATAAGAAAGCAGGTGATGTATCCATGAAAACTGAAATCACGAAAATCAAGGGTGACTGGATAGAGGTCGCTTCCGATTGCCGGTCAACGGTCGGCAAGCCGCCGCTCGACCATGAGCCGAGTACGGAATTCAAACGGAAGATCCTGATTGCGGAGCATTCTACAATCAGAGACATTTCCGTCAAATGGATATGGAAGGGAATCAAAAGTTGGATTGCTACGCATTGGAGCCGCCACAAATGGGAGTGTTTCATCAGAACACAGCGCTCAGACCGGACGGGCATTGACCGCGACAAACTGCCGCAGGACGCGCCGGTTGACTTCGTAGGAGAAGCAAATGTACAGGCGCAAATTGACACCATGCGGAAACGTTTGTGTCGTAAAGCCGCTCCGGAGACGCGACAGTACGCCGAGGACTTCAAGGCAGCACTCCACGAGATCGAACCTGAAATCTCGGACGTTCTGTGCCCTGATTGTGTCTACCGAGCGGGCTGCCCAGAAATGACACCGTGTGGAGACGGAAAATGCTTTTTCGATGTCCTGATTGACCAAACAGCCGGTGCGGTTGCGACGACACACATCCAAGACCGCTACGATGCCTACAACAAATTCTTCTATGAACGGAGGAAGGCAGAATGAGCATTTTCGTTGAAACGTGCCCGAAATGCGGCGCAGAACTGCAAAATATCGTGATCGCTACGTTCCCGCCTATCCCGCAGAAGAAGTGTTTCAACTGCGGATGGAGCTGGGAAGGGAAACCTGAGAAGATCGAGTACAGGAAGTTTGAGGAAGCCGCTGAAGAGAAAGACCAATGTCGGTAAATGTGCAGTTTGTCTGCCCGGTGTGCGGGAAGCGTGTGACGCGAATCAGGGAACCCGGACAAAAAAGTTATTTCTGTAGTCAGACTTGCTTCAATTTCGCGCGGCGCAACGGAATGTGGGGCCAGCGGAAAGAAACCAGCTTGCCGGGCGACTTGGCACATGAGAAGGTCACGATAAAAATTACGCAGGATATCCCGATTTTTCAGCAGATGCGGCCGAAAATCGGTGCGCTGTATGCAGCGGAAAAATACGATGGAAAGTACCCCGGATACGTTATCACTGCCAACGGGTACAGGGTAAACATCCGGTGGAACGAATGCGTGGAGGTGAAGAAATGAGCCAAGCAGTGCTCATCAGCATCAGACCAAAGTGGTGCGAGAAGATCATAAGCGGTGAGAAAACGATTGAGGTGCGCAAGACGCGCCAGAAGATGGATATGACGTTTAAGTGCTACATTTACCGTTCGGTTCAGGGCGGCGTCATTGGAGAGTTTGTATGCGACGACATTTTTGAAAAGATCGTCAGAGTAGGAGGAAGCTGTGAACCGCCGAAATATTGCATCTGCGATTGGAACATGGACTGCACACCACTTGATACGCTTCTTGCGGATGCCTGCCTGACAAAAGACGAACTGGAGAAGTATCTGGACGGCGGCGTCGGCTACGGTTGGCATATTTCAGACTTCAAACTCTACGATAAGCCGCTGCCGCTCAACACCTTCAAAAAGTGGTTTCGGGAGTGCGCGTATTCAGATCTCGGTTTTGCCATCCCGGACTGCGAGAAATGCACGGACTTTGGATGCTTTGTGCAGAAGCCGCCACAGTCATGGTGCTTCGTGGAGGAGCTGCAATGAGCGGATTTTGCAATGGAAAAAACGTTGCATGCACGCATGCGACGAACTACGGAGACTGCCAAATCGCGGCGTGCTGCAAGCACCATGAACCAAAAAACGAATTAGGCAATAGTCAGCTCATACGTTGCCCAAACGGGCATATCGTCGGAGTTTGCGGCGTGAACGGGACAGTAGAAATTAAACACAAGGGCCGAACAATAGTTGTAAGCTCATCAAATGCAAATGTGCAAATAACCTGCGAACAATGCGGCAAGATGGTCACAGTCTATCTGGACTGCGGAAAAACTGATGTGGAGGAGTGTATATGATAATTAAATCCGGAGATTATGTAGAAAGTCTGCATGGGAATGTCGGTGTAGTAAAAACAGTTGGGAAAACAGTGCCTGTTGACGGCAAGGAGCAATTCTCCTTCGATTGGGAAATCACGCGCCCGTCCATCAGAAGCGGCGACCGTGGCTTCTTTGCTGGAAGCGAATCCGATTTGTGGCGGCACTACCGTCAAATTGGCATGTATCACAACCCGTTCCAGAAAGAGAGAATGACAAAGCAGAGAACGAAAAAGCAGAGAATCGAACCGATTGAATTCGGAAAGATTGAAAAAGCAAGAGCAACGAAGGTGACGATTTCGACAGACGGGGACGTAAAAACTGAACGCGGTGAATTCGATATCCTGAAACGCGCAAAATTAACGGTCACAGATCTTGCAGTCAAAATCAACGAAATTATCAAATATCTGAATGCGGAGGAATGTTAATGGAGCATATTGTACAGTTTGGCATCAACATCGATGACGAGGCAATCAAGCGTACCATAATGGAAAGCGGCGTTAAAACTATCGAAGCGCAGATCAAACAGGAAATCATCAATAAAGTTTTCACAACATACCAATACAGAAATGCGAATCCTGCCAGAGATCCGTTATCTACATGGACGCAGAATATCGTAGCGGACACGCTTGCAGAGAACCGAGATGCGATTATCAGCCAAGCGGCAATTCTTGCGGAAAAGATGGCAAAGAGCACGAAAGTCCGCGAAGCGGTCATTGCAAAGACGGCAGAATGAGACACGTCAGAATTGTAGCGTTCCCACCGGTTGAACCCGAATGGAGCGTAATGCCATACTTCTGCGAGACGGAACATAAAACCGGCGACATTGTGAAGATAACACCGAAGGAATGTGGAGAACTGAAATATATTTTCACCGACGAATCTCATGATGTAGTATACCCGGCTGAAGGCTCCATTCCGGAAGAAACCGATAGCTTTCCGGCAGGAAAATACTACAGGGTGTATTGCTTGGATGAGATTTCATTGCTGTGCAGCAACATTCCACTCAAACTGGATGGTTTCGTTGAGAGATATTTTGATGGGGCATACATTTACGAAAACAGGAAATGGGGGCCACTGTGGTGGTAGATTTCATGTGTGCGCGTATCTGCGATAATCTGCAACTTGAACTTCATAAGGACGTGCTGCGGGCGATAATCGAGCAGGATGAGTTCTACCGAGTGTTGGGAAACTTCTCCGTGGAGATCATGGGTGTTGCACCTGATACCGGTGCATTCATCTTAAAATTTCACGACAAAGACAAGCAGTACGCGAAAACGGTCTGCGATAGCGAAGTCTTGGAGGTAACACCGGCAGACATGATTAACCATGACTTGCAGAACAGGTTCCGAAATGTCGGACCATATGAGGTGGAATCCAGCAATCCAAACTGGACAAGGGAGGGAAACAAACCAGTGGTAACAATCTATGGTTATAGCGACGATACGGTCGAAATCGAAAACAGCAACTACAATGATGGCAGTATTGACTGCTTCGACAAGGATGTACGGTTGTGGTTTAACGACGGAACAATCATCCGCATCGGTTACTGCAAGCAAAATCTCGGCGTTTGGTACATCGTTAGAGAACACGTCGGAACGGCAGAGCAGACACTTTTGGTCTGCGAGGACGAAGACGCAGATCCGTACAGCGATGTCTTTTGCATCAACGCGGAAATCGAACGGCATGAGGTGCTGGGAGGGAACTTTGGAGAGATTAACATTACGGAGCAGTGAAACAAGCCACGAAAACGGCGTATGCTGCACACATTTCAAAAGCCAGGAATGTCTCGAAGTCGGAGGGAACTGCGCGTATGGCTGCAAGTGGGAAGAGGCTGCATGGGAGAAACTTGCAAGCTATGAAGATTCCATGCTGCCTCCAGAAGGCTGCAAAGCGGCGGCAGAAGCCAATACCATCTTGGAGACCTGCGGATTATCACTGGATCACATCATCAATCTGATAAAGGCCGATAAAGCAGGCATGAACATTATTCTTCCGTGCAAACCGGGCGATAAATTGTTTGTTCTGACCTCTGACAGTTTGACCGGCATCGAAGAAACAAAATGCAAACGCATCATGATCTGCCGCGCTTCCGATGGATTGTATGCGAAGGTCGTTGCGCCGTGCGTCTATGATGATTGGGGAAGCGCACATTGGGAGTTCACAGAGGAAGATTTCGGAACAAAAGTGTTCTTAAATCAGGAAGACGCCGAAAAGGCCAGGAGGAAAAATGAACTGTGGAGTAAAAGAATGTCCTTTTGTTCGGAGCGGTGAGTGCGAAGTACCGCCGTGCGGAACGTGCTTCCTGCCGTGCGAAGCGAGGGAAGACCATGATTGACTTAAAGCCATGTCCCTTTTGCGGCGGGAAGGCCGTCGTGATAAGCGAACCATACACGCACGATAGATTCCTTGTAGCCTGCAAAAATCGCGGGGACGTGTGCAAATGCGAACCGTGTACAAACTGGTTTGATACACGGGAAGAAGCTGCGGAAGTGTGGAATAGGAGGGAAAATGAACGATCTTAAAGGCTGCCCGTTCTGCGGTGGAGAAGTCGAGGAACGGGGTGGAACCTGCAACTATGGAAAAAAGGTCATGACGCTGGATGTAAAATGCCAGAAGTGCGAAACGACATTTAAGTTTAAGCACAAATGGTCGCTTAACCCATACGTCGAAACCGTGGATGCGTGGAACCGGAGGTACGATGATGGAACAAATTCGTAGTTGCCCGTTCTGCGGCGGGCGCGGCCGGGTGAGTTTCAAGGATGCTCGCTTCGCAGGTCAGAATTACAGAGGCGACAAGAAAATTGTGTACCGCGTACAAATCATTTGCAACCGGTGCGCCAGCCGGGGCAAGCCTATCAGAACGGAGCCGTTGATTAACCCTAATCCGTATGGCTGTGCATGGGGACCGACATATGACGCGAAATCTCCAGTATGCCAAAGGCAGACGGAGCTTTTCGCACCATACGTTGAAGCGGCTATCCGTGCGTGGAATGAGAGGTATGTAGATGGAGCAACCGAGTAACTGCCCATTTTGCCACACGTGCTCTGTGGATTGGCCGGTGTATCTTGATGAGATACACCAGTTTAATGCAGACATATCCCCAGAAGTGATGTATCAATGCCGCTGCACATACTGTGGGGCAAGCGGGCCGATAAAGGGTACAAAGCGGGCAGCTATCAAAGCTTGGAATAGGAGGAACTAAAATGGTTGAAAATCGAGTGTGTTTTACCGTCCGAGGAGAGTTCGGAGCGCAGATGAGCTTCGAGGCAAAAAACACAATCCCGTATGAAGATCTGTGCAAGTGTATCAACAAGGACACGTTGGTTGAGCTGATGTGCCTCGACAGTCTTGGCTATACCGGTGACGATATTCAGTTCATCACGCCGGAACAATATGACGAGCGATTTGGAGATGACGAAGATGGTTGACTGCTGTGCGACCTGCGCATTCCACGAATGCCAAAAAGGGTATCTTTACCCGCACCGGTGCAAAAAGCACAAAGGCGAACGCTTTTCAGAGGTCGAATGGAATCGTATCGTGTACAGCCTGTACAAATGCGGCGAGTTCAAAAGCATTAACGCTGTCAGTGATGTAGCGGACAGAGAACGTGAACATGAAAGATGCCACTAAAATTGTCAGGGAGGACGCAATGATGGACCTGGAATCAGTTTTCAATGAAATAAAGGCAATGTCGCAGGAACAATTCGACGATCTCATGGACAAAGTGCGTGCAATGTCCGAACCACCATATGATGAGACTGTCAATGAAGAACCTGTAGTTGCGCCGATAAATCAGGCTGATATCAGCGAGCATAGCCGGTACAGGGAGCTGAAAGTGAACCCATGCGCAAACGGCGTCCATTTTTCTGCCGTCATGGATGACGAAGACGGTAGCATTGTCGTTTTCGGAGAAGGTGGATGGGCGATGGGGTACATCGAATACCCGATGGGCACAGCCAACTGGATTGTCACGGACGAGTGTAAGCCGGGTGTGCAGCGGTATTGGAAGACGTGCTCGAAATGTGGACAGAAAAAATGGTTCTTCAATTATATCGACGCACGGAATTTGAAACAAAGGTATCCGCTCTGCGAGTGCGGGGCGAAGATCATCGGTGTGGAAGAAAGGTTTGTATTTGAATGACATTGCACGAAGCAATCCTATTATATTCTGGATTTCCCACAGAAGAAAACTTCAGCTTTACAGTGGAAAGCATTGGACCATACATCATGGGCATTGCGTCAAACTACAAGCGGACGGAAAATAGGCAGACATTTACAGTGAAATGCCGATACGGTGTCAATACATTCAGCGACACACTCGGACATGTCTGCTTCAAACAGGGGCTACCAGGGCGATTGTACAAAGCAAAAATTGACGTAACTGCGATGCTGGATGATGACAACGCGATTGATCTAAATAAAGACGGCAGGTTTGTTGTAACCGATAATGTTACTGACAAGCTACAAATTGAGAAAATTGAAGTCGGCCCCATTTCACTTGTTGCGGTATTCGACGGGAAGGAGATTGACAATACATGGATAGATACATAAACGCAACCAAACTGATCGCAAGCATTGATGAAGCTCTTGATTCAATGCGGAAAGAAGATGGCAAGCTACCGGACACGGAAGATGTCGATGAATTGCTTCGATTCAGGAGCGAACTGGAAGCCGCGCCGGAAGCCCCAATTAGGGATTATCGTCCAGAGAACGCACCGTTTGTGACGGCTAACGGCAAACCCGTTGGACTTCTGAAAAGCATACGACCCGATATTACTGAAATTGTGATGTCAACCGGCTACTGCGGATGCGAGTTTGTAAACGGTGAACTTGCATCGGTAGAAATTCTGAAAGAACCTTTGGATAAATGGGAGGAAAGATATGGAAAAGCTATCGACGATTCAAAAGCACAATAACCCGCACGCCATCCTTCGGAGTGATGACGAAGGACCCGGAGGCGGCTATCACGATTACACTGTGATGGATGTGGACAGAAAAAGTGTGATTGCACAGATAAAATTTCAGAAAGGCGCACGAAATGACCCGAATGCGCGTCATGGTATTTTGGACGCTGACCTTTTGGAAATCGTTCGTGATAGGCTGACGGCCTTCAACAAGGGCGAATTTGCCACGCGGGAGAACGCCTGCGCAATCACGCATATTGAAGAAGCCCTCATGTGGATGGCGAAACGCGCCGATGACCGGGCAGAGCGCGGCGTACTGGGGACGTATAACAAATGAGAGAAGATGAAGCTAAGACCATTTTCGTATGCAACACAATCACCGGCGGTGTTTATGAGGTGAAAAAGGGCTTTGGCATAGACGAGACGTGCATCAGAAAGATCCAGAAACGTGCGAAGGCACGAGGAGATGAATATACGGCTTTTGTACTTCCAGGCGATGTAAAGCATGATGATATAGAGAAATTAGCAAATGCCATTTCGGATTGGAGACGATTTCAAGATGCCAGACTCCCAGAATGCGTGTATGGAACACCAGAAGCGATTGAAATCCTGACGGACGGGATGGAGAAACCGTATGGCGAAGTATGACCAGAGATGGCGTGATGCCAGATGGAAGCAGAAAGAACGGCAGAAAGTTGCTGAAAAGAAACGTCGCGGTTGGGAGGAAAAAGAACGGGAACGATGTTGGGAAGAATCGCTTGCCGATCTGAAGAAGATCACGGACTGGTTGGAGAGTTTGAACGGAGACTTCAGTTTTCTCAAAGAAATCGGCCCCGGAGTAGATTTCTCTAAGATTCTGGAAGGAACACCGTGCAGATTTGTTTCTCAGAAGTGGAATGGCGATGGGACATATGATGTCACGTTCGAGGTAGACGTGCTGAGCAATGACAGCAAACACGAAAAGATCGGCGTGCTGACGGCAACTGCTTTGCGCGTGTCGTATATCGCGGGGAGGTTAGAAGTTCATGGACGATGACGAAAAATTTGAAGACTTCTACTCAAACGCAGAACGGCGCATCCGAGATCTTGAAAAGAAACGCGATGCACTGAACGAAAAGCCGCAGGGGATTTACGCGAAAATCGGCGAACTGATTGGGACACTCAACTTAGATGGCGAAGATTATCCGATAAAGGGGCTATCGGATAAAACCGCGCAGCTTCTTCACAGAACGGTTTGCCCAAACTGTGGCGCACCACATTCACCATGGGAATCTAAGTGCGAATACTGTGGTGGGTACTTTGTTCTGGAAGCTCCCGTGTCGGAGACTCAACTAAAAGTTGAACCTTACGCGGTTAAGCAATGGGACGGTGAAAAATTTGTTAGCAAAGTTGTGAACCCAATGGAAAGGGTTCAAACAAAAAAGCTCCCAACGAAAAATATCATTGGATAGAAAGGTGGAAACAGAATGAAAAACACAGTAGCCCCTTCGGTAAACCAACTTGTCGATTGCAAGTTTGAGTGTAGCACCCCCATTACTTCATCCAGAATGGATGCAGGGGAAGCGGGGACACAACATCATGTCGTGGAGTTCATACACATCGATTATGCCTTGGATAACAACACAGAACCTGTCAATCCGGGGGAGATAGGAACGCTTGACGATGAAACAGTAAAGGCCATTTTGGCCGCGTTTGAAACAGCCTAAAACAAACTTTTGCAACTTCTCTTGCATTTTTGCTGATTATATGGTATAATTAAGCAAAATAAACAGAGGTGCTTACGCGCTGTTCCGGTGCTTTTCCTATGGGAAAGGTATCGGGACAGCGCTTTTTGTCGTATGTGGAGGAAAAATGAGCGAAGCAGTCAGCGAACTGGAACAGCAAGAATACTACGCGCAGCTTGCAAAAAAGACTTCAGAAAGCCTTGCGTATTTCTATTGCTGCGTCAAATATGATGTTCCGTTTGCGCGCGACTGCGTGCCGCGCGATGAAGGGCGCGACAAGTGGCTTTCGTACCTCGATAACCTCCATATCAAGAAACTGGACACCAGCAAGAGCGGCGAGCGTTACGGCTTCCTCGATGGCTTGACCGACATCACGAAGATATTTGGCGAGGGTCTGAAAGACGGAGAGTTCACGAAGGCCGTCTATGCAGAAAAAAATGCGCAGTCAGCCAAAGCTGGCACGGTGAGGCAGCGGAAGGATTGGGGAACCGGAAACGACGAGCATCCATACACCAATGAAGACTATGCAGAATTCGACAGAATATACACTGTCCTTGCATCTGACTTGGGAGGTGAAGATGCTCTGAGTGCGAAACAGCAGCTTATCCTTCGCAACGTTTCCAAATGGACAAAGCAAATGAACGATGCTTCTGACGCTGGAAAATTCGATGCAGCAAGAAAACTGTCGGCCATCATTCAGGAAAACTTGGCGAGTGATAACCTCAGAAAGCGCGATGCCAAACCGGTAGAGGAAATCCGAATCGACGGAATCACAGAACGGCTCGAAAAGGCGGGCTTGATGAAGAACGGTAAGCCGGTAGACCCCGATACCGCATTTGAGCTACTTTTCCACAGAAGGCCAAAGTATTCCTACACGAAAGACGCGGCCGAACAAATGCTTCTCGCAATTATCAATACGTCGCGTATGAATGATTCGCTTCCAGAGTTTTCGACGCTACCAGACAGCGCAAGGATCAAAGATGATCTCCATGAGTTTGCGGAAGAACCAAACGAGATGGAGAAAACCGCATATGAAGGGTTTGGCTATGTGAAAATGCCGCCCGCAAAGGGGTGATGGTAGGTTATGGCGAGACGTTACGGTAAGGCGTGGGCGCCTGGCCTACAATCATAAGGTGTTGGATGGATAAGTAAACGCGAGGTCGAACAGCGCGATTACAGTAACTTTGAAAATGATTTTTGGTGTCTTCTGATTTGGGTCGGAAGATTCTTTCCAGATATACTTGCAGATGTGCTTCGCGCCGACGATGCAGACTACAAGACGCTCGAAATTGTGCAGCGCGTCATGATGCGTGCAAATGCTCGATTTCAGGATGTAGCGATCACGGGAACCCGTGGACTGAGCAAGACCTACTCGGAAATGCTCGGTGAGGAAATCAACGGTATTGTTTGGCCCGGAACGCGAGTCCTCTATACTGGTCCGGCGCTCAAGCAATTATCTGACATCGGAAGCAAAACGCACGCAGACTTGGCAAAAAGCTATCCGTGCATTACAAAACACTGGCGCATTGCGGCAGAAAGCAAGGACGATTTCAAAATTACCACAGATTATGGATCGTCTTTCTACATAGGAGCAAAACGTGGTGACAACCTTCACGCTGTTATCGCGGAAGAATTTGCGCAGGAAGAACAACCTGCGTTTGACTTCAACGAATATACGACAGTTGCACTTCCAGCCGTCCGATTGGCTCACAACGTAAACGGTGAGAAAGACGAAAACTTCGTCGCATATAAAAACCACTCGATTACCAGCGCAGGAAGAAAACAGAATCACGCATTCTTGGTTCGCTGCGAAGTTCGTAAAGGAATGCGGAACGGGGACAGCAGTTTCCAAATGGACGTCCCGTATCAATGCGTAATTCTGCAACAAATGCGCCCATACTCATGGGCGCAGAAACTGAGATCGAAGCTGACCCCGGAGCGCTGGATGCGTGAGATGGAGAGTCGATATACCGGCGCGGACGAATATCCCATTATCTCGGATGAAAGTCTTTCTGAAAGCTGCTGCTTGCAAAGCATGGAACGTCAGCATTGCTGCAAATACCCCGGAAACAAGACAGACCCAAAAGACGTGATATACATCGTCTGCTACGACGTTTCCTATGAAGACGCAAAAAAGAACGCAAAATGCGCTGTTGGCGTTTGGAAGCTTACGAAGCAAGATGATTTCCTGAAACGGGACAGATACCTGAAGCAGCTGGTGTGGCTGGACGATTGGCCCCCACCGGATAACGCTATGAAACAGGCACGAAAACTGAAAGACGTCTGGTATCGGTTTTGCTTTGATGGCGGCAACACCACCTATATTGCAATCGACGGATGGCAGTACGGCAAGGCGGTCATTGAAGACCTTATGAAAGACCTCGGTGATGGCTTGCCACCGCTGTGTATCTTAGACCATACCGAATATGTGGCTTTGGAACAGGATGGAGCGTTGCCAATCATCTACCCGATCAAAGCCGGTGGCAGCGGCGTTACAGACCCAGATGTTGAAATGATCCGGTACGCGCAGACGCAGTTCGATAACCACAACGTACAGCTTCTTACGATGAATACTCGTGAGGGCGTGGAGGCGTACAAGCGGCTTCATAAGATCAAGGACGATGATCTGGATTATCAGATTGCACGTCCATACCAAAAGACCAGAGAACTGTCTGGACAGATTCAAAACCTGAAGGCTGTCCCGTCGGGCGCTGGATTCAGCGAGAAGCGCATTTCCCGCGCAATACAAAGAGACAGCTGGTCTGCTATAAAGTACGGCTTGCGCCTTGCTCAAAAGCTGGAAAAAGAACTCGTCTTGAGCGAGGTCCGTAAAAAGAGCGACTGGGACGCGCTTCTTTCCAAGTATAAGGCAAAGGGGAACGTAAAAAACGTTACCGGAGGAAGCACAGGCGCAAGGCTTGTGACGCAAAGACGCGGAGGAAGGATTTTTTAATGGCGGAAAATCAGGAAAAAATATATCGGCTTTATGCGCTGACCATAACGCAGGAATCTGTTGAAATCGCCATGATGGAACGGTTCAGCCGGATTGCACCGGGCTATATCCTGATTTATACGGCAGACAAGCAGCCGAAAGGCAGCATTGAGATAAACGGCGAGGACGTAAAGCGGCTGACGAAAGCCGACAGCGATTGGATTATGATCTGCGCTGCAACGCTGCTTCGGGAGCGTATGGAGCAAAACCAGACGCAATCAATGGAAAATCTGAGCCGAATGGTTGACCAACTTTCGGCAGCCCTCGCGGCGGAGCGCGAGAAGATCAAGACCGGCGGGGAGGAAATAACAGATGGCGATAGAGACGAGCGAACTCAATAAGCTACAGTATTCTTCTTTTCCGAAGATTTTTGAACGGTTCCGTAAGATGGCAGCTGAAAATCAGGGTATCCCGATGTCCAGTATTACCTCCGCGTTTGCTGGAATCAATTCTGGCCGCTATGGTCTTGCGAACCCGTACATTCAGAACCGGCGTGTAAAGCAGATTTCATCGCTGCCGGCTGATTTTACAAAAGATCAGGTCGCAGAAATGCTCACAAAGCCGTATGACAGCGAACAGCCACTTCGGCAAGTGGCGCATATTCTGGAGTATACGGCGTATCCGCTTTTTCACATTCGCAAAGTTTACCAAGAAATGCTGACGTATCACAACTATGTGATGCCGAAGCTGACGGACTCCGCCGACACCAAAAAGGACGAGTTCATGCGCGAATGGAAGCTGCTCGAAAAGCTGCGCGAGGAATTCAAACCGAAGGAAACTGCGCATCAGATCGTAGGCCAAGTTGGCATAGAAGGGAAGGTCTTCTATTATCCTCGCTACAGCGTAGACAAGAGCCATAACAAGGTGAACTACGCATTCATGCAGCAGCTTCCCAGTGACTGGACGAAAATCACCGGATACAACAATATTTCCAAGTACACCGTGGCATTTAACATGATGTACTTCCTCCAGCCGGGCTGCGTACCGGAGCAATACGGTGATCTGTTTACGCCGTACCTTTACGATTTCAGCAGTGTCGTGCAAAAGCCCAAGGGAACTGGCACTTCGCTGATCTTCGCGCAAAAAACGCGCGTTGATATGCAGCAATTCCAGCGTATCCAAGCGCGCGGCGATATGGCCGGAACCCCAGATGTCTATTATCAGAATGGGCGCTGGTACTATTGGGTTTATCTACCAGCAGATGCAGTATTTACATTTGAAGCTGACGATGTAAGTCGGACTGCAATTTCTCCGTTTGCAGGACTGTTCCTCAACATGATTCAACTTGCTCAGATGGAGCAAATTCAGTTGGAGTTGATTCAGAACCCGTTAGTCAGCCTTCTGCATGGTGAAATCCCGTACAGAGATGACAAAGAAGCGTCCGCAGAAGACAAGTACAAACTTAGTAATGCCGGTCGGCTTCTGTTTGAAGCGATTTGGTATGATATGCTGCAGACGAACAATACAAGCGGAATCGGCCTGTATGCGGCTCCGTTTGAAAATATGAAACTGGAAAGCCTGTCGGAAGCTCCGTCGGCCATGGACATCGTTAAGCAAGGATACAGCGACACTATGAGTCAGGCCGGCATGGGCGCGATCATCCCGCTTGGAGATGATCCAAAGGCTGGAACCGCGCAGATCTCTCTTCAGATTGAAAGCAAATTTATGCAGACAGTCTACCGCGACTATGAGCGGATGATGAATGCTATCATCAAGAAACTCGGCCCTCGGTATGATTGGAAATTCGTCATGTTCGGGGATATCTCCGAAGACGAAAAGATGCTCGAACGGTGCATGAATGGCATGGAGCACGGCATTCTGCCGGATACCATCGTATATAATGCACTGCTTGACCGATCCGTTCTGGACGATATGTGCCTGTCTGATGTTGTTTACAACAGCGGAATTCTGGACAAGCGTATCCCACTTGTGGCCTCGTATAACATGGGGAGTAATTCAAAAAGCAAAGCCACTACAGAAGCGAAAATCCCCGGTCGTCCAAAAGGTGACGGAAACGCCACAACAGACGGAAGCGAAACCATGATTGACCAGTATGGAGGTACAAATGACTGAATTTGTGAAGAAAGAAGACCTCCACATTATCAACAGGGCGCTTAATAATGGCAGTGATGTGAAGATTCAGCTCACAAAAGACGGATACCGTATCACGGAAGATACCATGAAAGTCCTGAAACGAGTGGCAATTAGTCAGGAAAAAATGGAAAAATAAAAAATTGTACCTGCGCCGAAAGAGCGGTGTAGAAGAGCCGAAGAGGGCTACCGACACAGTGAAATGTGCCGGTAGCCCTCTTTTATTTTGCACGGAAAGGAGACGACGAAATGGCTCGACTGAAAGAACGGTTTGACTTCGAAAACGGTGCGCTCGCTGCTGTGCGAGATGCTGCGAAGGAAGTAACCGGCGCGTATCAAGATGCTGCGCGTGGACTGGATACGCTGAAAGAATGGGTTCTGATTGAATTTGGAATGCCGAACACGGCCAATGCCATCCACAAATTGGCTCATCTTCAGCCTCAGCGATTCGATGTAGTCGGAGATCTGCTGCATCAGCGGCATATCCTACAAATCTATCCAGCAACTGCGGAGTACGAAGGACGGCCTGACAATCTGGATGGTGTGTTTGAGTCCATCATTGACATGCTACAGAAAGTCGAAGATGCGCTTCGCAAATGTGTCGAGGTCTGCGATAAAAACGGTCTTTATCCGCTTGGACGCGGATTTGAAAACCTTCAAATGGAAAACAGCGCAAGCTACGAGAAGTTCATGTATGCGTGGCAGATGTACTCCGAACACGAGATGAGCGCGACCAGTTTTGACGGCTGGATTGAAGAACTCTTCGAGGAAGAGGGTGACTGACAATGCCGCTGACGAAAATCAAAAGACCAGTTGCAACCGGTCAACTCAAGGTGCTTCAAAAGCTGAATCCGTATGAGTTTGGCGTTGAACTGTGGTTGATGCGTGAAGGGGTCAACCAGAACCGGTGGAATTATCAGAACCTGGAGAAATACTACAAGACGTTCGTGGGACGGCCGATCTTGATTGCCTACGTCATGGGGAAAATCGGCGACGGTCACAACAGCCAGCGCAAAACTGACCCAAGAACAGGTGAACAGTATAACTCCTATACGGATGGGACGGCGGAACGCATTGTTGGAACGCTGTCAGATGATGAACGTGATTTCTCCCTCCAAAAGAGGGATGGTCAGACTTGGATTGTGGCGCGTGGAAAACTCTTCGCTTTCTATGCAAAGGAAACCGTAGATGAAATCGTGCGAACAGGGCGCATGGATGTGTCTGTGGAAACCTTGATAGACGAAAACCACATGGACGGAGATGTCGAAGTTGAGGATGTCTGGTCCGGGGTTGGCGTCACAATCTTAGGAGCGGGCGTTGCTCCGGCTATTCCGGGGGCCAACATCGCTCGACTTGCCGCATTGGATGAAGAATTTAAAACATTGAAACTCAAAGCGGCATCTTTGCAGAAGGCCCCGGATAAGAACAATGCCCCGGATAACGGGAGTCTATCACACAAAGGAGTGAAAGATTTGAAAACTTATAACAAAAGACAGCTTGCTGAACTGGCGGCGCGTTTTACGGATTATAAGGTTCTGGCGGCGGGCGAGAAGGACGGAAAAGTCTATGTTTGCCTGATGGCGAAGAATGGCGCGTACAAATACTACGTCATTGAGAACTCCGCAGAAACCATTGTACCTGAACGTTTCCAGAGCATGTCTGTCAATGCGTCCATGCAGGTGGGCGAAGACTGCATCACCATGGAGGCACAGGACTTCGTGGATATGGTCGTCGTGGAAAACACAGACCGTCTGAATGCAGCCGAAAGCAAGGTTAATTCTCTGAACAAGGAACTTGAAACTGCAAATGCGCAGCTCGAAGCCATGCGTGAGTTTGAAAACAAGCGTCGGCTGAATGCTGCCAAGGACAAGGCAAAGGCAACTCTCGCAAAGTTCAATGCGAACCGTGAACAGAAGGTTGCTGAAAGTTCCATCGACAACATTCTGACCGATATCGAAGCTGGCCTCTACACGAACAGCTGCGACAAGGACAAGAACTGGACCGGTGAGTCAGAAGTTGCAAAGGCCGTCTACGCGGTTTGCGGTGCAGCTGTCGAGAAGATGGATGCGGAAGCCGCTCAGAGAAACAGAACAGTTTACGCATGGGACAAGTTCAAGAACAACAGCGGCGAAGACGATGGATCTGTCAATGGTCTGCTTGCCAAATGGGGCGTCGAAGCTGCATCGAAGTAAGAGAGGAGTGAACAGAAATGTTTAATGCAAAAACTGCATTTGAGGCCCGCGTGACGAACAACTCCCGCAATGACCTCATCAATGTTACCGGCAGATATCAGGCGTCCAGTGCTGACGCGGACTGTGATGCCGGCCGTCTGGTCATCAGAAACGGCCAGCTTCCATGCGCCGGCTTTACCGGAGTAAAGAATGAAAATGCGTGGTACATGAACGACGCTACTTCCACCACTACGGCTGGTGATGTGGTATATGCCGCGAATACCTACGAAATCCAGCTTCTTCAGGGTAAGCATGGCAATATGTATGCCGTTGGCACGGAAACACTCGGCCTTGGCATTCCCGCCGGCCGCGATGGTACGTTTACCAAGATCGTCTTCGACGGCGACCATGCGTACCGCTTCGGCATTGGCAACGTCAATGCCGCACTGAGCACCAATCAATTCTTCACCATTGATGCAGGCCAGTTGAAGCCCGCAGCTTCCGCCCCGACCGGCAATGGTGCGCTGTACTTCAAACTGCTTGGAACTGGCAACTTCACCGAAGGAACCACTTCCAGCTTCGAGTACGTTGACGTGCAGGCCTTCACGGTCTACGCATAAGGAAGGAGTGAATATCAATGCCGAGAATCAATCTTAACAGCGTTTCTGCTGATGTTTTCCGCGTGAATGCTTCCGCTGGAGAAGCCCAGCGTGCGGATATCGTCTCCAAGGGCCGTGTCCTCTTCTATGAGCACGCCCTTACGGGCAAGGAAGCGATGCTGGCCGTCAACGGCCTTCAGTCCACTGGCATTTCCCATATGCTGTCCGCGAACGGCTACAAGGAACTGAACGAAAAGTTCCAGCGTGAGCAGCTTCTGTATGCGGCAAAGATTTGCTGCGCACAGACCGGCGAAACTGCTCCCGCAGACTTTGAGTCCTTCAAGAGAAACGGTCAGCGTTTCTATGGCAACTCTGCTTTCTACCGTGTCCTTCAGGGCATTTGGCAGGAAGTTGTTTATCCGATTCTTCCCAATGTGTTCTCCGAAGCCGTCGATTTCTTTGCAGAAACCATTCAGGTCGGCTTTGGCGAGACTCATACAATCTCCATCGGATCTAACGACATTCCCATCTTCCAGGATTCTTCTTGGGGTGCATCCAGAAGCGTTCCTCGCAACCGCTTCTACAGCAAGGATTACACGCTGAATCCGCAGCCGAAGACCGCTCAGATCACTGCGAAGTGGCATCAGCTTGTCGGTAACAACACCGACTTCGGCGCGTTCTTTGCAAACCTTGTCGCTGGTATGTATGCGAAGGTTATGGGCATGTGGAATCAGTCCATGACTCTGGCTGCGGCCGACACTACGCTTATCCCCACGAACCTGAACCAGACGTTCACCAACCAGAACTGGATTTCTCTGGCGAACAAGCTGTCTACCATCAACAACGTCGGCCTGCGCACCATCATCGCTACCGGTTCTCCGGTTGCTCTGAGCAAGGTTCTGCCGACGCAGGCTACCGGCTCCACCAACGTCAATATGGACGCCGCTCTTGCGATGCTCCTCGGCACTCAGTACAACAGCACCGGTATGCTGGGTGAGTTCCTTGGCGTTCGCCTGATGCCGCTCCGTGACGCTGCGAGCCCGCTGAAGCTGAACACCGAGCCGACTACCATCCTGTCTGCAAACGACATTTGGATGCTGTCTGCTGCCGGCCGTAAGCCTCTGACCATTGCTTACAACGCCGAAACGCCCATTACCATCGAAATCGACCCGACTCGCACGGCCGACTTCGAAATGGGCATCAACCTCACGACCGCTCTTGATTCGGTTGCAACGTTCTCCAGCAAGGTGGGCCATGTAACGGTCTAATCTCTTCTTCGCGGGGCGGGTTTTACCTCCAGCCCGTCCCGCACCATATGGCTCTGCATGGTGCTGAAAGATACGGTTCGAGTCCGGACGGAGCCAACATTCGTGGAGGAAAATAGCCATTAAATCTGGAAGGAGTGTGCGACATGGCTGAAAACAAGAACACTGGAAAGAAACCCGGAAGACCGAAGAAAACGACTGTGGCGGAGGAAGTCAAGGAAGAAGATGTTTTCTTTGATGTTCCGGAAGAAGATCAGACCTCGAATACTGCTGAAAAGGCAGAAACGGGCAAAGAAAATATCCTGTCTGTCAATGCAGATGATGTGACCGGAATCCGATACGACGGAAGCGAAGTTCCGCTGACGGAAGTTGCGCCTGAATTGGCGGGTGAAACCGTTGAAGTTCACACGGAAACAAGCAATCAGGCAGAACCGACGTTTACAATGGCAGACGTGCAGAAGATGGTAGCCGATGCGGTTGCCAAGGCGGTTGCAAATGTACAGCCGCAGACGCCTGTGACTCCGCAGATTATTCAGGTAGCAAATGACTCCGAAATGGTGCATTTCCTCTGGGAAGCTCCTGTTGCAGACGATAACGTCGTGTTCTTCGGAGAAGGCGGCATCTTCGGTCAGATCGTAGGCAAGAGTGGGAGTTTCTATGTGCCGCACCGTGATCTCTCCCGCGTTCTGACGGACGTGAACCGTGTCTTTATGGCGCGTAGATGGCTGATCGTTGTGTCCGGACTGAGTGACGATGAGCGCGAAGCACTTGGCGTCAACTATAAGGATGGCGAAATCCTTGACAAGAGAGTGTTCGCAAGAATGGCGGAATACAGCGATGAAATGCTGTCGCTTTACCCGAAACTTTGCGAAGGACACAAGAAAATGGTCGCGCAGACCTACGCGGAAGAATATGCGCTTGACAATCCAAACATCACGCGAGAAATCGTCGTGAAACTGAACGAAATGAGCAAGACCCCGAAAAACCAAAGGGGTGACTTCATCTCCATTATCGAAGAAATGAACGCGCGGGACGCGCAGTAAACATTGCGCCGCATACGGGCGCAGGAAAGAGGTATTAACATGAGTAGTCCTGTCTATAGCGAGTTTTCCTTTGTGCCTGCGTCCGCATACGCGGCAAACAAAAACATTCTTCCGACGGTTCGGGCTGCGGTTGAAACCAACTTCAGTGACCAACCGTGGAACGGTTCGGAGGCAGAAATCCTTGGTGTCGAAATGACGGCTGCAGCATCTTTTACGGTAAAACTGAACCGCGAAACGCAGCTGACAGCAAAGCCGGAAGGCGATGTATTCACCGTCCGGTATTATGGCCCGATTGAATATATCGTATTCAGTGCAGCTACAACACTTACCTATATGCACGTCAGATGGGCGGCGCAGAACAGGGTGCATGGAGTTGTTACGCTTACCGCTGTCACCGGCGCGAAGGTATCTCGTGGCGGCTATACAGTTCCAGAAGTCGATGCTGGAAAGTATGAGCTGCAAGTCGGCGGCTATATCGTTACGGCAAACGGAGTAAACAGTGGATTCTTCTATAATCTTGAAAATGCAGTAACGGTCAAGACCAGCATTGAGAGCGCAAAAGTTGCGGTGAGCGCGGCGCTTACCTATACGGGAAGTGAACAAACCAAAACGGTTACAAGCGTAACGCTCGGCGGAACAGAGCTTACGGCTGACACGGACTACACTGTATCAGACAACAAAGGTACGAACGCCGGAGCATATTCCCTCCGAATTGACGGAATCGGAAACTATAAGGGAACCATCATTGTTCCGTGGACGATTGCAAAGGCCAGTGCTGGATTGAGCATCAGTTCGGAAGCAATCGAAATGTCCGCTGGTGCAACCGAAACATTCACGATTACGACTGCATCAAATAGTCAGCTTACCATCGAAAACAGCAACCCTTCTGCGGTAGCAATCAGCCCGGTTGTGAACAACACCACCGTCACCATAGAGGGACTGAATGCAGGAAATGCGGTTCTGTCTATCGTGCAGGAAGAAAACGACAACTATCTGGCAGGACAGGCACAATGCACTGTTACTGTCAATGCTTAATATAGGAAAGGCGGCGGTCGAACCATGGACAGCAAGGAAAGAATTGAGGCTCTATGCGGCATCATCGAATCTCTTCTGCTTCTGATTGAGGATGAGACTGCCGCCGATTGTATCCGGGAGGAATACCAAAACACCATGAACGATTCTTCCTACGAAAAGGAGGAATGGGACTAATGGGAACCTCTTGGAGCGATATCATTACAAATCACGCCATGGTTATCATCGGCGATGACCGAATGACAGATGACCTGAGAACAGACGCAGCACTATTTTTCCGCCGCATGAGCGCGTGGGTGAAAATGGCAATCCCTATGCTGAAAAGCCCGCCTGAACTGCTTGTGTTCCTGACAGAAGGACTTGAAGAACCACAATATTCCGATTTCGATTGGACGAGCGAACAGACCAGTACAACGCAGGAAACAACGATTCAGACAGGAAAAGTTGGATATGAACTTTGCAGCTGCGTAAGTGTGCAGTACGCACGAAATGGAGACGCTTCGTTCGTCCCATACACGGATTTTACCTACGACTCCGAAACGGGAAATGTAACATTTCCACAGCAGGACAACGCAGGTATCGAATATCGTTTGGACTTCTATACAGACGGCCATTTTTATCACGAACTTACGCTCAAACAGAAACGTCTATTGGGATTGGCCGTCGCGGTGACATGGGATAACCGATTTAACCGTGAATGGCTGAACATCCAACCGAAAATAAAGGATAAGAGTTTTAATACACCGAACGAAAACACCACAATGAAGGAATCAACGGCTCGGTACAAGGAAAACTTACAATTATTCTATGGTGAACTGCGTGGGTATGAGCAAGAATGCGCGTATATGCGTCAGGTAAATCCCATGCGGCGCGTGTTCACACTGCTCTAAGAAACATCGGAAGGGGGGCTGGACATCATGCCGCTATCAGACAATATCAAGAACGGATTGATTGCTTCCGGCCACCTGAAAACAGCAGTCAGGAACACCCCATCGCAATATAGAGGCCGGCAGAAGCAGTATTTCGGAGACCCAAGCGCAGAGTTTGTGCATCAGTATGCGAAGTATGCTTCTGACTTTATCGAGGCGCGTGTGCAGGGATTGAACCCAGATGCGCTTTATGAGTGGGAAACTACATCCATTCGTATGGCGGACATAGCACCGAAAACGGCATCGACACTCCGTAAGCAGGATGATTACAAGGACATTATGTTTGCCGATGAAAGCATTGAGTATGTGCCGGAAGGAACAAAAATCGATGCAATGGGAAGCATTTGGCTTGTCACAAACCCGCAGAACATTTCCAACGCAACTGGAAGCGGAGTTGCACAACGCTGTCGGTCAACGTGGAACCATCTGGACTGGTACGGAAATCTCCTGAAAGAACCGATATGTGTCGAAAAGGCAATCCTGACAGCAAACGAAAGCGATATGCAAGAATATGCCCTTATTACAAAGGGTTATGTTAATATCATATGCCAGCGAAACGAAGAAACAAAAAAGCTTAACACAAACAGCCGAATCATTCTTGGGTCAGCTGCATACCACATCACCGGCTTCGGCGATTACGCGCAGGAATTTACCGGAGATTATGATTCAGTCCGGCTGCTTGAATTCACGGCTAGATATGAACCGCCGAATGAAGAAATTGACGACATGGAAAAACATGTGGCAGGCGGAAAGACGTTTTCATGGGAAATTCGAGTGAACGGACAGCCAAAGATAAAGGCCGGCCAGAAGGGCTTGCTGACCGCTACAAGTATCCGCTGCGGAGAATACGCAGCGAGCACAGAAGAACACCCGGTGAATTACATTTGGACTTCAATGAATGATGAGGTGGCAATCGTGAGACCAGATGGACTCGTTACGGCCGTCTCCGGAGGAAAATGTGTACTCCGATGCTCGCTGGCACAGAATCAGGACATTTTTATGGACTATGAACTGTTAGTGGAACCGGTTTCCGAAGAACCGGAGATTGCATTCCTGGGAACAATACCCAAAAAACTGAAGATGTATGAAAGTGCGACGATTACTGCTGCATATTTCGAAAATGGCGAACAGACGGACGATACAGTTCACTATGAGTTTGATGGGGCAGATTCAATGGCGTACAGCGCTGAGATCGTCGGAAATTCCGTAACCATTACGTGTTGGCGCGGCGAGACTCTTCCGCTGACGGTTGTGGCCGTGTACGGGAAGCTTCGAGTGAGCACCGAGATAGAGTTGGAGGGAATCTGATGGCAATTTCTATGATGCAGGGCGATAAATATGCGATCCCGTTTGTGCTGCAAACGCTGGACGGCACACTTATTACACCCGATATGGTGAACACTGTCATCCTGAACCTCGGCAGTTTTTCACGGCAATACCCCGGAGACGTTGCATACGAAAACGGGAAGTGGCTCATGCCGCTTGCGCAGAGACAGACGTTTGCAATGCGCGGTTTTGTGGAGCCGCAGGCACGTGTCGAGTTTTCAGACGGAACTATTTTTGGCGGAGCGGGCGAGTCTATTGATGTTACGCAAGCGTTGAGCCTCGGAATCATCGGAAGTAATGATAAAAATGACAGCTTTATCAACAAGAATTCTGCGAAAAACACAGGCGTCTCAGGAATGATATTCATCCGCATCAATGTTGCCGGCGTTGAAGTCACGATCAATGGCGCTGTACGATACGACGTGCCGCAAGACCTTACAGAGGAACAGAAAGAACAGGCGCGGAATAACATTGAAGCAATTTCCACTGAAAGCATTTCGCAGGTTCTAGGGACAAGTGAAAGCAAGATTCCAAGCGAGAAGGCAGTTTCGGATGCAATCGCGAATGCCGGTGGCGGCGATATGCTGAAATCGGCCTACGACCCCAATGGTGAAGTCGAAAAAGCTGGAGGAATTGCTGACTATGTTGAAGCAAACAGTCCGGTAAAATCTGTCGATGGAGAAACCGGTACTGTCCAAACTCACGCGGTAAAGACTACGGAACAGGCACTTTCTGACGAAGAGCAGCATCAGGCTCGGTCAAATATCGGGGCTGGTACATCTAACTTTAGCGGCTCCTATAATGACCTAACAGATCAGCCAATGATCCCCAAGCCATATACGTTGCCCGTTGCAAGCGAAGACGCGCTCGGCGGCGTAAAGGCGATTCCGAAGACCGACGAGATGACGGCGCAAGTCGGAGTCGATGAGAGCGGTGCTCTTTGGTATAAGCCGGGAACCGGCGGCACGAGTGAAACTCCTACGGCAGATGAAGTCCTTTTTACAAAAGACCTCGTTTTAACAGAACAGTTTGGCCGATATGTGCCTGTTGACGGTAAAGTCACGGTTCCCGCAGAAAACATAAGTGTGCAGGCAGTAGTCCTTGACGCTTTTTCACAGGATAAAAATCCGACGATTACACAGCCATCTGTGAGTGTATCGAGTTCTACGGCAAGGGCATATGAAGTCGGAACAAGTGTCACGCCTGCATACAATGGATCGCTGAATCCAGGGGCCTACGAATACAAACCAAAACCGACAGGTGTTGCTGCACAAAGCTGGTCCGCTGTCAACAACGTTACATCTGAACAAATTGCGGCGCAGAGCGGCACGTTTGCGGCCTATATCGTACCAGATGGTGCAAACTACAAGATTACGCTCAACTGCACATACAGCGATGGTGAGATTCCATTTACCGCACTGGATCAGGAATATCCGGATGGTCAAATCAAGGGCGGAACGAAATCTGCCACTACCGGTGCAATCACCGGATACCGCAATTCCTTCTATGGAACGACGACCGACAAGAAAATCACGACGGACAGCACCTTGATTCGTGGCCTTGCGCAGAAATCCAACCGATCTTATTCAAACGGCTCGACATTCAGCGTGACAATACCAGTCGGGGCAATTCGGGTTATTATTGCCTACCCGGCAGTGCTGCGTGATTTGACGAGCATTAAGGACGTAAACGGCATGAACACTGATATCACGTCAGCATTTGTAAAGTCAACTATCGATGTTGAAGGCGCTTCGTCATATCTTGCAATTCCGTACAAAGTTTATACGCAGGACTTCGCAGCCCCGAACGACGTGAAGGACACGTATACCGTCACGATCTGAGCGGAAAGGATGAGTACAGATGGCAATTACAAGCATCCCAAAAACGAATATGAGTGTATCGTTTGCAATGGTGTCGGCGATACCTCCGGACTACAATGCCTATTTTAACTCCCTCGAAGAAGCGAAAGCCGCTGCAGCCATAGCCAAACCGCCTGGATCGACAGAAAGTATATATTACTATTGTCAGGTACTGCACGTCCTAACAGAAACATCGGCAGACATCTACATCATTCAGCCGGACAATACCTTGCGATACATCGGCTCGGAAGCTGGCGAATCGGATAAAAACTTTGTATTTACGCAGAGCGTCGCGGCTGCAAAATGGGAAATACAGCACAACTTGGACAAATACCCATCGGTATCCATTGTCGACAGTGCTGGAACAGAAGTAGTTGGAGACGTACAGTATATAGATAAAAACAATATCGTAATCCTATTTACTGCACCGTTTTCTGGAAAAGCTTATATGAACTAAACCAAGAAAAAGGAGAAAACACTAATGAGCAGAAGTGTACTTACGAACCTCGACCTTAACAAAAATGAAATCCAAAACGCTGTGCTACAGCCGTTGGCTGCTGCACCTGCAAACCCGAAGCAGTTCCAAGTCTACACAAACTCTCAAGATAAGGTCATTTACCAGTATGATGGTGAGAAATGGAAACCGGTTGGCGTGGTCTATAACCAGGCTGGTGGAACGGGCGCAGTGATCGTTGGTCTCGACGCGTCTGGCAATGTCGCGACGCAGAAGGTCATTGACCTGACGCTGACGGACTACACGCCGGTGTCTGGAGGCTATGTCGCTGCGGGTGACACCATTCAAAAAGCGGTTTCTGCACTTGACACGGCTGTCAAAAATGCAGTTGCGGGCGGCGGTGAAGTCAACCAGAACGCGTTCTCCAACATCACAATTCCGAAGCAGAGTACGAATGACACCACCGAAGTTGCAGGCCAGAATGCAGCGGCAACGGTTTCTGCAACAGGCAAGACTGATACGTTCTCTCTTGCGTCAGGTGATAAGTGGATTCATGTCAACGCAGACGGCACAACCAAGGTTATCACGCTCGGACATGTGTTTTCCGGTGCAACTGCTGGTCAGTATGGCGATGCGACACACACGGTTTCTCTCACAATCGATAAGGCCGGGCACATCACGGCGGCAGAAGTCGTTGAAATTGTTGGCGCACAGTACATTGCCGGCCTTACATCCGATGCGCAGGCACAGATTAACGCCAAGATTCCCGCATCTGAGAAGGGCCAGCCGAACGGTGTTGCGACACTTGGTGCTGACGGCCTTGTTCCGGCTGCCCAGCTGCCCAGCTACGTCGATGACGTTGTGGAAGCCTACATCGTCGGCGAGACCCCGCTTGCAGCTGATTGGCTATCCCTGACGGCGGGCGGAGCCGCGCTGACTCCTGAAACCGGTAAGATCTATATTGTCATGACGGAGGGAAGTTACCAGAACAAGCAGTACCGCTGGGGCGGCACAGTTTATGTTCTCTGCAATCCGTCTGACGTGAATTCTGTAAACGGGAAAACCGGTGTTGTTGTGCTGACACAGGACGATATCGGCGAGGGCGAAACCTATACGCAGTTCAGCAAAGTGGACAAGACAAAGCTGGGCACCGTTGCCGAGGGCGCAACCAAGAATACCATTACACAGAACGGTACTGAAACGCCGAACCCAACATTCTATGCACCAACGACAGGCGGCGAAGCTGGTCAGGTTCTGACCTCTAACGGCAATGGACAAGCACCGACGTGGCAGGCCGCTCCTGAAAATCTGCACAAGTATTCCATTTTGAATCCAGTGCTTTCAGCAACCGGCGGCGCATTCACTTGGCAGATCGCCGCACAGACAAATGGCCCGCAGACTCCGATGCTGGTGCAGGTATACGAAACGGCTACAAATGCAATGGTCTTGACTGATGTAGTAATTGGCACTGATAACAGCATTACGATCACCATCAACCAGACTGACGCAAGCGTAACTTCTCTGAGCGCCGGAGCGTACCGTGCCGTTGCAATCGGATGATGAACGCAACGCCTCCCACGTGAAATACCGTGGGAGGCCATGTTGGAGGAACGTCATGAAGAATTTAGGAAGATATAGCGAGGATTTATCCATTCCTCGTAAAAAAGACGTTGAAGAGAAATACACAAAGCCAACGGGTGGAATCCCAAAATCAGATTTGTCCAGTAGCGTCCAGTCGAGCTTAGAAAAGGCAGAAACCGCATTGCAGACCGCCCCCGTCACCAGTGTCAACGGTAAGACCGGCGCGGTGGCGCTCGGAAAGTCCGACGTCGGGCTTGGGAACGTAGACAATGTGCGGCAGTACAGCACGTCAAACCCGCCCCCTTACCCAGTTACAAGCGTAAACGGTAGAACCGGAACGGTTGAAATAAGAGAATTGCCTTCGGTCACACTTTCCGACAACGGTAAATTCTTGCGGGTGGTCAATGGAGCGTGGAGCGCGGAAACAATTCCTAGCGCGAATGGAGGTAGCTTCTGATGGCAACTGAATATTTAACGAACGATATAGAACTCACGTCAGTTGCCGATGCCATCAGAGAAAAAGGCGGAACATCCGACCCGCTGACTTACCCAGATGGTTTTGCAAGCGCGGTTCGTGCAATTCAAACCGGGATCGTTCCGCAACTGGTCGTAACGGTATCCGCGGGTGCGACCGTCACGGCGAC